CCTGCAATACAAACTAAACGTGAAATGAGTGGTGATTTTACTCAAGAAACTATGGCTGAAAAAGCTAGATTCTTGTCTAAATCTATTCCACAACTGTTAAAACCCCTTAAACGTTCTAATACTACTCTTATATTTGTTAATCAGGTAAGGGATAAGATGGATATGTGGGGGTCCTCGGTCACGCCCGGTAATATAAGCTTTTATTTTTGACATATCATGTTATAATAGTCTTAATATAGAAAACATTAATTGTTTTAATTTTAAGGTTATAATATGAAATGGTCAAAATCTGAAGATAATATAATAATTGATTTTATTAGAAATACAAATAATAGAACATTTAAAGATTTACATGAAATGTTTCCAGATAGAACTATAGATTCTATAAAAATGAGATACCGGTATCATAAAAGAAATATGTCTGGTAATTATATAACAAAAATCTGGACTGAAGATAAAATAAATATTTTACTCGAAAATTATGCTAATAAAAATATATATGAACTTAGTGAAATTCTCGAGATTAAATATTCTACTATTCATGCTAAATTAAGGGATATGAATTTAGTCCCTAAGCAAATATTAAAAAGCTATACAGAAGAAGATGATTTATTTATAAAAGAAAATTATAAAAAAATAAAACTTCTGATATTGCTTTTAAGCTTAAAGTATCTCCCGATGCTATTATTCAGAGAGCAGCAAAATTAGGACTTAATACATCTAAAACTAAAAATTATACTGAAGATGAGAAAAATTTTATAATTGAAAATTATTCTAAAGTTCCTATTGCTGAAATTTCCAAAGTAACTGGAAGAAGCTATTCTTCTATAAATAGTTTTGCCAGAAGAAACAATTTAATTCCGTATAGTAAAATACTGTATGAAAATAATGTTAAATTTATTTTGGAAAATTACGAGTCAATGACAGATTCTGAGATATCAAGAAAAATTTCTTTATCAATAGATGCTGTTGAAAATATCCGAAAAAATCATGGGATATATAAGTCACCTGCATTAATTAATGGGATTTCATCTATTGAAAAATTTGTAAAAAATGTTCTTGATGAATTATCCATTAAATATGTTTATTGTGCAGAACTTGGAAATTTTAAACCTGATTTTCTTTTAGAAAATGGTAAAATTATCGAAGTTAATGGTGATTATTGGCATTGTAATCCTCGCATTTATGGCAATGGGCCAGAAGATGAGATACAAGTTAAGCATGTATTAAGAGATTATTCTAAGAAATGTTATTATTTGTCAAATAATATTGATTATATAGAGGTCTGGGAACATTATATTAATCATAACCCAAACCTAATTATCGAACAGATAAAGGCTTTCTGCCGTTCATAGTAGAAATATTATGAATTATTATAGCGGAATTAAGCGAGAAAATCCTCCCTGTTTTATAGGACAACTCGAACCGAAGGCTAGCTTTAAAAGGCTAGTCAGGGGCAACGCATAGAAGCTGAAACTAATAAAGAGAATATAATGCTTCCACGAGGCCGCTATACCTAAGTCTTTTAGATATGGTAAAAAAATATGCTGAACTACATTGTAATGATGTAGAAGCAGAGATAAAAAACTCTGCGATAACAAATTGGGAAAAGCGATTCCTTTCTATTCAAGTACACGTGTTAAAGTTAACTCTACCCCATCTAAGCGTATAAGAGGTCCTAATGAAAACTATATTGGTCAGACTGTAGAGTTTTCTGTTGTTAAAAATAAAGTAGGTAATCCATTTGGTGTTGCTGAAAGTAACCTTTATTTTGGTGTTGGTTTTAATCCTGTTGAAGAATTAGTTTCTACAGCTGTTAAGGCAGGTATTATCACTAGAGCTGGTGCATGGTTTACTATCCCAGTTAAAAATGATAAAGGTGAATTCATCAAATGCCAAGGTGAAAATGGATGTTGTGTTTATTATAAAGAGCATTTAGATCATTTAGAAGAATTAAGACAAATAGTGAATAAACATAAAGATTCTATTTTTGATCAAATGTCTGATGAAGATGTAAAAGAAGCTGCTGAAAGCGAAGTATTAGATGAGTAAATTCTCTGATATTATATATGACCGTGTCCACAAAGATGCGGTCTCTCTTTTTATTGGAACTTTGGGACAAGTATTTAATGGGTACCATAGCTTTGATATTTCTGGCTCTAATTTGTATAATGGTTATTCCTTCGAAATGAATGAGAATTATACAGAGCAGGATGTTAGAATTTGTATTAAATTGTTAGAATTAAATGGCTTTAATGTAAAAGTTAAAGAGCAAGATTCTAAATTAAAGGGTTTTTCTATAACATGGAAAAAATAAAGAATGCTCAAGATTCGATAATGGAATTTATGAAAGCTTGTGAACAAGAAGTAAGAGAAACTCCTTCAGTGCCATCTAAAGAAGCTGTATATTTAAGAGCTAAACTTACATTAGAGGAATGTACAGAGTTTATTGAAGCATTGTTTACTGGTGAAAGTAGAAAGCTTCCTTATACAAAGATGGTTATTGTTAGCCTTAAGGCTGCAATGTCTGCTTTAGAATTAGGTGCTAAACATCAAGATTTTAATCCTGCCGATGTTGATATGAAAGAAGTATTAGATGCCATTACTGATATTGAATACGTAAATATTGGGGCGGCTAATACATTTGGATTTGATCTTGAGAAGTCTTTTAATATTGTTCATGATTCTAATATGTCTAAGCTAGTTAATGGCAAAGCTGTTAAAAATGAATTTGGCAAAGTTATTAAAGGGCCTAATTATTATCCGCCCAATTTAGATGGATTGTACTAATGAATAAATTTAAAGTTTTCTTATTTTTAGTATTATTGTTTTTTATCTTAACTGCATCATTACCGCTGTTGTTTTTAATTTCTTTGTATTGTTTATTCTTCTGTAAAGAGGATAAAGTTATTTTTAATGAAGCTAAAAAAGAATTGGCTAAGTTTAAAAAGCATTGTGAAGAAGATGAATCATTTAAAGCCCAGATAAATGAAATGTCTGCATCAGATAAGTTTGATGTTTATAACTGCTATATGGCGGCAGTAGATAATAAAACTAGTTTTGATGAAAATAAGGCTATTAAATTCATTAAAAAGAAATGGCCCTTGCCTTACGCTATGTGGAAACCTAAAGAGGAATCTATGTATAATGAAATCCGTGCTAAAGCATGGTTTCTATGGGCACTAGAAGATTTGGGAATTGAATTCCCTGAAATAGAAGATATTGAATTTGTTTATAACACAGATTATCTTCCTATCGATATTGAAAAATTTAAAAATATTTTTAATCAATAAGAAATAATATGGATTTTGTGTCTATTCCTGAGAATCCCGATGGGGATATTAAACCAGAAGATTTTGGTATGTATACCAATCTTCATGCTCATAGTGTTTTTAGCCCACTAGATGGTTATGGTAAATTAGATGATTACTGTAAAAGAGCTAAAGCTCTTGGATTCAAAGGTTTATGCCTATCAGAACATGGGAATATGATGGGTCATAAAGACCAAGAGAAGATATGTAAAAAACATGGCATAAAGCCTATTTATGCAAATGAAGGTTATATGACTCTTCATAGCGGCTCAAGAAAAGAAAAAATAGAAGGATATAAAGCTAATTATCATATTCTTCTTATAGCTATGAATGATATAGGTTATAAGAACCTTATGAAGATTACTTCTATTGCATGGACTAGGTATAAGTATTATAAGCCCAGATTTGATCTCGATCTTCTAAGAGAGAACAATGAAGGTATTATTTGCACTAGTGCATGTTTAGGTGGTCCAATTAATCAGCTGTACCTCGATGGAAAAGAAGAGGAAGCTGAACAGATTGCTTTAATCCTTAAAAGTATTTTTAAGGATAGATTCTATCTTGAGAAAACTTATACCGGATTAAAAGAACAAGACATTGCAAATAAAAATCTAGTTGAATTGTCCAAGAAGCATAATATACCAATGATTATTACTTGTGATAGTCATTATGTTTATCCGTGGGAATCTGATTCACATATGAAACTTGTTATGCTTAATACCGGCGGCCAATTAAATAAAGCTGTAAAAGATGTAGATTTAACTGATACTGAAAAAGATGACTCTGATGTAGATAGTAATTCTATGTTCTATCAGCCATCACAGTATTATGTCAAACCCCATCATGTTCTTGTGGAAGAATATTATTCTAATCCAGAAGATGTTGAAGCTTTTGCAAATACTAATAAGATTGCCGAGATGTGCAATGTTACGCTACCTAGTAGCGATAGAATGGTTTACCCAGAACCATTTGATGATCCAGATAAAGTTTTAAGAGATCGTGCATATGCATGGTATGATGTATATACAAAAGATTTTGAAGATAACAAGAAAAAGCTTTATAAAGATAGACTTGAAGAAGAATTAAGTCTCTACGAAAAGATGGGGTTTAGCTCTTATCCTCTTGTACTTCAAGATATTATTGAATATGCCAAAAATAATGATATTATGACCGGTCCTGGACGAGGTAGTGCGGCAGGAAGTTTATTATCATTTGCACTAGGGTTGACTGCTATTGATCCTATCCCATATGGATTACTATTTTCCAGATATTTAAATTCTGGTCGTGCCAAATATCCTCTTGTTGAAATCCCTGGATATCCATTAAAAGAATGGAATAATAAAGAAGTGTAAATAGTTTCTTTTAGGTATAGCCACTTTTAAGTAAGTGGCTTATCATATATAAGATATAAGTGGATATAGTTATCCCGTAGAATATATGATTTCTTTTTAAGGAAATAAAATGCCTGAAACAAGTAAACCTGTTGGATTCAGTATTCCTCAATGGACTACTGGTACTAGTTCTCTAATGAGAACTGATGGGGCTGGATCTGTTAAACGTGTATCTACAAATGATGATATCAGAATTAATGATATTAATGATATGCGAACCTTTTTAGAAGCTCTATCAGAGCATACACATGGTTATACAGACTCTATCGGGAGCTGTTAATGACTAGCAAATTCTCTTTTTATGATTTTGATAATTTTGTTGTAAATGACCCAAATAAAGAACGTCTTGGTGATTTTCTAAAAAATGAATGGCAAAGAGACAAAGATGACACTTTACTTTGTGAAAGGTTGTTTTTTCTTGCCAATGATTTAGAAGATTTAGAATTTGATATGGACATTTATGTCTTTATTAAAGACCTATTTAATTGGGCTATAGAACAGATTTCTCAAAAAGAGGGTGTAGACAAAAATTCTAGAGAATTTATAAACTGTATCAGCTTACTACGTTTTGGATTAGGTCTTGTTGAAATGTATTACGTTCCAAGAAGCTTTTCAAAACTTGTTGATAAAACAAAAAATGATAAAAATAATATCCCCTCTACAGTTAGCGCAATTGTTAATTCTCTTATTGCTACATATGACCTTTGGAATGGAATAGAAGAATCTGATTTCATTGAGCTTAAATATCAGTTTGTATTTGACTATGAAACTGATGTTTATTATGCTGTAATTAGAGATTATGTTTCTAATATGAATCAGGAGATTAAACCTATTGTTACTCATCCATTTGTTTTATTTGATGAGAATAAGTCTGGTGTAGAAACATTTAAGAAGAGACTTGCTGAAGCTTGCTCAAAATAATATATTAGCCTGCCTTATGGCGGGCTTTTCTTTTAGGACTTTTAATGTTATTACCTATTGTATTTAGTAATCATTGTGATCTTGATTGTACATATTGTTGTATACAATCTAAGAATATGAGTCCATTTTTAGACATCAATAAAATTGATGATTTTATTGCAACCTATTCTACTAAAAAGAATGTAGTAGAATTTTATGGTGGTGAGCCTACACTACACAAAGATTTGATCTTTGAAACTATAAAACTTATTAAAAATAAATATTCTGATAAAGAATTTTCTTATCGTCTATATACTAATGGTGTATTTAAAGATTACTCTATTAGTGAAATAGAATTTATTGCATCAAATATAGATGAGATATTATTATCTCTTGACGGATTTGATTACGAAGACAATACAAAACGTTTCACATCTATTGATGAATACAATGCTATAATTAATAATTTAAAGATTCTTATAGCTAATGATGCTAATGTTGGTATAAGTTCTGTTCTGTATAATATATCTAACTATTCCAAAATATATGATAATTATAAGAAATTTTTTGATATTGGTGTTAGATATTTTTCATATGAACCATTGACTATATTCCAAACTGATAAAGCTGTTGTTATTCCTAAAAAGTTTATGAAAGCTTTTACAGAAAATATTTATAAAGTTGTAAAAGATATTTCTGATAATGATTTAATAGGTGAAGTGGAATTATTTGTTGCAAAAGAATTATTATCTTCGTCTTGGTATAATAATGGTGAAAAGACCCAATGCAGCAAATGGATTAGAGCATTAAGTCCTCGCGGCAATATTTATATGTGTAGAGATCATGCTGCAAATGAAGAGGAAATGTTTTATTCACCCAAAGTAATACAATTCTTTAATAAGAATAATTTAAAAATAGATAATGGATCATTTCCTTTTGTTGAACAAAATGAAAATAATTTAACCTTGTGTTCTGTTAAAAATATACAATACAGGGATTTAAAAATAGATGATAAGCTATATTGGCTAGATGATGAATGGCAAGATTTGATAATAAGACCATTGTATCAAATTATTATGGCTATTGATGTTGGCGATAAAACAGTTAGGCCATATATAGAAAAGTATATTTCTATGCTTCCTGCTATATTTGAAAGACTTAAAATATGATTTCTATTAGAAAAGCTACAGAATCTGATGTAGAATTTATGATTGAATGTATCAATAAAGATTATCAGATTAATGATTATCAGATGGATTTTGATGATTGGATTTCCGACGTATTCCCGGGCGGCAGAGATTTGAGAACAGTGCAAACATATGTGAATCCTAAGTTGCCTCAAGATTTATATATTGTTAATACTGGATATAAAGATGTTGGATTCTTTAGTCAAGATATAGATGAAACTAATTCCGCAATTGGCGGTATTGCATTCATGCATAGACATGCATGTAAAATGGCTATATTAAAAATACTTAAAGCTATTGCCATTAGGGGAGTTCTTATATCTGATAATTATAAGTTCTTTGAATACAACACATGGAATAAATTAATTGTTGCTACTGTTCAGTCAGTAATTCCAGGTTTAAAAGAATTTAAAATAACCGATGGTTATCGTATTGTAGTTGGCGAAACCAATTATAGTAAGGAAAAGGTCGATGCTGTTAAAGATAAATATAACATTACAGACCTTACAAAAGATTTTACTTTTTGCTTTGATGATAGATAAATATGAAGCCAGAGTTTAAGACTGAAAATTGTCCTCCAGGATTTTATATAGATGGCGCGATTCAATGGAGTGCGTCAAAAGAGTATTATACATATTCATTGATATTTCAAAGAATATTTAATTCAATGTTTCCGCCTGGTAAAGCTCCACAAGAGTTTTTGAATATACTTGTAGTTGGTGGTGGAGACTTTCAACTTATTAGTTGTAAAACGTTTTTATCAAATGAAAATAGAATAACACTTGTTGATCCTGGTGTTACCGAATATTTTAAACTTCTTGAAGAAAATAAAGATAATATTCCTGAACGGATTTATGAAGAACAAAAACATTGTTATGAATCTAAATCGTTTTTAAATATTTATGAAAAAACTATTCAAGAGTTTTTAAAAGACAATACTCAGACATTTGATGTTATTGTGGTAGATTTAATAGATGAACTTGCTGCAGATCCATATAATGAATATGCATCAGGATTGTATAATATCCTGCGCCCTGAAGGCATAATGATTGGATACGGCGGATTAAGCTATACAGATTTCGTAGTCAATGGATCAATTCTTCCATTGGAATGGAATGATGTAGTTATACATAAAAAGTATTTTAAATCTTGGAAAGATAACGGTGTATTCTATGGGGTCAGAAAACCTAAAAAATAGAATCCATAATATTATAAAATGGATGAATGAAAACTCTTTCTGTAAAAACATTATCGAAGATGATAAAAGCGGGAAGATTATAAAGAAGAATGTTGATGCAATAGATCATATTTGTTTTTCTAAGTCTAAATGGTCCGCGTTTCCTGTATACCCATTTTCATGGAACGATAATTTATATGGAATAGAAAACATCTTATTTGAAAATAAGATTGGATTCGCTTGGATAAATAAATTCTCTGAGGGGTCTATTGTTAGCGAACATTCTGATTCTGAAAAAATAAATGAATACATTGATTATCGTATTATAATGTCTATGTCAGATGGTAAATGCTTATTTACTGCTGATGATAAGCATAGACTTGATCAAATGTATCAGTTTTCTGTATTTAAACCTATGGAGCCTCATTCTCTTATTCAGGAAAAGAATGATGGTTATTATTTGATACTAGATGTATATAAGGAAGATTTATCTATTGATGATTTAGCGATCATCTACAAATATTATAAAGAAAGATATATAGATGATATTCCCAAAACGAATAAATGAATTAAAAAATTCAATATCAAATTATTTTCTTGATACTCAAGAAGAATATGAAGCCTGTAGCTTTGATAATACTATGGATACTTATACTGGCATTTGGCGCAGTTCTGTTGTGTATGGTATTGATATAATCAATACAGAGGTATTGCGCAAGACTGGTTTCCGTAGTTATGAAAAACTTTTAAATGGTATAGATTCTTTTAATAGAATACTGGCTATGGATAATTATAAAATAGCCTCTATTGAATTCAACTACTTTGAAGATTGCAAAGTGGAACCGCATGTAGATGATCATAATTTTGATGATCGTAGAGTAAGAATTTTTATTCCTATTCAGTATTTTAATGCGCCAGAAATTTATATCCATGAAGGAAATCCTTTTAATTCAGAGGAGACTATTAAAGGATATAATGATGGTGAACCTTTTATTTTTGATTGTACATTAAAACATTCTGCTAATATAAAAGGAAAAGCAATTTGTGCAATAGTAGATTTGCTTCCTAAAGGTATTAGCGCATTGGACTATATAAAATATTGTTCTAAACCATTAATGTATTATTGGGAAAAAACTTTTAAACTTACTTAGAAAGAATTAATATGAATCAAGAATTAGATAAAGCAATGGCATTGTATCAAGAAGGTTTAGACAATGTAATGAAACCTGTTTACGATGCTATATTTTGTGCAGCAAGTAAAAGCGAAGATTCTCATGTATTCAAATTAGAATCATACGAGCCGCATATTGTTGATAAAATTATCTCTATTCTTAAAAAGAAAAAGTTCACTATTGAAAAAATATCTGATACTGAATTTGAAGTATGGGGATGGGCATATGAAAATCCTCAACTTGATTTATTCTAAAGTAAGATAAAATGAAATATAAAACTTTAAGAGAATTAGTATTAAACCACTCCCAAGAGGAGTGGTTTTTGCATAATAAGAAAAATATCATGTTTGAGCTTAATCATTGTGAGCTCCATCATATTGATTCTTATTTTTTAAACCTTTACAATGCTGGAATCAAAGATTTAGACAATCCAAATAGTAGTAATATTTTATACCTGTTAGGTATGACTACTGTTGAACCACATAAACGTATTGATACTGTTGGTGGCGGATTCCCGGATTAAATTAGTCCCTTTTGTTAAGAAATTAACAATAGAAAACTCTGTGAATTCGGTGGAACTCCCATTGGGACAATACCGAGCGAAACTTTACGAAAGTGAAGGACGTGTAACGACTATTATGTAGGGCCAAGTGGTTCGAAGCGCAGAGCACCTAAGTCTTTTGTAGATATGGTGAAGAGATAGTCTGCTCTATATAGTAATATATAGCTGGGTTTTATTCCCGGGTATGGAGTTAACGAGCCATACTGAACATAAAGGATCGATAGTGATTTTAGCAACGATAAGCGTCAACAAATATTTGATTACTTAAAAGCTAAATATGGCGATGGATTCGCCCATTTAGGTACTATTACTTATACTGCTGGTAAACAAGTATTTAAATCAGCTGCCCGCATTCATGGTATGAGTTTTGAAAAGGCAAATAAGATTTCTAATCTTATGCCTGATATAAATTGTCCCAGATTAGAAGTTTTATTAGAAGAAAATTCTGATATAAAGAAGCTTTATAATTCTGATCCAGAAATTAAAGAAATCTGGGATGATGCTGTTAAATTGCAAGATTGTGTAAATGCAACTGGAATCCATGCATGTTTCGTTGCGGGAACTAAGGTTACTATAAAAAGAACTGAAGATTCCGAACCTGAGTATATGAACATCGAAGATGTTAAGGTAGGATATTTAGCTTTAACAGCTTCATTAAATTGGAAACCCGTAGTAGATACTCAAGTAAATAAATCTAAGAAAAGCAACATTGTTCATCTAGCTTATCAGCAAACAAATTATGATAACTTTTCATTTGTAAAATGTACACTAGACCACCCTATTCTTATACTTGACAGCCTTAGTGATGAGCCAGATGAAGATGGATTATATATTGGCAAATGTAGATGGGTAAAAGCAGGAAATGTAAGTCGCCATTATGGTGTTGTTAGTACACCTGTAGAAGGGAAAGGATTTTCCCCAAGATTAGTTCTTGATGTATGGAAAGAGTCTAATTATTACAATGAATCTAATGATGAAGTAATTAATGTATATAATCTTACTGTCTTAGATGATTCTTCATATGTTGCTAATGGTATTGTAGTACATAATTGCGGCGTGGCATTATCTGATAGACCATTATGGGAAGATGTTCCATTATGGGATAGTAAAGGTAAAACTGTTACCCAATGGGAAGGTAACAAAATTGAAGAATATGCAGGTATTGTTAAGCTAGATATCCTTGGGTTAAAAACGCTTGGTGTACTTGAGTATGCTAAGAAACTTATTAAAGATAGACATGGTATTGATATAGATTGGTATACATTACCAATGGATGATGAAGAAGCATATAAGATTATGTGGGATAGACGTAATTATGGTATATTCCAATTTGAAGAATCTGGTATGTCGTCTTTTATTAATAAGTGTAAACCTAAAACAATACATGATATAGCAGTATGTGTTAGTACATGGCGGCCAGGGCCAATGGGCATACATGGTTTGGTCGAACGTATAATAGGTAAGATTAGTGGAGAAATCCCTAAGACTGACTTTATATTCCCAAAATATAATTATATTTTTGAAAATGCACATAACGAATTGATTTTTCAGGAAGGTTTCCTCCGCTTATCAATGGATATGTGCGGATTCACAGAAATAGAAGCAGACAAATTAAGAAAAGCAGTAGGTAAAAAAGATGCTGCTTTACTTGCATCATTAAGAGATAAGTTTATTAGTGGTGCTGTTGCTTCTGGTGAAGATGAGAGAAAAGTTAGTTCATTTTGGGAAGAACTAATGCTGTTTGCGCAGTATGCGTTTAATGCTTCAAATTTAATTTATTGACATGCTTATTAGTATCGCTTATAATTGAAGTATAATCAATTATAAGGATGATTTATGAGTAAAAAATTTGATATTGAAAAAGCAATAGAGTTGTATAACTCTGGACTATCTACTATTAAACTTGCGGAAATTTACGGATTCAAAACGGCAAAATCTATTGGCGATAGATTAAAAGCCGCTGGAGTTGAGCTAAGAAAAAATAAAAACGGAAAATCTGCAAGGATTAAAGATTATGATTCTGGAATGTTCAAAATCATAGATTCTGAATGGAAAGGATACTTTCTAGGATTATTGTTAACTGACGGATGGATAACTAAACATTCCGGTAAGCCGTATTACGATACAGTGGGATATAGTTCTGTCGAAAAAGACGTTATTGAATTTATATCCTCTAAAACTGGAAAGAATTATCAGCATATCAATAGAAAAGGGCAGGTGATTGGCCCTAATGGTTCTCTTATAAATAGAAGAGATGAGTACCGTATTGTTATGTATTCTAGAGAAATGGTAGAAGATTTATCCAGATTTTCTGTTATCCCAAATAAGACCTATAATATATCAGATATAAAATTACTAGAAGAAGAAAAAGTTTTTATTCCGTATATATTGAGAGGGATTATTGACGGAGATGGAACTTTCGGGTTCCATAAAAAGTCTATGTATTTTAGAGTCATATCCGCATCTAAAGATTTTTTGATATGGTGCAAATGGGCATTTGAGTATATAGGTATGACAGATGTTAAAATAAATAGGATAAAGTCTAGAGAATGCTTTTTCGAATTGTATTCTGGTAAGAGAGAAAATATAAAAGTCTTGATAGAAAAAATATACCATGAACCATTTGGTATGGCCCTTAAGAGGGGCAGGCTTTTAAAAAATTATGTCAATAAAAACGAGGCGTCTAGTATAGTAATGTATTAGATTATCAGTGGGCAAAATCGGTGAAAGGATTTACATTAGATTCCCAATACCGAGATAAGTTTAAGGTTAACATCTTAAACTATTGTAGAGCATAGGTAGTGAAACTCTTTAGAGAATATAACCTACCCACGAGTGTCCGCCTTCCAATTAATTTGGAAGAAAATATATGCCGAACTATGAAGAGTGTAAAGTATTCATAGAACTAGAAGATAAAAAGCTTCTAGGATAACAATTGTCGCATGCGTACTCGTATGGTCATTTGACCTATTATACTGCTTGGCTTAAAGCCAATTATCCTAATGAGTTTTATTGTTCTATTATAAGTTGTGAAACTGAGGCTACTACTCAGCGTATTTATATGGAAGATGCTAAAGCTCATGGTATTAAAATTTTACCTCCTAATCTTAATGAATCTGATAGTGGTTTTACACTAGATAGGAATAGTGATATTATTTATGGGTTATCTGGTATTGTTAATATTGGTGAACCTATTTATAAACAAATTATAGAATTGCGCCCGTTTAAGAGTTTCGGTGACTTCTTACTTAAAACACATCTGTTTGGATCTAGTATTACTAAGAAGGCTATTGATGCTTTAATACGTTCTGGATCTATGGATTGTTTTGGATATAAACGAAGCGTTATGCTTCGTTCTTATGAGAAGTTTAAATTAGATTTTGATCCTAAGAAATCGTTTAAACGTGAAATTGCTAAAACTGGTGAGATGTCTGATGAAATTAAAGCAAGATATAAAGAGTTCTTAGAAAAGGAATCTGAATATTTTGAGGATAAGACATTTAAAGAATTCTCATTGTTTGATATTTTAGAAGACGAAAAGAACTTTATTGGAGTGTATATTTCCGGCGATCCAATGGATTTAGTAGTAAAAACTGTAACCGAAAGACACTTTACATCAGAAGAAGTTAAATCTGCTGTAGAGTATAAAGGTATGTTTTTTGGTTCTGTTATCGCTTATATTTCTTCTGTTCGTGCTTTGAATACCCGTACTGGTAAGAAGATGTGCTTCTTAGATTGTATAGATCATGAAGGTAAACGTTTTTCTGCTACTGTATTTGATCCTAATTATACAAAACTAAAAGATATTTTGCGTTCTGGTAATTATCTTCAATTAGTAATTTCTGCTAAGCCAAGTTATAAGGGCAACGGCGAAATAGATTCTATTGTTAATATGGCGATAGATTTAGGTGAACGGTGCAAAGAACAAGTCCGGGAAGAAGAACATAAAAATAAAGTTAAAGAAGCTTTTATTATATTGGATGATATTCCTAGTGGTGTAAGATTTAAATCTATTTTGAATAAAGTTCAAGAATTAATTCCTGAAGATAAATTTGATTCAGATGGAGCTATATCAATAGTGGTAAAAGTTCCTTCTAAGAAATATGATTCTGCTAATATCGAAAGGAAAGATTCTGACTTTGAAATGAGATTTGGACCGTTTTATACCAAACTTATTGATGTTGAAATAATTAGAATGCTTAATAAGCTTCCTGATGTCACAATAGCTACAAGATAGGCTGAGAGAAATCTCAGCCTTTTCTTTTTATATAAAAACAAAAAATTGTATATAATTAGAACAATAATAATTTATATGAAAGTTTCTAATGAAAAAAGAGTTTTATATCGATAGTTATAATAATTTTGTATTTAAAACTACTTTTAAAGAGTATGAAGAAATAAAAGAAGTTCATTATGATGATATTTCTGATCTTATCCCTGTTAAAGGTAATAGGGTAATAGGTGTTTCTATTAATAAAACAAAATTTAAAGAAGCTATTGTAGCGATGACTAAAACTAGAGATAGTGTATATCAGATGGAACTTTATGCTGATTTCTCCTTTTTTAATTTTGGAGATAATCATCATTTTTTGTTATTCCGCGCAGATGATGGATTAATCGAATGCAAAGTTGTATTCAGAATAGAAGATGACTTTTTTGCGATTAATATGTCTGATTACCTTCCTATCTCTGTTATAGATTTCTTAACTGAATATTGATATGTATTATATTCATTTAATTTATAAATGGATAAAGAGTAGTTTATTCTGCATCCATGATTGGGAATATAAAGAAATGAAGACACATTGCGGTCGTTCATATAGAGAGTGCCGCAAATGTGGAAAAGTTTCTAATTGACGGTAAAATTGAATGCATTTTTTTAATAAATTAAATAATCATTTAATACGTAAGCCTGCCCTTAAAGCCAAACGATTACCAACAATGTATCCTAGTGCTGCTAGTTGTCGAGATATGGACAATCCAGCAATAGTGTATGGTGCATGTATGAGACAGCAATGGTATCGATGTGCTGGATATAAAGAAAGTGATCCATCTGGTGAGTATAGTCAATATATATTTGCTGCTGGTAATCTTTGGGAAGATTGGCTTACTGAACAATGTAAACAAATGGGTATTTGGGAAGCTAACAGTGTAAAATGGTCATTACCAGAATATTATTTATCTGGTGAGGTTGATATTGTTATTAGAGATCCTGAAACTGATGAAGTTATAATCATTGAATCTAAGACTTATAGTAGTAATAATTATAAAGCTAAGTCTGAATTAATTGGTTTATCAGGTCGTACCCCTACTCCTAAAGTTCAAAATGTAATGCAAGCTGCATTATATTTGATGTATTTTTCCAAACCAGAGAATGGCGGAGTTAAAAGAGTTCTTTTGACTTATTTTGATAGAAGCTGTGCTGGCCCAGAAAACAATCAAGAATTCTGGATTACATTGAATCCAGTTGAAGAAGGTAAAACCCTTATTCATATTGATTGTAAAAATTCTAAGGGTGCATCATTTTCTTATGATATGCCCGGCATAACTATGGAAAACTTGCTTGCTCGATATACCGAATTGATTAATTCCTTAAGAGAAAGTCAAGAGGTTCCACCTCGTCCAGATTATGAACATGTATATTCTGATGAAAAAGTCATTAGACTATACAATGCTGGAGAGATCGCAAAAACCAATTACGAAAAATGGGAATCTAATAAAACTAAATATCCTATTGGTGATTGGCAATGTGCTTATTGTAATTATAAAACTTTATGTAAAAAACAACAAGAAACATTAGCTTAATAAAGGCAATAAAATGACTCAACAAAATAATACTCAAGTCTACACTTTAGAACAATTGACAGCTGCTGTTAATAATCTTAGCAATGGCGTAATTAGCCATGAAGAAGGAATTGCTAATATCAGTATTCTCGTGTCTTCTGTTATGGATGTTCTAATTCAAAAAGGTGTTGTTATAGAAGAAGAACTGACTGCATCTGTTGCTAAAACTTCTGCTAAAGTTACTGAACAAATTGAATTGATGCAAAAAGAAGCTCTCGCTGATGCTGAAAAAGCTGCTGCTGCTGTACAAACAGCATCTGCTGCTAATGATGAAGAAGTAAAAGCAGCGGAGTAATATAAGAATGTCTATTAAGCAACTTACTGACTTTAAGACTCAGATGGATAAGTTGCGTATGTTTCTTCCTCAATATTTGGAAGAGCATGGTCATGATGTGAAAGACGGACATAAAATAAGATGTCTGTCTCCAGACCATGATGATCATACGCCATCTATGTCTATGTTTAATACTGAAGAGGGATACCCTCTTCTTCGTTGTCATGGCTGTAATACAGTTATGGATATATTTAATGTAGTAAATGTCTTAGAGGGCAGACCTATTATGGGCGCAGGCTTAATAGACAATACTGCTACATACCTTGCAGATAAATATGGTGTTGAGCTTGTATATAAAAAGCTTAGCGAAGATGATATATATGAACTTAATATGTATCAGGCATATGAAGCTGCTGCAAATTACATAATTTCTCAAGAAGATTTCAATGAGCTGCAAATAGCAGAAATGAAGAAAAGAAATTTTTCTAGAGAATTTATGAAAGCTTATAAAGTTGGCATATGTAATGATGTAGACAAGCTTAGAGAGCATCTTAAGTCTTGTGGTTATATGGCATCATTCATAGATGAGATTGACCTTGGCAATAAGCGTATATTTAATTCTAATAATATAATTTATACGATATGTGATGATAATGGTCGTCCTGTTGCATTTCAGGCAAGAAATCTTGCTTATGATGGTAAGGTTGATGAAAATACTGGCAACTTTATAAATGGTCCAAAATTTATTGGATCTACAATATCCAATATTAAGAAGAATATTTACCGCAAAAAAGAAAGACTTTATCTTTTAGATAAAGCTAAACGTAATGAAAGTGTTATTGTAGTAGAAGGGAATTCTGATGCCTTATCACTACATAATAATGGTATTACTAATGCTGTTGGTATTTGTGGTTTAAATTTTTCTGAACATCATTTAAATACATTGCGGCGCAATGCTATTTATGAAATTATTATGTGTCTTGATAATGATGATGCTGGTACTGAGAAAGCTAAGGCTATTCTTGATGATGTAGCATCTAAGATACATGATATAAAAATTAAATTTATATTCTTGCCTGATGAATATGATGAAGATGGGAATAAGCTTAAAGTTGATCCTGATGAGTATATTCGTAGGCATGGTAAAGAAGCTTTTAAAGCTTTACCCGTAATAGATTCATTTTCTTGGCGATTACAAAGATTTGATTCTGATACTGATCCCGAAGTAATATCACTAGCAGTAATCCCCATTATATGTGCTGAGCCGTCTTATATACGCAGAGAACGTATGATTAATGAGCTTGCGCTATATACTGGATATAGTGATAAAGTTATCAGGGATGAAATTGAAAAGATTGAATCTGATAAAACTCGTAAGGTTGAAACCGCCAAGAAACGTGTCCTTGAAAATCTTGTACGTAATATTGAAGAATCATCTTCTGTTGATGCTGAATTAGCTCTTAATGAAGCCCTTACTGAAATTTATGAAATTAACCAGAATTTTAATGCTGGTATAATGGAAACTTCTTCTCGCATTAATAATATTTTAGCTATTAAAGAATATCAAGAAGATACAGATAGCTTTAGTCTTATTAATTGGGGTAAACCTCAATTCCATTCTTTGAATGCTGCTACTGATGGTGACACTTCTGGTAAGGTAATATTCATTGGCGGCGGATCTAATGTCGGTAAAACTTCATGGGAAGTTAATCTTGCGTGGAGAATTGTAGAAAATAATCCAGATTCTATGGTCGTGTTCCTATCTATTGATGATAGTGCTAAAGAATTATTACCTCGTATTTGTTGTTTTGATGCATGCCTAAGGGCATGGGAAAATGACGATATACGTCTATTTAAGCATTTGGATATTAATAAGTTTGCTAAACCAGACTTATATAAAGATAATCCAGTTCTTTATGCATCTATTAAAGATGAAAGAGAAATCTTCTATAAGAAATTTCTATCTTATGCAAGAGAAGATAGATTTGTTTTGTATGACTCAATAGATGGGAGAAGTTTAGATTTTATTGAGACTCTACTTCGTACATATAGAGATAAGTATCCTAATAGAAGATTGTATTTCTTCTTGGATAACTTCCATTTGGTTCAATTGAATAATGGCTCCGAAGGTAGAGAAAAATATAAAACTCTATCTCATGAAATCAAAGCACTGGCAGTTAAATATAATTCTACTATTGTTAGTACAGTTGAATATACTAAGATGCCTCTTGATCAGAAGCCTGATAATAATAATATTGCTGAATCCAATAGCCTTGTATATGACAGTAATTTGATTATGCATGGCTGGAATGAGCTTCATGGTTTAAGAGAGAAGGCTACTGCATATCATATTGATCCAGATGATCCGAAACGATATAAACGTCCTATTGTAGAGTGGGCCGTTGGTAAAAATAAAATAGCTGCATTTAAAGGTAATATATACACTAAGTCATGGCCTGAGAAAGCATTCTTTGTTGAGATAAGTGAAACTGAATATAAAACCATTGTAGCTGAAAATACTGCTTATGAAGAAGGACTATAATGTTTAATAATGAATTAGAAGAAGATTTAGTTGCTGGCAAAGTAGAATTTAAAGGTTTTGATTTACCAAGAACTATTCCAAATTTTAATTCATTTAATCATTTGTCAGTATCAATGTTTTGTAAGGCAATGTCAAAATATAATGATATTGCCTTACATTATCCTGAATTTATAGTAGATTTTGAAGGATTAAATAAAGAAGATTTACCATTTAAACAATTCTGCAGTGTTACACTATTTGAAGCGTTTAATATATTTTTAAAAGATCCTAATGTTGATATATCTGAGCTTGCTTTATATATAGACAATACGGAAAAATTAAAAATATTTAATATGAAGGAATCTGAAATAAAATATTTGTCTACTTTGTATATGAGCTTTATATCATGTATAAAGACTTTGAAGGACGAAATTTTAAATTCTGCCGGTTTTATTTCTAAAGAGAAAGTGTATTTCTCTTATGGAAGAAATCCAAGAGAATGTTATCAGCAATATATAGATTTGATAACTGTTAAAGAAGAAGGCATTAATGCCTTTATTTTAACGCCACAAGTATTTGGTGCCAGGAATAATTCTAGAACAGTATCTAATCCTAGAGTTCTTCATATAATAAATCACTTTCATGATCTTGGATTGAATCTATTAAATATTTATGAAATAGTTATTCCGTTCTCTGAGGGGAATAATGTTTCATTGCAAAGAATCCCTATTAATAAAGTAAATGTTCAGTCTGCTATTAATTTTTGCAGGGCTGATCCTACATTTACTAGTAATCTTATTTTTTGTAGAACATGTAAATATAATAATAGTTGTTCTATTAAAGATATGATTCCTATATACAGGGTTTAAAATGAAAATATATAAAATAAGAGAAGATGCTCATCCTTTCATATTTGGATATATAATTGGAATGATGATTGCATTAAGTATATTTAAAATGCTTGGTGTGATAACAGTGTCATGGATCGTAGTATTTTTAGGTCCATTAATTTTTATTGGGTGCGTTTCTGCTTCAATAATTATTGTTATGATAATGTTTTGTCTTGTTGGCTATGGAAATCAAAAATGAAGATAGTGCATATTGCTCCATTAAGTCAAGGATGGATAGTTGAGGGAACTGGAGATACTCAACTTGTAGTAGCTGTCCTTGAAGATGATAATGATGAAATTGCCTGTATTGTAGATACTACTACTGGTAAGTATTACATCAATAGGATAATTGATAAAGATGCTATTTGGAAATTTGCTCCTCATAACTTTGCTCGTGTAGAAAGTGATGATGCATTTGATGCTTATCATAAATTCTTTTTTGACAATGGTCTAGGATTAGCTATTGATGGTATGAATTATAATTTTACCGGCAAATTAAAATCATGAGTGCTGATAATAGAGGCTCTGAAGAACAGAGAATTATCTATAGATTTCTCAAAGAGCTATATCCTCATTATGATGTGATTTATGAGGCTACTCTTCCGAATGGAATGCGTTTTGATTGCTTTGTAAAACAAATTGGTGTAGTCGTGGAAACTGACGGGAAACAGCATACACAATTTGTCAAGCATTTTCACGGTGATTTTAATGGCTTTTTATCTCAGCAGTTAAAAGATTCCAAAAAAGACTCTATTGCTGCTAATATGGGAATAAGACTTCTTAGGATTAACCAATGGGATTGTCCCAAAACAAAAGAAGAGCTAAAAGACATGATAGATTCTATACCTGATACTGGTGTAGAGTATGACTATCTTGTTCTGGATAATGACAAGCCTAATAAAGCTAATGAAAAAATTAAAGAGATAAAACGTAAACGTTATCTTGAATATAAAAATAGCAGACGAAAAGAGTAGTCTGCTTTAAATCTTTAGGGATTTATATTTTATGTTTTCTGTACAATCGCTTTGGGATTGTACAGATACTCAGCCAGATCTGCATGCATCAGCTGCAGCTCCAGGCTGAGCCGGGTCTATTATCTTAGTATTTATTATTGAGCTATACGGCCCATTTTATTAGGTTTTATACCTAAAGAATAATGATAATAATAAAAAGGTTTAATAATGTCTTCAAAGGTTTTTAATAGAGATGCTGTATCTGATACACTGTTTTTGAATAAAGAAAGCGGTTTATCTATTCAGCGTTTTGATGATCCTAAATATCCAGTTATCCTTAAACTATTAGATCAACAACTTGGATTCTTTTGGCGTCCTGAAGAGATTGATATGTCAAAAGATAGATCTAATTTTAGTGGATTGACTAAAGCTCAAGAACATATAGTTATATCTAATATTAAACGTCAAATAATGCTTGATAGTATTATGGGGCGTGCTCCTGATTTAGTATTTGGAGTTGCTACTAGCGATCCTACATTAGAGGCATGTGTTAAATGGTGGAGTGCATATGAAACTCTCCATAGTAAATCATATACCCATATTATTCAATCAAGTTTCTCTCAACCTAAAGAAGTTCTAGATACAGTATTGGATATTAAAGAGATTGTTACATGTTCTGATTCTATTGCTAGATATTATGATGATGCTATAGAAAAAGTTCAATTATTTTATGAGAATAAAGTTTCTAGATATGAAGCTTGTAAAGCTATTTATTTGGCATTGCATGCCGCTAATTCACTAGAAGCATTAAGATTTCATATTTCATTTGCTTGTAGTTTTGCATTTGGTAAAAATGGTGTGCTTCCTGGCCTTGCTAGAATTATTACTCTCATTGCCCGTGATGAAAAAGTTCATGTTGCTATAACTAACAATCTTATTAAGATAGTTAAAAATGACGATCCTGATATTGCTCTTATTGCGAAAGATCCTGAAGTAATAAAAGCAATTAAAGAAATGTGGCGGACTGTTATTCTTGAAGAAGCTGAATGGGCTAAATACCTATTTAAAGAAGGTGAAATATTTGGACTGAATGAGAAGATTCTATTTAAATATCTTTGCTATCTTGCTACTACAAGATTAGAATATTTTGAAATTGGTACTTTAGAAGAAGTTGCTGGTTTTGAATCTGTACATGAGAATCCTATTGTTTGGATTAATAAATGGTTAGGCAATGATATGGGTGATCAACCTGCTCCTCAAGAAGTAGAAATCACTACATATGAAAAAGGTATTGTAGATTATGGTTCCGGCGATTATCGTGAAAATCTTACTATGATTAATCTTGGATTACCTGATGACATTGAACATGATACTCCAGGAATAACAACCGAAGAAATTAAAGGATTGTTTTAATGGAAATTGATGTCTTTTATAATAGTAAATTTGATAAAAGAATTATTCAGTCTAATTCTGATAAGAATATAAAATTCTTTCGCGTTAATGAATCTAAATCTAAAGAATCTTTAGAAAAATTCTTTGAAGGTTATGTATATCTAGATTCTGGATGTCAGATATACATCTATGATAATAAGGCTTTAGAGAAAATATGAAAATAAAAGTTTACTCAAAGAATAATTGTCCTCATTGTAAAGAGGCATTGCATTCTTTAAAATCTTATCTTCCTGATTTTGAAAAATCTGTTGAAGTTCTTTATGTTGATGAAAAACCCGAACTTAAAGATGAATTGCTAAGTATATTTGATAACTTAGGACTCCCCCGTCCTAAGACTGTTCCACAAATATTTAAATATACTGAAGAGAAAGAATTAGTGTATCTTGGTGATAATAAAATGATCCAAGAAAAGATTGCAAATAAGACACTATGATTGTAGTAAAACGTAATGGTCTAAAAGTAGAATATAATCCCGAAAAGATAAATAAATTTTTAGAGTTTGTTTGCGATGGATTAGATGCATCAATGTCTGACATTGCAATGAATTCGGATCTCCTTATTTATGACGGGATCACTACTGATAATATTAATAAGGCATTAAGAGATTCTGCTGAATCTTTGATTTCTGAGAATAATCCCGACTATGCTATAGTTGCAGGTAGAATCTTAATGTCGGATCTTCGTAAGAAGGCTTATGGTGATTTTACTCCTGATAGTCTTCTTTCTATTATAAAAGAGAATACATATCTTGGTATGTATACTGAAGATCTATTAGCTAATTATACTGAAGAAGAAATTGAATATCTTGATACTCTTATTGATCATGATTTGGATTTCAACTTTAGTATTTCCGGCGCATTAGAATGGGAGAAAAAATATCTCGTTCAGAATCGTGTGACAGGAACTTATTTTGAAACACCGCAAATATCATATATGTGTGTTGCAATGATGTATTTCCTTAATGAAGATAAATTATATTCTAAAGAGGAAAGACTTCAATATGTTGCAAAAGCATATAAGTATTTATCTGAAGGTGTGTGGAATATCCCTACACCTCATTTAGCTAGGCTCAGAACGCCTACAAGAGCGTTTAGCAGCTGTGTTGTTATCAAGACAGGGGATTCGATTGATTCGATCTCTGCGGTCGATATGGCGGCACGTAGATATGCCACTCTTGGTGCAGGATTAGGAATTCATACTGGTGATCTTCGTGGCAAGTTGTCACCTATTCGTAATGGTGCTGCTATTAATACTGGGGCATTATACCATGCCCAATCAATAGAACGTGCTGCTTTGTCTTGTTCTCAAGGTGGTGTTCGTAAAGGTAGTATTACGTTCCATTGGCATGGATTACATAAAGATTTTCTAGACACTGTAAGTTATAAAAACAGTGCTAGACCTGATGCAGATTCTATGAAACATAGTGATCATGCTATTTGGATTAATGGATTTATCCTTCACAAGATTCGTAAAAATGAAGATATTTATTTATTTGATCCGCCCGAAGTGCCTAAACTTTGGAAACTATTTTATTCTTCTAAGTTATCTGAATTTGCAAAAGAATATAATCGTTGCGTAGCTGATCCTAAAATAAATAAAGTTGCAGTTCAATCATCAAGATATATTGAACTTCTTGTTGCTGAACGTATTGGTACTGGTAGAGTATATATTGGATTTTCAGATACTCTTAATGAGAAGTCTACTTATAATGAAGATAAGTATCCTATATTCTCTAGTAACTTATGTATGGAAATTGCATTACCTACTGCTGATTTAGAATTTAAATATGATAGCACTGCAGAGAAATATGATGTAGATGGATTAATTGCATTATGTAATCTTGGTGGCATTAACTGGGGCGCGGTTAGTAACCCTAATGAATTCTATGATATTGCAGATGTAATGATGAATGCAATTGATAATTTATTAAGTTATCAAGAACATCCATTTGGTGCCGCTAAACGACATAATAGTTTATTCCGACCTATTGGTCTTGGTATAACAGGTTTTGCATATTGGCTTGCTAAAAATAATCTAAACTATAATAATAATTACGAATTAACTGATTATTGGATGCAAACATATTCGCATGCTGTTATTAAAGCATCTATTGAATTAGCTAAGAAACGTGGTCCATGTGAAGGTTGGCTGGATACGAAATGGGCAGAAGGTGTATTGCCTTTAGATATCCGTAAACCCGCGCTAGAAAGTATTATCCCTCATAAAGAATATTATGACTGGGATGAAATAAGAAATGAAGTTAAAAAATATGGTGTAAGAAATGCATCTATGATTGCATTGTTCCCTGCTGAAACTTCTGCTAAGATTTCTGGATCAGGTACTACTAATGGTATTGAACCCGTTAGAGCTCTAATTCAAAGTAAAGGCGGCAAAGAAACTGTTGCTAAATTTACAGTTCCCGAATTGATAAGATTAAAAGATAAGTATGATATAGTATGGGATTGGAAAAATAATGAAGGGTATATAAAAACAGTTGCTGTTTTGCAAAAATATACTGACCAAGCTATATCGGCTAATACTTATACTAATAGAAAGAATTTTTCAAATGACAAGGTTCCAGTTACATCTATTATTAATGAACTATACCTTGCCTATGCTTATGGTCTAAAAACTCTTTATTATAATAATAACCAAGATACAATGGATACTTCTTTGTATAATGGAGATGCTCAAACAAAGGCAGAGGTAGTTGAACCTGTCGCTTCTGAAGAAGAAGAACATTGTGAGAGTTGTAGCTTATGATTATAAGTATGAAAGATATTATTAATGCCTCCATAGGGCAAAGTCTTGCTGAAGTTAACAATAGGACTTGGAGAAATGAAAGGTTTATGGAAAAGTATGGACGCATTCCGCCTGAAAATGTATATGTTGAGCCCGCTCCTGTTGAGCCTGAGCCTAAGAGTCCCGGAGATTTCATTATGCTTGGCATTAATAAGGTTTTAGATTTCCTTACGCCTATAAAATAATATGTTAATTGATTTGAAATATTCACTTAATGAAAGTGGGAGAGAAAAACTCTCTCACTTTTCTTTAAATTTTAATGATGAACAGCAAGAAGCTATTGCTGCATCTGTTGGAACTATAGATATAACAATCGATGTAGATGATACATGGGGATTCGTAAATATAGTTGCAGTTAATGGAAACAAAATATGAAGAAGATAATCGGCTTTTGTGGTAAAGCTCATAGCGGCAAAAGTCATGCCGCAAATATAATTAAGTCAGAATATCCTAGTGCTGAAATAATATCGTTTGGTGATGCAGTTAGAGATATGCTTAAGGCTATTGTAGATGTTGATTCTATTTATGAATCTGAAACAAAAGAAGAGATTATTCCTGAATTAGGAGTTTCCTTAAGAAAGCTTATGCAAACTCTTGGAACAGAATGGGGAAGAAACTCTGTTTCTGATTCTTTATGGGTTGATATCTTTATGATGAAAGTTAATAATTCTAAATCTGATATAATCATAGTTCCTGATGTTAGATTTCAAAATGAATATAACGCCATTATAAACAATGGTGGTATAATTATAAATCTTAAAACGGGTAATGATTTTAAAGATATTGATCTTTCATCTCATGTATCAGAATCTTTTATTCCAGAAGATAATGATAAAACATTTAATGTTATAAATACTTTCGATAAACGATTTGCTGGTTTTCTTAAGGTTGTTTACAAACCTTATTTAAAAGACCTTCAGGATTAAATATGTTATTAAGTAATTGCATAGAAGCTGAAGACGGTATGGAATTTGATTCAATAGAATCAGCTTTAATGACGTCATGTCACCTTTGTGGTACACCATTAGAGTGGTCATTATCACTAGTATGGAATGATATTCATGAATTAAATTTTATTCATGGAATTTCTCATAGTTGCGGCGCAACGTTTACTATAGAACCAATTCTTAGTCCGGACTCTCACGATGGCTATATACTTCACATTGATGAGAGTAAAATAGAATAGTATCACATTGAAGTAGTTCGTTTTTATTTTATGGTTTCTGTTTCAAAATTTTTAGGTATCTTAACTTTTCAGGCAATGCTTATTGTCGCTAAAAGAATAATAAACTTTCTTCTTGATTTTATAACTCAAAAAGAAAAAAGATTTAATAAGCAATATTCTTCTTATAGATTACAAAATGTCTAAAGGTAAATATTTAACTAGTAAGCTAAGATATCAAAATATTAAAAAACTGGCCAAGTTTACTGGTTCTAAATTATCCAGAGATTATGGAATAGCTACCCTATACTCTGGAACAAAATTAGACCATCTAGTTAAAGATGGTAATTATTTGAGAGGCACTGAATACTTATTTAAAATTTATAGTAATAAGGATTTATGTCTCTCCCTTTTACAAAGCAATAAAAAGGATCCCGTTTTAAATCATATGTTATCTAGAGCGGGATATTATAAAAACGAATATATAAAAAATATAATAGACGATAATTGGTCTAATATTATAAGTAGAACTTTTTACAAGTTTATTCGTACATCACTTGATAAGTATGATATATCTTATGGTATAAAATTCTCTACCTTTTTTGGCTCATCAATACCGTACTGCTTTCAGAAAGAAGTATTGGAATTTATGCGGTCTAAAAATGTTAAAGAGAAATATGATATTAATATAGATACAAATACAGGCGCAAAAATAATAGATGATAAAGATATAGAATCTTTTAATAGCTATGTACAACTTAATAGAAATGGTATAGAACTAATTTCTATTGCATTAAAGAATAAGAGGACTTTATAGTCCTCTTTTTTAGTTTAAGGATTTTTATGAAAGAGTATAGCTTAGAACAGCTTAAATGGCTTAAAGTAGAGGCCTTTAAAAACAAAGATAAAGTCAAGGAGAACATACTTGCACTTGTTATTTCAAAGATAGAAACTGAAGGTAAACTTCATAATAATACTGACAAAGAATTTGAATCTAAAGTTGTTTTAGAGGCTCTACAATCTTTTTATAAAAGTTTAACTAAAACACTTTTTGATTTTAATGATCGCATTAAAGATACTGAAGAAGCTGAATCCGATAAAGCTTTAACGTTTATAAATAAAACTGAGCATGAGATTGAATTTATTTTGTCTCTTCTTCCTGAACAGTTGTCTAATATTGAAATAACTAATATTGTAGAAAGCTTTGCTGAAGCGTCTGGAATTGATCTTAATGATAAGAAATCAATAGGACAAATCATGGCGCACATGAATTCTAATTATAAGGATCAATTTGATTCTAGAGTTGTAATGGAAGTTATTAACTCTTTAAAAGGTAAATAATTTTGAGTATTATCAAACCTATGCTTGCATCTCCCGTAGAGGAGAAGCATTTATATGACTTGAAATATCCTGTTATATGTAGTCCTAAAATAGATGGTGTAAGAGTTTTAGCTCTGAATGGTGTTCTATATAGTCGATCTATGAAACCTATACGGAATAAAGCCCTTATAGATAAGTTCTCAAAATCCAAATACAAAGATATAAACTTTGACGGCGAAATAACTGTTGTAGATAAAACTGATCCTAATGTTTATAGAATAACTACCTCTTATGTTAATTCTTTTGATAAAGAAGAAGATGAATCTCATAAGTTTGTAATTAATGTATTTGATATTTTAAATGTAGATGATCTTGATACTCCTTATATTGATAGATTAAAATCTATTCCTGATTTTGATGATCCTTTATTTTCTAAACTTGAATATAAAGTATGTAACAATAATAAGGAAGCATTAGAGTATGAACAGCATTGTCTTAATGCTGGTTATGAAGGTATAATGATTAGAAGCTCTAATGGTAAATATAAATTAGGGCGGTCTACATTGAAAGAAGGAATTATTCTTAAGCTGAAAAGGTTTAGTGATTATGAAGCTACTATAGTTGGCTTCGTAGAAGAATATAAGAATCTTAATGAAGCTAAAAAGAATGAACTTGGTCATACTGAAAGATCCTCTGCTAAGGATGGACTTGTTCCCAATGGAAGACTTGGTGCTTTGATATGCAAGTTTAATGATATTGAATTTAATATTGGTTCTGGGTTTACTCATGAAGAACGATCTGAGATATGGAACAATAGAGAATTTTATATTGGTAAACTTGTTAAATTTAAATGCTTTGAAGTCGGAGTAAAAGATGCTCCAAGATTTCCAATATTTTTAGGATTTAGAAATCCAGATGACTTATAAGGATTTACAAATGGATATTCAAAAAATTACTTTTATGAGGATGTCCGGCTTTATATCATGGTTGCCGGGCATGTCACAACTATTTAAGAAAAATAATAAATAATTTAGTTTTATAGGTATCTTTATGCATTATATACGCTCTGACATAGAAGATGGTATTAATAAATTCTTTGTATTGATATCAAAAGATGTCTTATCAGATATTGATATGGGGCAATCTGAAAATATAAAAAGATTATATAATAATGGTCTTCTTATAGAAAATAATGAATTTGAATTTTTTAAATTTCTTATAAAGACATTGTTTAATTCTAATAATGTTGAATCTGTTATTGATTCTGTTGGTATAACTACAGTGAAAGATTTAAGTTTATTAATGGCGTCTAAAAAGATAGATTCAAATATGCGCTCATGGGGCGAGTATTTGCTTAATGAATTTATCAGAACCTATGAAAAATATTCCTTCCTAGTGTATAAATTAAATAGTCGTACATTATCTTTAGATGAATGTCTTGATGCATATGAGAATTATAGCTCAGAAGATATCTATAACAAAATTATTGATTGTATTTCATAAAATAAAAGAGCCTATAGCTTTAATCGCTATAGGCTTTCTTTTTTTTTATTTAGCTTTTCTTAAAGCTGTTTCAAATTTATCTGCATAACTTGCAATAGCAAGTTGTTTATCAGTTCCGTTTATAATTCGTCTAGCTTCAGAATAGTTAGCATCAAACATGCTTATATAGTCTGATAGTTTCTTACCAGTGAACCAACCATAGGTCATACCCCATAGCATTATCTTAGCTGCGTTTGTTGGCTCTAATGCCAATTCAGGATTATTAACAAAGTCTTGTCCAATATGTTTTTTGGCTTTCTCGTAATTGTCTAACCATGTTAATTGGACATATCCTCTACCGTAATAGAAGTGGTCTAAATCTGATTGGTAATATACTTTTGTTCTTGAACCATTTGTATAGCAGGCATTCTTACCATTATTTATATGCCACTTACCGTATACATAGTTTTTACCTTTTCCGTATTCACCAATAGGTTGCATTGTTTTAGCGCATTCATGGTAAATAGTAGCCAACATATATGCTTGTTCGGTTATAGTATTTTTACTTATTACATCTAGTATAGTGTTAATACCATCTACTTGCGATTGTGTTAAAGAAGAAAATAGTTTTTGTTCTTTTAATGCATTAAAGAATACTTGTCTATTCAATTCTTTGTGTTCTTTTTCAACAATGATTGCATATACATATAGCATTGTTTTATTACCAGCAATACCATCGACTACTAATCCATTTTTAGATTGTAATGCTTTTATTGCTTCAGTAGTTTTTGGCCCTATTACGCCATCTATCTCTAAGCCTAATGCATGTTGTATTAATTTGTTTTTAGTTAAACTCATTTTAATCTTTCATATAATGATGCTTTTTCTTCTAACAATTTTACTCTGCTTTGTAGTTCGCCTAGAGTATCATGTATTTCTGTATATGTAACTCTTTTACCTAATTCTTTAGATAATCTATTCTGTGCGTATATTATTTCTCCAAGAATTTTAATTATTTTAGTAAGAGTTGAATTTGATAAGTTTTCAATAAATGTAGTTTTAGCTACATTTTTATTTGCTCCATCACCTGTTTTATAGGTAATAGTAAATTCTTCATCTTGATTTATAGGTGGCTCTACTAGGAATAATCCAGCACTAGGATCTAATTCGTCTATCCTATGTCCAGACCTATTGATTTGTAATGAGCCAGCAACATATGATTCAGATAATGTATATAATGTATTTCCAAGCGACGTTAATGTTGCTGTTTTTGTATTCATTTTAACTCACCGTTTATTTTGTCAATTTGGTTAATTAATGAAGCTTTTTCAATTTTACACTGTTCAATATGGTCAATAAGTGAAGCAGCATAGTTTACTAAGTCTCTAGAAGTGTTTCCTGTTAGTAATGCTCGATCTTTTTCACATTCACCGTGTCTGATTTCTTCTGGTATTTCTATTTTTGTTTTGCTTGTTAGGTTAGGATTGTATAATGATTTGCATCCTACTAGGAATACTGATAGAAGTGAAAGTAATAATATGTTTTTCATTTTCTGCCCCGATTGTTAAGTGCATCTACAACTTCTTTTTTAACACAAATTTGATCGTAAAAATCACCTCTTAAGATTTCAACCAATTGATAATTCTGCTTTTCAATAGTTTTCTTGAACTCTTCTTTTTGCAAAGAATTATTCTTACTGATTTCATATCTTATGTCATTCATTGCTGCATTCAATTTATTATTTGAATCATCATATGCTTTTTGTGCAGCTACATATCCATCATTAAATTTTAGATCGCCGTATGCTTTTATTACGAATAGAGCAACCAGTATAGCTAATAGAATCGCTATTGCTATATATCCATATTTATTTAGTAAAGGCATTATATTATTCCTTGTTATTGGGGCTACCCATTTTAATTGGGCGCCCCTTTTATAAAAGATTACCTAAACTCCCCAAATAGATATAAGACTACCTTGCTTGTCTTATATCATTAGTTTAGGTTTCTCTTTTTATTCTTTTGGAAGTATATTTTCTTTAACGGTTTTGACATAGTTTGCAATAACGTCGTCTTCTATTTTTCCCTTAATGATTATCATACTCTCACCAAAGTCTGCCTCAAGCCCATAACGAGACTTATGCCCAGAGCCAAGTAAGAAACCTTTAGTTTTTGCAATACCTTGAACTACAAGAATATGCCATTCTCCAGCATTAACTTCTGTACCATAAGTTAATGTTTCTGGATCTTTAGTAACAACTACTGTACGAGGACTATTTTTATTAGTCCATTCATCCCATTGTGCTGTCCATCCTGTAGCAGCAATGGAGAATTTTTTAACTCCATCTACTTCTCGTTTATAAACGGTCAAATATCCTGTACCGCTAGTTTCATTACCATCAGGAGTATCTATAACTGTACCTAACAGTATAGTTCTTTCCACTGGAGCATTGTGGAATCTAACTGGAATCACTGCAGTAATCTGTTCTCCGGCTTGGATATCTAAACCATCAATTCTAGGATAGTGGCCATAACCAGCTGCATTAACTTTTGATTGTAAAAAATACATTTTTATTCCTTATATTGTTATTTATCTTCTTTAACTATAAGTTTATATCCAACTACTGGAGTAGATGTTGCTACTGCTCTAACCGTTAAACCTTCTCCGTCAGATTTAACTGATTCTTCTGTTGCATTTTTAAGATTAAAGGTGTACATACCTTTAGCTTCTTGATCTTTTACAGTTTCTTCATCCTCTTCAGTTCCACTATTTTCAGTATTGCCGCTAGTTACTGGAGGATCTGTTTCTGATGCTACGCCATTGTTGGGCTGTTCAGTCTCACCAGCAGGTTTATTACCTTCGTATTCTGTAGCTGGCTGAGCTGGTTGAACTTGTCCAGTTTGAGCTTCAGATTCTTTAGGTGTGTTTTCTACATTAGCGGCAGCTGTTTCAGATGGAGTTACAACTGGAGGTTCAGTTGTTTCTGGTTTTGGTTTAACCTCTTCACTAGACTCACTTGCTACAGGTTTAGTATGTTCTCCTGTATTTTGTTCATATTGCGATCCTTCTGTAGCTGGAGCAGGCGTAGGAGTTACAGCGACAGGAGATTCAGATTCAGAATTTACTGGAGCTGGCTGTGTAGCAGCTGCATTTTCTGTGTTACCAGTTTGAGCGGTTTCACCTGATGGAGGTGTAGCTTCTGGTTGTGCTACTGCACCTTGATTTCCAGATTCTGTAGCTACCGGTTTTTCAGTATGTCCTGATTCACCTGTAGGTTGTGGTGATACTGGGGCTACTGGTTGTGGCTGTGTAACTGCCGGCTGTTCAGTTGCTGCTGGTTGATTACCTATTGTATCCGAGCTTGTTTCTGATGCAGGTTTTTTAACAGGCTTATCTGTTTGAGCTACATAGTTAGGCTGACCTCTTTCTTCTTCATTATCAGTTGCATAGAATATATATCCTGCTACTGGAGGATTAGATTTAACTACACTAATCTTAAGTTCGCCTTTGCCATCAGATTGAGATGTTTGAGTCTCATTATCTGATAAGACTAAATTAAATGTATATATACCAAACTTAGCTCTATCTCCCTCACCTAATTCTAATATATTGTTATTAGGAATGTTAGGATTTATATTTTTAGGCGTTTCAGGTGCTGCAGGAGTTGCAGGTGCCGGATTAGCCGGTGTTGCTGGTGCTGGAGTAGGAGTTACTGCAGGAGTGCCATCAGATGGTTGCGCTGGGGTAGCTGCTGGTGGCTGTGTTGGCTCCACTGGAGTTGCAGGCTTAGGTTGCACTGGAACTAATTTAGCTGCTTCAATAGCTGCTAATGTTTTAGTTTTCTCTGCGCCATATTTTTCTGCCCAATTTGTATGTAATCTTTCTACTGCAGAATCAAGAAGTCTTTGTTCTGATTCAACTTGTATACCCTGATAGAAATCTGCTGATACAAGTTTGGATGCTCCAAGATGTATTAGAGTACCAAATTCTGCTGAACATGACAATGTATAAATTTGTCCAAAGTCAAGTTCTCTTCCATCATACTTTTGACCATCAATGTAGATATTATATTTTTCTACATTGCTAGTTATCTTAAATTTCTTACCCTCTTTTGTAGGGTCAGTTACAACTATACCGTGTGAGTATCCGTTACCAGAAACCAATACACCGACATTATGTTGTGTATTAATAGACTCAAGTCTAAATGGGATAAATACAGTATGTTCGCCATGATCAGCTCTAAGTCCTGCTTTTATTACTGGGTGTAGGCCGGCTGAATATGTGGTTTCTTTTCTGCCTGTTCTAACGAATTTTAACATAATTTACCTTTATAGAGGGGCTGTTAACCCCTCTTATTAAGTTATTAAATAGCACCTACTAATTTAAATCCATCTGGAGCATATTTAGCTTCAGCTAAATCTAAAGATTCTGTACTAGCCAATTCTATAGTTGATGTGCCAGTGTCTTCAACAACTTTATTGTCGCCGACATTTGCTTTATCCATAGAGAATATTATTCCCCTAGTGTCTGGAAGATCTTCTGGATCTTCTATACCAGATTTAACAGATAACTGTTTCATCTCCTCAGAAGTTCTTTGGATAAACTTATCTACTATAAAGTTTCCTCTAGCAACTAAGTCTACTGCCAGATTACCAGCACCATTTGCATATCTACTACCAATACCGATAGATTTACCTTTGGCTGTGATGTGTGTAGATATTCTAAACCATTGGTCTAGCATTACTTTAGTAGCGCCATTTCTTTCTGCGGCACCTGATGTAATATCATCATCAGTTGTGGTAATTACTTCTTTACCGTCTATATAAATAGCATTTTGACTTCTATTGCGTATTATATAGAAGTAGTCAGCTTTTTTGCCACCTATTGTAGGAACTAAGCCTTCAGCGGATTCATTTTCATTACCGAATAGTACGACTCTTCCGTAACCGTTAATGCCTTTGCTACTTATTCTCATTTCTGCGGAGATTGTAGATTTTTTGTTATCTGCATTATCACCGAAGTCTATTTGAAGGAGAGCTATTTGTCCTCCGGTAACTGGTGTTCCGTTTATTCTGCCGACACGTGTTACTAGTCTACCACGTTCACGATATGGGTCAATGTAATACCATGTAGGATCGGTATATCTGTTTACCTGATTTGTAATTGTTACAAATGGAACTACAGGATATTTACCTTTGGTATCCCAAGCATATTCATCCCGTTTATCGCCTTTGAAGTTGAATATAATTCTTTCTTCGCTAGCATCGAATGCAGGCATTACAAGATCTCTATCTGGGCTCTTATCTGCGCGCACTGGAACTGTAACTACTTTGTAGTAATTACCCTTGAACATGCTGCCATCAACGCCATAGGTATCTTTATTGGTAGGAGGTTCTTTAATGTAAGAGTATTTGCCAGTTGCATCATTAACCATCCAGTTGTTATCCCATTTAGAGGCTATAACACCCGTACCACCATCTGATGTGTCCATGTAGTATGGATTAGTTTCAATACCAGATCTAAATGCGCGTTTAGACGCATAAGGCATTGTTAATGTTTCTTTCATTACTGGATCAATAGTGTAATATGGAGATGACTCTACTATATTGCCAGTGATTGTTGCATTAACAAGTGAATACAAATTGAATGCGTATGCAAAGTTACCGTCGCGGCTGTTTCTGATTCTGTTATCAACAATCTTATCGCCGAATGCTGGACCACGATGTCTCCATGCCCCCATAGTGATTGCAGAAGATCCGTTAATTGTGCTTGTTTCAAATTCAGCACCAGTACCATTCTCTGTTATTACATGTGATACTTGAGGAGCTTTATAGTAATCAGATCCTCTATTTACACCAACTGCTCTGATACCACCGTTTGCATCAACTTCTGTTACCCAACCAAAGCATCCACGTGCATCATGTGAACCTGTAGAGTCATAGCTGTTATCTATAACAATACGGTCATGTATTTTATATCCAGTACCAGGTTTTGTAACTTTGATGTTTCTTACAGCTCTGCTTCCATATGGCTCACCAAATGGTAATGCATATGTAAATACATTATCTTTAATTGAGAATCCATAGTGTCCATAATTGTAATATAGACCAGATGGAGCATATATATTGTTGCCGTGAACAATAAAATTACCGCGCAACCACCATTTGTTTAGTTTACGTCTTTCATTAGGACCAAGGTCGCCATTGCTGAAATGCAGACCCATAACTCCAACCACAAATGTGTTATAGGAGATATCCATTACTGAGTCTGAATATGTATGAGTCAACAGCTCTTCTGTTACGCCATCATCGCCTGTAGCTAACGATTCACCAACTACAACTGATACACCATAGTAACCTGCTGTACCTTTATTCCATCTGTAGTAGATTTTAGAGCCACAGTGCGCATCCATTACTTTACGAGCACATGTACCAAAGTCATTATGTTCAGCGCGAATATCTGTCATTGGAAGCGATCTAGAAACCCACAATCCATAACCAGGGTCAATGTTAACACCAGTACCAGAACGAGAGTGTTGCACACTCCAATCTGGGTGTCCTACTATACCATCACATTCTAGACCAGAAATAACAATACGGTCTACACGATTTAAGCCAACAATACCTGTATAATTGTAACGTCCATTGCCGCCAAGTAGATATTGTCGTCTTGCAACCAGGCCGTTTGCCTCAGCAGTTTTAATATCTCCACGTCCAACAGATACACCATCAATACGGCCTAAACGTCCGTATACTATTGCGCCACCGTGGAAACCTTCTGCTAAGAAGTTCATAATTACAGTATCTTCATCGCCGAAGATTGTAATAGCGTTACCATTAGAACCATACTGCATTCCGCCCCATGTTCCCCATCTTTCAGCAGTAGTACCATTTTCTTGAGGGAATTCATGCTTACCTGTTTGTTTATTTATATAACCACCAGGACTAACTCTTGACCGACAATTTAATTCTTGTGCACTAAGTTTAGTTACAGGGTCGGCTTGTAATCCAGCATCGTTACCGTTTTCATACACACGGTCAAGAATATCTCTAGTGATAAGTTTAGTTAGCGCAGGAGTTTCTTGTATATTTTCTGTTATGGCAGAGTTATTATCAAATACTGATAAATCAATAGTGTAGTTAGAGGTGTTGAATCCAAACTTCCAATAACCCTTTGTTGCATAACTATTACCGTGATTAGGATGTTCTTCTGACCATCCATCTATAGGAGGCATAAACCCTTTTTTACCGCCCTTATATCCACGCTCTTGGAACCAACGAGTAGTAAATGTACCGAAGTCTTTAATAAAGTGATTACCGGAATTGTAACCATCATGAGATCCAAGATAGAATGCTGATTGACCAAGTTTCTTAACGATGAACATAGTGCCGTTAAAATCGATATACAGTCTACGTTTGTGATGTATATACACACATGGTTGCATTGTTCTAAGTTCTAACCCTAGATCCTCATGTCTCATTTCGCCAGCTTCTACAAGCTGCTTTTGTAATTGCCCACGAGTATCTGGCCCATCAGATTGTTCTACTCTGGAAACTTTTTTATACACGCCGTTTTCAAGGACTTTAAATGAGAACTCATCTACCATGTAGTTTTCGTTCTTATCAATCAAGAATCTAGATGTCTTTCTAGTCTTAACTATTGACCCATCAGGTATAGCATCAAAAGCCTGTTGTAGAATTATAGAGTGATTAGTTTCAGCATCGCGGCTTCTATTCTTTTCATAGAAACCAGAGATGATTCTTTCTTTTTCTTCGCCTTCAAACCAGTCTTCTAAATAGAAAACTTTATCTTCATCATGAAGTGGCCACTTAAGGGCCGCTTCATTTAATAAGGTTTGTTTACGTTTCTCTGCTAACCCTCTTGATGTTTCTTCATCATAGAAAGAGCTTTGAATTGTTTTAGGCAATGTTTCTTTAAGTTTAAATTGGTCTAAGCCTATTTTAAATATAGACTTATTAACCATTGCTTCATCAAATGCCATTATTTAAAATCCTTATTCAGTAAATACTTCTACACCAGGTTTAGGGTTTAGATCTTCGTCTAATTGTGCGTCACCATTCGCTAAGACATAACTGGTAAGCTCACTTGGGTCAACTTTAGGTCCAGATATGTAAAGTTTTTGTCCATTATCTTTTCTGATTATGTATTTATTTGGATTAGCTGGCTGAGCCGGAGTTGGTTCTGCTGGGGCAGGAGCTGCAGGAGTTCCACCTTGATCACCATTTCCAGGTGTTGGAGCTACTGGGCCTGGAGTGTTGCCAGGTTGTCCAGGAGTAGGTGCTGGAGCAGGGTTAGCTGGCTGAACTGGTTGTGCATTAGCTTTTTCAAGTGCCTCAACTTTAAGTCTTAATGCGCTCAGAGCTTCTTCCAAGCTTGTAGCTTTAGTAGCAGCTGTACCAGCTAAGGTTTTAACCTCATTAATAGCTAATACTGTACTTCCCTTAGCTTCTGTTTCCAGAGCAGTTAATGCACCAACTTTATCTTCTGCAGATTTAGCAGCTTCTTTTGCCTCACTAGCAGATTTAGCAGCTTCTTTTGCGGTGTTTGTAGCAGCAGACAGATCAGTTTCTACTTTAGTGATCTTACCTTCGTGTTCGGCGACTTTTGTTGCAGCCTCAGCAGCCTTACTTTCAGCTTGTTCGATCTTGCCAGTAGCTTCTGTAACTTTGATTTCTACTTCTGATGCTTTAGATACTGCGCTTGTAGCTTTTTGTTCAGCTTCTGTTGCTTTTGTAGATGCGGTGTCTATTTTACCAGCGGCCTCGGTTGCTTTTTGTTCAGCCTGAGCAGCCTTAGTTTCTGCAGCTGATGCTTTATTTTCTGCCTGCTCAATTTTGGTAGCAGCTTCATTTACACGAGCTTCAGCCTGTGAAGCTTTTGTTTCTGCTTCGGTAGCCTTAGTAGCGGCTTCTGTTACTTTACCGGCAGCCTCTGCAGCTTTGGCAGCAGTATCTGTTGCTTGTTGAGCTTTTTCACTAGCAGATTGTGCGGCTTCCAGTGCTTTACGAGCTTTGTCTTCGGCTTCGGTTGCTTTTGTGGTTACAATTGTAATTGCACCAGATGCTTCGCTTGCTGTTTTAGCGGCTTGAGATGCTTTTTCTGAAGCTTGTTGTGCAGCAGTGTTTGCAGCTGATGCAGTCTCTGTAGCTTTTGTAGCTTTTGTGCTAGCTTCTTCTGCGGCAGTTTTAACTCCTGAAACTATTTGATTTTTAATAGCCTCATCTGTTAGCGCTGTGCTTACAGCCCCACTAACTGCTTGCTTAAGCATTTCTTGATCTATACTTGCTGCATCTAAAACTGCTGTACCATCTCTAGCGGCAATTAATGCGCCCTGTTTTGACAGAACAGTTGATCTAGGTGCACTTGAAGTAATACGGCCATCATCTATGGCAGCTAATATGGCAGAGACTGTCTCTAGGCCAACTTTATCCAGATCAACTTTAGTTCCATTACGTGTAACAGAGATACCGTTTACAAAGGTAAAGCTGGTATCTTTAGAAGTTAATGTAACTTGCATGTTTTGTTTCCTGATTGTATTTTAATCTTCTTATATTAGACGACTTTAAATATTATTCTTGTTATTTCGGGTTTAGTATATGAATCTAAGGATTTCATATCTGCCCTTATCTTAACAGATTTAATAGAAGAATATCTACTACGCGCCAATACATACAGTTTTGAAACGTCGTCAGATGTTTGCAATTGAACACCGTCTTCTTTAGTGTTCAATTCAATTGTATCTGTTATTTCGTTTCCGAGTATATAGTCAAATGTATTAACAATAAGTACGAACATATTGTTTTCGTAATCGTTGTCATGTACAGTTGATTCTATATTATCTTTTTTGATAGTAAATGTTCCATTTGAATATGAAATTATTTCAACATTTGAATAGTCAAACAGTTTATTAAATTTACTTTTTGGAACATCTATTGTTAATAGGCCGCATCTTATTAATGTATCTCCGCTAAATGGTACGCCATTTATAAATACAGTGTCTTTAAAATGAACCTTTTTATCTTTTGTAACTATTCCTGTTATAGATATACTATCGCCATTATCTACAAATGGGTTAGATCCATTGTAGAATTTTATAAGATTGCTTTCAAACATTCCCTTATCAATAAGATTGGTGTATATATGTTTTCCATTAGATTCTGTAAATCTTGTCATTACACCAACATTATTATCTATAAAATCATTAATAGGAATTAAAGATCTTATTGTATAGTCGCTTCTTGATATAGCTCTTAATGGTTTTATTGTTTTATATATTCCGCCATCAATAGAGATCATGTAATTAATGCTTACGTTTTTATTTTCGTAATTGTCACATGTATCTATTGCTATGTACTCTCCGGCGGCGTTTATATCTATATCATTACTTTGGAATATAGTTTCAGTTTTGTATTTCTTCATAGCTATGAATATATGGCTAACATCCCAAATGTAATTGTATAGTCCATTATTCAAAGCTGTATGCCTAGAGAAATGAACAGATATTTTTACATATCTGTCGTTAGATAAATTAAATGACAAATCTAATTCATCCGTCAATATTTTATCACTGTTTAAATGATTATAATAGACCCCATCGCTACTAGTGTACACCGTATAGACATATGGCTTTTCTGTCTTTATTTGTATATTGTTGAATGAATTATATTCTGCGCGGTCAACTACAAATTCTAATGTTTTACTACCAGATAGTGAAGATGTACCAGTAACATTAAACGGCTTCATGATGTTTATTATTTCATCAGATTTCATAATTGGTGTATTGTCTGTACTTCTTATTAGACATTCATTAACACCAGTTATGTCAGACATTGTACATCTTATATGCTCTAATGTTATTTTAGAATTTGATATATCCTTATCGTTATCAAATTTGTCTGAACTGTTTACACCAAATATTTTACCATTTGATACTGATGCTGTTGTACTTGCAGAATTATAAGATTTATTAGTTGGAGTGTAATACACTATCTTTGTATATTTAGAATTTGATCTATCTGCTAGTGCGGCACCTTTTGCAGATGTAGACAACTTATTTATTCTGTTTCCTATATCAGTTGTATAGTTTAACATTTTTTCATAAATCTTATTTGCTTTTTCTGTCATTTCAGCAACTTTATCTTGATTATGAAATAATATTTTATGCCAATTCCAAAAAGTATCTCTAAGATTTTTATCAGTATAAACACCGTTACTTAATGATAACGGCGTTACATCTGATCTTTCAGTATTTATAGTAGATTCATTTATTGGCGAATATGAATCAAAAAGCCTAGATATTTTATTTAAATCCACTATATTATCCTATCACTGTATTTAATGTTATATTTGATACAACAGGAGTTTTGTTAATATTAATACTTATAGAATCTTCTAGTAAAGATAATACTGCATATGTATCAGAATCTGAAGGTTCTTTTATATTAATTGTTCTTCCAGATATATCGTATTTATCTTTAGCTACAGTTTCCATACTTTGACCCTCTATAAATACATTAGAGTACAAATATGAAACTTTTATATCTCCACTTATTATAGATTGGGAATATATGATTCCGTTATTATAATCAACAGAAAAATATCCAGTTCCCGCCGAAGATATATTAGTATCTAGTATTATAGATGTATCTATCAGGTCATGAGTTTTTGCATTATCAGCCAATGTTATATATGTCTGATTGTTTTCATCTGTCAATAAATAATCACCGGCATATATTAACTCTGATTCAGAATATACTTGCGTTTTGAATATATCAGTATATCCAACAAAGTTTAAATCAGAAAAGTGATCTATTAGTCTTCCCAGTGAAAACCTATTTACACCCTTTGGTATTTGAATCTCAATACTATTTCCTGTATTGAATTCATCTATACCGTTTATGAAATCTACTTCTTTTAAGAATGTAAATACTGATGCGTTTTTATATGAAAACTCTAATGACCCTTTTATTATCTGTGTCTTAGAAAGTTTGGCAACTTTTAAGCCATCATATTGATTTAATGATTCAGATGTTTTAGATAGCCTTACATCATCTGTATAGATATCTATACTGTTTATAGAGAAATCTGTATCTATGTCAAGTTTATTTTTTACAACATAGTCTACATTTATTATCGCAGAACTATTATGGGCAAAGATTTTGCCATCAACTATTGTGAACTCAGAATCTTCTAATTTAACCTCTGGATACTTTTTATTGAATTTCATATTTACTGGAGATTTCTCAGAAGAGAATGGTGCAGTAAATGTAAAGTAATCAAGAAGGTTAACTGGTTCTTCAGCTTTAAATGTATGAACTATCGTTCCAGATGGTCCATATAGGTATAAGTCTTTACTATATGGTTTAAATGTCCATTGGAAGCATGACTCAAAGAATCCTGATGTAAGATCTAAATCTCTATAGATATTGCCATCTGTAAGTCTATAAACACCAGCATGTTCATTAAATGATAGAACAACATTTTCTGAATTGGCTACCCTTATGTCTCGTCTTATAGGATTAGAATAAGAATAAACTTTAACTGATTCTGGTTCTATCGTATCACTAGAGATTATCTTGTATTTATTATCTTTCTCTACTCTACATCTTCTAGGCGTATATCTTACTTTTGTTTCACCCATGTATCCCATACTATCAAAAGATCTATACACATATTCATTGTTTCTTTTAATAGAAGAGATATAATCAGTTGTACCAGTTATATCTGAGTAAGATGTTGTTGTAATACTTCCGCCGTAATAACTATTCAATAACTTACCTAGTATATATTTCTCGCCGAGATCAAATGGTGAGACTATTACAGGATTTATTTTAGTTATACTTTGTGTATGTTTTTGAACCTTATTATCAGAATATGAGCTACTATATTTTTTACCAGAGAATATGATTCTTAAATATAAAATCCTTACTGGGTTTTCAGTAGATATTGAATCTTTAGCTATAGTATTGAAATCTAGATGCTTAGGCTTTTCGCCTATAGAGTATGGTGTACTTATGTCATACCATGTTGTAAGATCATGACTTATTGAGAACTGAAGATTATTAAAAGAGAATCCATCATTATTTATTTTTGCTGCTATGGACGCTTTTAAAATCTCATAAGCAGAATTAAATGGGCCAAATATTATCTCACCTGAATCAGCAACTGTAGTTATACCTACGGAAAGATTAGATATACCTATTGCAAATCTATTCCTTTTGCCATCAGAGATGTATCCATTATCCTGAACTATGGTTATTCTCAGAGTCTTTATAAAAGACTCATCTATTTGAACATTCCTTAATGTATCGTTTAGCGCTGTAAATGGAACTCTCTTAAAAGACTTTCCATCAGTTGATACATCTATAGATACTATCTCTGGAATGCTGACTCCAAAGTTTACATCTTTGAATGATATAAGATTTACAGGTGACAATTTTGATAGCTTTATAGTGTACACTGCTGATACAGGAAGGTTAAATCTTTCAACTTCAAATTGTGTATCAGATACTATTGAATCTTTATTATAGAATCTTGAATTCTCATAATCAGAAGAATTACCATATACACCAGATGTATTTACATCTATTGATTCAATTGTATATTTGTTGGAAACTTTTGGCTTCAGATAAACAGAGTTGTTTTTAATAACAACATTTTGTGATGAGTATATTACACTAGGAGATATATCATATTGTGTATTGCTATTCCCAGATATTGTTGCCATAGATAGTGACATATCTACAGCTTCGGCCATTTTATCTCTTAGCGCAGCAACATACTTAGCAAATTCTCCAACATTGCTAGTCATCTTATTATTAAGCTTATTTATGTCATATATTAAATTATTGCCGTCCTCTTGGACTTTATTGATTAATCCAGATTGCCAATTAGGATGATTTCCAACATATTTTTCAGATGTATTTAAAAAGTTATTCATCTAGATACAACCCCTATATATTTTATTATAGGATAAGATGATAATGTATCAAGAATTGTAGCTGTTATTGAGCATTCAACTTTGTATGTATCTCTATTTAATATAAAAATACTGTTGTTACTATTTATTGCTATATTCTCTGATATACTCTTCTTATCTGAGCTATCAATATATTTTGGATGACATATATAAATTGTTTCATCGTCAAATGTTTTTATATTTGTCGATTTAGAATACTTGCTTATTGCGCCATCCTTGAAAAATCTTATTTTATCAAACTCTATATTGCCATCTTTTTTATATATGAATTCTTTAGAATCACCGATTCCTATATTAATTGATTCATTAAATAGCGTTCTTCCGCCAGATGATATTCCCCTGACACTTATATCTGCCGAAACTATTACACCATTATTGTTATCAATTTTTATTATGGGAGCTATATATTCTTTACACAGTATCTCAACAGGCTTAGTTTTTAATACACCAGTATAATTACTTCTTATTCTCGAAATATCTACATCTATATAATCAGATATTTCTGTACCACTCGTGAAGTTACTATGCTCAAATACTATTTCTATTGCAATAGAATCTTTATGTAAACTGTTTATGTTTACTATGTCATCTATATAGAATGGATTTGTTATTATAGGGCTAACTGTACCGGCGCTATTTATAGATGATATAGATTTAATAAAAATATTAGATATTTTTGGTTTAAGTATTATCTTATTAAAGAATAATGACTCAGAAGAAAATGTTTTCTTTATTTCCATTATAATAATTCTTTCTCATCATAGCTGCTAAGTACATAACCCTTATCTGATAATGAATATATTACAGAATTGGAATTTGATGTATCTATCTCAAATAGTGAGTAGTATCCGCTATCTTCTGTAGACAAATTTAACAATTGAATAAACATATTGTTTGATTCTGCTAAGTCTATCTTTTTTATATATCCAGAATACCATTCTTCTAGTTGAGTGTCTATTCTATCTAGAGATTCTTTTAGAAATTCTACAGACGGATTTGCTTGTAGGGATACTCTTAGCAAACTTCTATTTATGAAATCAATACCAAGTCTATTAATATTGCCGCCAAGAAGAGATAGGTTTAATATATCGTTAACATAATTAAACTGCTGATTTTCAATAAACTTTCTCATATCTTATGCACCATAGTTGGGATTGAATCATTATAAACTACGCTTAGTCTATAGTCAGGCTTTATATCTTCTTTATTTACTATAAAGTACAACTTATCATCGTATACTTTCTTCGTACTCTTAAGTTTAGAATATGTCTTTCCGTCTATATAGACCATTTCATATTTTAACGGATCCTTATTTATAAATGCCGGATTTTTAAAATCAAGATCTTTTTGTAAGTCTTCGTCAACATATTCAACATCGCCAATATATTTATCTGCCGAATAGTCTAACTGAAATATCGCCTTAGTATCAGTATTCAGATACAGAGATAATGATCCATCTGTAGACATGCCGACGCTTAGTTCTGATACTCCAGAGTTAAAATACGATTCCTTTTCTTTCCCAATTAGGATTCTACAATATGCTAAATTAGGAATGTATATCTCTCTAAGTCCATGTCCGCCAGAAACAGGAAGTGATGGCCTCTTATTTAAAACATATTTAAGTTTTGACATATCCTTCATGCTTATTTTAGATATTTCTATAAAGTCCTCAGATAATTTCTCTCCAGTGTAAATATTTCCACTGTTTTCAGGCTTTCCTGATACACTCCATTTTAATGTAGTCTTATCTTTAAGATTTATCGCATACGGCTTATTATCTATCTTACTATTAGAAAATATAATAAAGCCAAAATAATCATAAGCATAATATCTTAACCCCTCTTTTGTTAATCCTATAGAGATATATTCTGAAGAATCAATAATGTATCTAGGTATTCTTATATTATTGGATATGAAATCATAATAATTATATGTAGCATAAACATTATCATAAGATATTTGTGATATCTCGTCTTTAAATCTATGCAATTTAATAGACCCATATTTTGGCTCTATTTCATAATTTTCAAGAGAATCACCTAAAATGTCTTTTACAGATGAGCCATCTTTCATAAAAGATATTTTAATTCCGGACTTTGACAGTCCTGAATGTTTTAATAGTATTTCGTTATTCGAGTATTTAGCAATCTCATTATTTACTTTTACTAGGTTTAGTCCATGTCGTATAGTGGAATAGTTAATACCATTTCTATACATAATGAAACTATTTATATAGATACTTAACATATCTGTATTGTATATTGAATATTCAGATATGTTGAAAATTGGAGTATCTAACACTTTATAAGACGTATTTGTATTTGTCCATGTTATCCTATAGTGGTCTTTGTCAAACACAGATTTAAATACTTTACCATCAATAGAGTATATTGATTCATAGTTTTTATATGAAGAATTTATATATACAGGATATGTAGTATCCGAATACTCCAATATTAGTGAGCCGTTCTTATAATAAGAAACATGAATACTATCATCATTGGTATATAAAAAATTAGAATCAGATATAGGTGTTGCACCGTTTACTAATATACGGTCGTAATCTTTAAATCTTATTGGTGTTTTTCTATATAGCGGTGTGCCGTTATCATATATGTCAGTTATTAATATGTTTTCTGAATTTGATCTTACAGTTACACCTTTTATATTTTTTGATACAAACTTTATAAACCTGTTCTCATTATCCTTAGAGGTATTTCTTATACTGAATAATGAATTTTTTAATGGTTTTGTATCTACTGCATAAATAGTGTTCAATGTATTATCCGATTGAACCAAATGAGGGGCCTTTTCGACCCCTCCTATTTTTATGTTATATGTGATAGTATTCATGTCGTTTTATTATGGGGCATATCTAGCTCTAGCGGCACGGATGTTCATCACTGCTGAGTTCTCATCAAATCTATTATTTGATCCTGGAACTTCAATTACCTGCATGTCACCTACATATAATGTACCTAAACAGAATATATCACTAGCGTTAACTTGTGAGTCTTCTATAAAGATATTGTCCATTACTGTATAGCGTTTATTAGATAAGCTTACAGCTTTTGTTGCTGCTGTTGAATTTCTTGATGATACCGAACCTATTACTTTGGTAGCTCCACCACTTAATTTATCTATTACAGCTGTTTTAGATGTTATAAGTGATGTTGGTCCATTAAGTGTTACAGAGTTACCCTCTATTGTCACACCTGATGTTTGAGTACCAGATATAATAGAACCTTTTATCGTTGCGTTGCCCGCAATTGTTATATCGTTATTGAATATACTTGATGCTGCAAATTGGTTACTTCCTGAGTTATCAGATTGGTTGATAAACTTAGTTACGTTCACTGTACCAAGTGTAGCTACTGATGTAGATAGTGTTGTTATGTCGCCGTTATAAGAAATAGTGCCGTAGTAGTTTACGTCATTATTAAATATGGATTTACCATCAACGACAAGTGCCTCTAACTTAGCTTGTCTTCCAACTGATATGCCGCCTCTAAATTCAGCTTGTGCATCAGTTCTAACAACGTTTGCTGTTAATACGCCTTGAATAGTTGTATTACCAGATGCTGTAAGAGCACCATCTATTGTGATAGATGAGTTGATATGTGTTTCGCCAGATATGTTTAAAACGTCTGTTATATCAACTTCTCCAGAGAAGATTGTTTTATTATTATTAAATTGAGTATTACTGCTCACAGTTAATATTTTACCATCTTCACCTAGAGCTATGCCACCCCTGATTATTGCTCCGTCGTTAACTTCTAATGAGCCACCAATCTTAGATATACCAGTTACATTAAGATCAGAACCAATATATATTTGCTCAGATGTAGATATAGTTTTAGCAGATAAGCTAGCAGCTGCAACTACTGGGCCTGCAACATCTATACTGCCTTTAATATTCGCATTGGATTGTAAATCTAATGTTCCTGTTACATTAAGGTCAGATTTAAATGTAGCATCATCATTTACGTCAACTGCGCCAACAAATGATGTCTTACCATTATTGAATATTGCATTGCCATTAACAGTAAGTTTGTCAGCTTCTTTAGAGCCTATTACTGCCTGACCATTAAATATAGCTTTTTCTTCTACAGTTAATGTTTTGCTTACAGATACTGAACCTTGTGCATCAAGATCTAATGTATTCAGTTTTGAAGAGAATCTACCTATATTTGCAACTATATCTTTTGTTGTCTCGATATTTCCACTAGAAGATATCAACCCTGATGAAGCCAATCCACCTCTAGCATCTATTGCTTCTGTTGTTTTAAGAGATGCGGCAGATATCTTTTCTATTATAGCATTAGCTGAGTTTATTGATCCTGTAACTCTTACATCACTAGCGGCAGTTATTACACCTTCAAATGCTGATACACCAGCAACTTTAAGTGAATCGGATAAATCAACCGGGCCGGATAGTATAGATCTAGATTTAATAAAAAGTTCATTACCTTTTATACTGTTACTACTATTGATTGTACCATTTACATTTAGGTTAGAGTTTATACCTACATTTTCTGTAAATGAAACATCGCCAGTGAATCTAGAAGTACCTTTAATATCCAGTGTGCCAAATGTACCTTTGCCAGATACATTGATATTCTCTGAGCTTATATCTCCGGCAACAGATGCATTACCAGTGACACCAAGATTTTCGTCTACAGTAATACTACCAAATGCTTTTATATTGCCTGTTGTAACAGTGCTGTATGTCATAGATTGACAGTCTATTGCACCACTTCTGGCATCAACAAATACTACACCGTTTTTAGATTCTACAACCATCCATCCTGGAGGACATTCTGTATCACTACCAGTAACGTATACTGCACCAACATCTCCGAAGTTTACACCTCTTCTCTCTTTTAGTGATGATACACTTACTGTAGCTGATTTAAAGTTACCTACAGATGCATGTATATTAGACTTCGGCCATGATGTTAGATTGTCTACCCTCGTCGACCCTGCTGGTGTTGAGTCACCAAATCCGTATGATATACCTCCTTCTACTTGAGGAACTGTACTATCTTTCAGGAAATATATATCGCCCTTACCGGCCTCTATATATGTGTCATGGTCAGTAGGAGTAGATGCTCCACCATTCTTAGCAGAGGTGTACATATTCATATATGGATTATATGTGGCATTCTTATTTTGAATACCTGTATTCTTACCGCTACCGTTAAATACTACAGGCTTTTTAGATGTTACAACTATTGCATCATCTTTTTCTGTTAATGTTGCACCCTCTTGTGTTCCGAATAATATCTTTCCTTCGCCTTTGATATTAATCGTTTTAGGAGTCATGTTTTCAACATTAATGTTGGATAGGTCAACATCTGAGCCAAATGTTATTTTATTTCCAGAATCTGATGATACATTTACATTGCCATCTGAATTTGCAAATTTAACACCGCCGATTGTTAATGTAGAACTAGGACCTGTTATACCTATATTGCCAGATGCAACTATTGTATCTATATCCAATGCCTTAGCAATTATTTTGCTAAGTCCACCCTCTGAGTTTACAAATTTAGCTACACCATTTTTAGATTCTATATTCAATGTGTTTGGCAATGAATTCTTATCGCCAGTTGAATATATTTTGTTGCCGTCTATTTCTAATGCTGTTGCATATGAATTGTCTGGGTTATTTGGATTGGCATGTGTTTCTATTTTTAATCCGTTTTCAGAACCATATAATTTTAAGCCTTTAAATGCGAAATCATATAGTAATGAAACTGCATCAGATACACTGCCGAAGTAGATCTTTCTAGAATTGCTAACAGTATTATTATACAAGTTGTGAGGGTCAGATGAACCAATTAATACATCACCTATAATGGCGTTATTAAAGTTACCATCATTGTTTTGTATATAACCCTCCCTATTGAAGTATTGAGGGTGGTCATCACCTTGTATATTTGACATACCGTATCTTCTATCAGCCTGGTTATATCTACTTGCTCTTAATCCTGATAGTGAACTGTGTAATACTTGAGCACCAAGTTCTTCGCCATTGTGTGAGTGATTGAATGCAAATTTGAACAATAGGGATAATGAATCTGCTACTGTCCAGTTATTTACTGATAGAACAAATGTGTCTGAAACGTCTACACTTATTGATGTCTCAAATCTATATTTGTTCGGCGCCATTAAGTATACGTTAGCGTCATCAAGTTTTTGATACTCGCCATTGAATAGTTTCCATACAGAAACTTCTTCTTTTGGAGCTAATATTGCACCAGTTGATGAGATAAATTTTGTAAATTTATCTTTTAATACAAAATCTACATTCTTCTGATAAGTTGTCTTATCGTATGTATTTGATGATGCTATTGTTACTTCATATACTCTATCAGATACTTTTGTCACAGAAGGCTTAGGTATTTTATTTTCTGCAAGTAAAGATGGAGATGGTATACAGTTTGGCGTAAACCCTGATCCATATTCTGAACCTGGATATGTTCCTTTGTAACTTACTGTGAATGATCCAGTAGGATTTTTAAGGAATAAAAGTTTTCTTCCTATTACAGAATATTGATTATCCTCTTTAAGGTCGTTTACTTCTACCTTTATATATGTTTTATTATCAGATGTTCTTATTGTAAGATCACCTACAGGAATTAAAGTAAGATAGAAGTCATTTATACCGACAGAGCTAAATGAATCTGTATAATCTGAGAATACTACGCCAATAGGGGTATTAGGAGAGACCTTTGAGAAGTCACCTATAGATTCTGATATAGATGTTTTATATGAATTTTCTATACCAGTTCCATAGCCATTTACATCACCGATTGTGTTTTTAATATTTTCAACATTAAGTGATACCTCATTTATAGCCTCTATAGCATGCTGAGGGGTAAGAGCACCACTATCTAAATGTAAATTTGCCATTGCTTTTCCTAGCTATTCTTTATTACGGCGGACATGCCTTTTATGGCATTGTCGCTAAATAAAATATTTGTTTTTACTGTCCCTAATGGGATTTCATTCTTGTTATAGTTTACACCATATACATTTAGGTCTACTTCTCTAGAATAAAGAGCATATAACCCTATTAAGTTATCTCCATACTCTGACACAACAGATGATAATGCATCCTCATTTATCTTCTTGTCTCTTATGTATATAGTTTTTGAATTAGGTATTACAGATGTATACGAAACATTTATGCTAGTTTGTATATCTCTATACTTAGGAATCTCTACTAAGTCTGGTGCATAAAATTTAAACTCTACATCTTTATCATCTTCTGTTTTTATAGTTATTCCGGACTCAGATGCACATGATGGTAGATGTACAAATTTATGAACTTTTTCTTTTTGTATCTGTAATGATACACTACCAGATGTTGACTGTTCTGACTCCACCTTTTTAGTAAAGCATATATGAGCTAATCTTAGGTCATCATTGTATTCATTTTTAAATATACCATAAATACTAGATAGTCCGCCAGTTTTATATTCCGGAAGTTCATACTTGCCGTCTTTAAGTTCAATTTTATTTATTAGTAAACCTATATCATTAGGCAGTGAGGCATACAAAATCTGTTCACTATTTGATGTGTAAAACTTAGGATTCTTTGCTGATATTCCATTTATATTTATCTCTGTATCAGATGATATAGAGTATCCTATATATTCTTCAGGTATAGATAATTTTAATTCCGAATAGGACGATCCATTATCATCAAATGTTATATCATCTATTGTTTTAGGGATTATAAATGCCTGATTATCATATTCCGAAAGGGATAAAAGGTTTATCTCATTAGTAGGAGTTATAGAGTCCTTAAAGTTTATATTTACACCAGTATCGATTTTAATTTCTGGAAGTATGCCATATATAATATTAAGATTATCATATGATCCGTCTATATATATTATACCGTTTTTATTATCAACGGATTCTATTGTAATAAGCGTTAGTGAATCATCAAATACTGAAACACTAGGATATATTGGGAAGTATTTTGTGTGTAATATAGTTTTGCCAGCAATCTTTTTAAGATGTGGCTTTTCTGAATAAGCAAGTATATTATCAGATGTTATATTATCCTTATATAAGACTGACATATTCGTGGCGGCAGAGTCTAGTTCTTCTTGTGTATATAATCCTTTGCCAGCGCCTATAAGTTTTGGAGATATAGGCTTATCCATTTTTATAGACATCTTAAAATTATTATCCGGAACAGAATAAGAATTTGTTATATAGCTATATACTCCATCCATTGGAATATCGCTATTGTCTATATATGTATACGGACCGCTTTTGCCTCTTTTGTATATTTTATATATGCCAGATTTATCTTTATCTCTAGAATTTATAAATACACTGTAGTCGAAAATTATATTACCAAACTCAAAAACTATTTCATTATTTTGAATTTTAGGAAAAAATGAGATACCTGTTGTATTAGGTATAACAGTTTTATCTGAAACCCAGTAGCCTCTATATATCCTATTTTCATCTATTGATTTATCCCATCCAAATTTAGTATGCTCTGGAGACTGAGATAAATCTTCTGCTAACTTAAGGTATCTTGAATATGGAATTTCAGAAAAACCAATATCCATTTCTGGCTGTTTTATATAAGAGTTAGTTCCCCTTATGGATATATTATATTGTATAGTTGGCATTTGATTCACCTTTTACCATTCTATTCCAGTCTATAACAGACTGTTTCACCTGAGGGATACTATATATTGATTCTATATCTCTTATTATATTGGTATCTGACATATTCAAAATAAAGTTTTTAGCATGATGACGAAAGCTTATGCTTTCTCCATTCTTTGATGAGTCAGTTATAATTTTACCATTTATAATAGTTTGCTTTTCTATAGGTTCTATTTTTACATCATCTTTATAAGAATATGGAATCATTGATATGAGATTTTTAGACTTATTAAGATATATATCAAAAGGAGACCTATCTATTACCGACGTAACAATATCTACATTAGAAGAATTTATTAACATTATCGCAGGTATGTGTTCCATACCTTTGTATACTTTTACATTAATATTTTTCTCTTTCAGATGTTTGTATACATCACCTATCTTTTTGTTTGATAACTGAAGACTTTCTCCGTCTACAATAATCTCCCCATCATATACAGAGATATACCCTGCAAAGTTTTCTATTAACAATGCAGGATATTTTTCTCCTATATTATCGCTATAAGAAGTATATCTTTCGCTTCTTTTAAATGGGTTTATATCATATTCCCTAAGTTTAATCATGTTAACTCTATACTCTTATAATCTGAATCTAAAACTATCTCATTTTCATCATACTGCATACATATATGTCTGATTGGCTTAGCAGAGTAGAATTTGTTATCTATCTCAAAATACAATTCCCTATTGAATACAAACATATCTGTTACGCCGCCCATAAGCATCATATTATTTGATTCGTCTTGATATGCAGCAGCGTAGAATACTTTATTATCCAATGTGGTAACAGAAAATATATAAGGCATCGTATTTGTGCATGGAACAGAAAGATTAATTATATCAGCTGATGATACAGAACTTATCCATGTATTTTCATCATTAGATAATTGTCCAAATTTATTTAAATAAAATACATCATCACCGTTGTATAATGTTATTTTTATTTTATCGCTTCTGTATCTCTTTGCTATATCATGAGCAAAGATTCTACATCTAACATTATATCCTATTTTACTTTCTTCCTCTTCGACAAATATAAATGGATTATTGTTTAAACTACCATTTGTATTTATTAGATCATACATAGGATATGGCTTATATGTATTAATCCATCCTGCCTCATCTAGCGATATTATGTCTGATGAGTTAGTCAAGTAAATAGATTTCAGATTTGATTCTGTGTCAAATCTTATTTCTTCACTTCTTACTATACCGGATTGATCATATATAACTATTGATGATCCATCGTACTCTAAATGTGGAGATATAAAGTCTCCGTATTTATTTGTTATTCTTTTTGGAGGGATTACTTCTGAATCAATAGAGTGGTGTTTTGAAAGGTTTAACTTGTCAGATATTGTAATATAATTGGGTGTTTCTATTTTATAAATGTATTTGTATTTATAAAATGTTTCAGATGATGACTCTTTATTTACTCTTAATGTTTCTATTATTGTTTCGCCATTTGAATCTGACCCCATTATTACAACATTAAATATTGATTGGTTTTGTTCAGCTGGCGATATGTATAATGTACAGTCTGTTGATAATTTTTTATCAAAGACTTTTGTTCCTGGAAACATTGATTCATTAAAAGAATTTTTATTTAATGATAGGTGAGTCTCTGTGAGCTCAAATCCTGTTATAGGGAATTGAGTAAAGAAGTTTGATGTAAATGATCCAGCATAGTCTATATCTCTTTTGCCTATTAGTTCAACTCTGCCGTCCAAATGTTTTATTCTGTGCGTTTCAGCTTTTATTGACTTATATTTGCCAAATGATGAGAGTCTATAAATTTTATTATAGCACTCCAAATCATTATTCCTGTATCTCTGTAAAACAAGATTACAAACTTTATCTATATTTGAATTTACTATATCTGAAAATGGTAATAGAAATTTAGATATATTAGAAAAGTTATTATTAAATGGGGCAGACCATTGAGCAAAGTATTTAGTCAATATATTAATTGAGTTATTTTGCTTGATCATATTATTCCGATTCTTCTAGCCCTATAGATGTAGACTGACTTAATGCACATATTGCTGTATCAGGAACTGCAAAATCACCAGTGGATATATCTGCTATTGTTCCATATACATCAGAACGAATTATTATATGTTCTATTTCTATATTTAACCCATAAGTATTTAATTCTTTTACCAGCTCTTCAAAATTAATATTTCCAGTTATCAATGGAGTATATATAGAATTAAAAGATTCATTTATGGCTGACATAGCCATACTTGATGTTGTGTTTTTATATTTAAAGTACACATCAAGAAGTAGCACTTCCGGCATTAATACGTCAAATGATTGCTCTGATGATGAAAGATAATCTAATTCAGATAATATTTTAGATTTTATAAACGAGTAATTTTCATCTACAAAGTTTTTAAGATAATTATCTGTTGTAACATAAATGTAAGTTTTACTGTCATTAGGTTTTCTAACTATCTTGCTCGACCTAACAGTGGGGATTCCTGAAAGTATTCCTCTTATAGAATAATCTGACGATCCATGTACACGCATTTTTGCGTATACAGTTCTTCTTCTTAGACTGTCGTCTGATTCTTCTGATAGGTTTGTATAGATGCTGCTGCTTATAGATATAGAAACACCTATAGTTATAGGATTTGATTCATCAGAAATATCTATCTTCGTTCCATTTTTTATATCAGTTGAATCAGATGTAGTTATACGAACTGGAAGAGGAATAGACGTTTCATTATGTGATACATAAACATTTTCTGTTACCTCTATTGATGTACCACTACCAAATAAAAATACTTTGCCGGCCTCTATTATTATTTTACCATCCATGTATTTAGGGAACTGTGATCCATCATTCATTACTAGATTGACTATGGCATCATCTTTTGAGATATACACATCAGAGTATATATTTCTTACAACTCCAAATTCGTATGCGTTCTTGGTTAGCAGATCGCCAGATGTGTATTGTGTATGTGTAGAATTAATTGCGGCATTAGAGTATGCAACAAGGTTTACAGCTGTATCTGTTATCGCGTCTGTAATATGTCTTACTACGGTAGATTTAGAGGTATTGTTTATACCAGTATTCTCACTAATTCGCGCAGATATTTCCTGAGTCATTAACTCTTTATTAGTTAACTGATCATACATAAGAAACTCCGGTTATAGGTGAAAATACTATATTCACCTCTGATTGTTTATTTCTTGTAAATTGATAGTCTGTACCTACTGCAATTTTAAATAGAATTCTTTGTCCATCTAATACGTAATTTATTTGAAAATTATCTCCAGAAAAGAATTTATCTTCTGTAAATGAATTCTTAATACTGGTAACAATTTCTTTAGCCAATGATTCGGTTACTGGTCTTCCTATAAATTTATGGAGATTAGCTCCATAAATATCGTATAGGTACATATCTGATGTTCCTGACATTAATCTATGTCTAGCATTGGTTAATGCTATCATATTTTGATTTGACGATGTGTATATATCTCCATTTGATAGGATTATATCACCATAGTCGTCAGTTATTATATCTCTACCTATCTCTTCTATTAGCATTAGAATAGTCCTGTAACCGTACTTAAGACTACACCATTTATAGCTGATTGTATTCCTACATTTTTTGTTGGAACAGTTATTTCAAATGTTGGTACAGGTGTAATCATTGTAGATGGAATGCCTGATACTGCAACAGGGTTAAATTTATAGAATCCTCCGAACACTACAGATGTGGGCGGAGATGATACTGACATTGGACCGTTTACAAATACGCCATAATCTTTATGTGTAGATATAGACATACTACCAGACGATATAGATGTTACATCTTCTCTTAGGTCTATTAATGTCGTACTGTCTGGAGATGGTCTTATTAGCATTATGTTTTACCCGTAAAAACAGTAGTTGGCATATAACATTCTTTTGTTCTTATTGTTTTATAACTATCAGTTCTTACAACACTTGGGTCGACTTTCTGTTCAAAGTCTATTATATCTTCCATATGCGATGGTGTAGCTATGAACATATTTTGAGATTCCCCATATGTTCCTACAAATCCTTTATGGAATGTTGTGTCATATACTTCATTGGATAGTTTATTGAAATTTTCAAGTATACCGCGATTCTTTAGTTTGTCTTTTAATCTAGAATCGAATATCTTGTCTTTATTTGAAAGTCTGTAATCAAACATGGCGCGTCTAGATATAATCCTAGCATCAGAATTCGCCATTAATATACAGCCAGTTGGAAATCCTTCTTTAGTGAAGAATACTTGAACTCTTGCCCCTATTAAGAACTTAGGGTCTGATATTTGTGTAGCATAGGTCATATTTATTGGAATTAGAAGCTCTGCCATAGTAGCAGTATGTTCTGGTGCACCTTTTGGAATTCCAACAAGATATTGTCCACACTGAACAGGATTCCCCATCATGTCTGACAGGGTTTCACCAACTAATCTAACAACAACAAATATTTGAGAACCTTGGAGAGATACTGTTTGTATCTCTCCAATCTCTGAGTATGCCATTGAAGCTAATGTATTACTCATATTAGTCAGTCGCTATCGAATATAGTATTCTAGCCTTTGTTGAGGCTTTTGTGTCTTTTGTAGCTCCCCACACTTTAGCTAAGCTTTCCCATGTGGTTTTAAGATTTTTAACCTGCAATTCTATAGGACTTAATTCATCATTCCATCCTAATAGTCCTGCTGTATATTCTTGTCCATATACAGTCAAAGGCATCTTCATTAGTGCTCTGTGTCGCATGGTTATTCTCTCTTTGTTGGCTTCCCAAACATTTTTAAGAATACCCCATACAGCTATAACAACTGCTGCTACTACGATAGTTGCTGCTGCTGTTGCTATAAGTCCACCAGTACCAATGCTAGCAGCAAGACCAACAGTTCTGACACCGTTTATAACAGTTGCTATTGTTCTGCCTGCTGTAGCTACTCTTGCCCAGATTCCTCCTAGTGCGCCTTTCATTGAGGATAATCCTCTAACTATGAAGCTCACCTTACTGAATCTTGCCCATCCTGATGCTACATGACCTACTATAGGACCCCATAGTGCAGTAGATACATAAGATGCTGCTGTTTTAAGTAACATTGCAGATGCTGCTGCAGCTGCTAATGATCCTGCTGTTGCCCATCCTACGTCCCAGAATCCTATTTTGGTTGGAGCTATGGATAATTTGCTATACATCTCACCAGTAGGTGATGAGTTAACGGACACTAAAGCATATTCTCTTTGGCCTTGTGCAAGCATCGAATAGAACATACCTAGTTTTATGTATAGTGATGAATATAAATGTGTTGCAGGTTCAACAAACATTCCTGGTGTAATTATTGTAATATATCCGTCGTCTTCAGTCAAGATATGTTGAACTTCTCTACACTTCATTACACCACTCATTTGTCTTAATGAGTCAGAAATGTATGCGTAATCGCCTGGTGCTACATCTGGATTACCAGATATGATTACACTGCCTGTGTACATCTTCTCAAGTTCTTCAAGAAGATATCCTTGACCAGTTTTGATTGCCATACCTTCCGTATTTAATGTACTGTCAGTTAAATACGATGATTTAGTAAATGCCGGCATTAGTCCGCCATTAGACTTCATGTCGAACATTTTGTTTTTACCAGTGCCAAAATCACTTGGCTCTGTACCGTATTCGACATTAGCCTGTGTTATCACATCTTGATTTAATCTAAGCTGATTACTAATTATATTAGTTGCACTACTAAACATATGGAAGTTTGTAGCAGGGACCCATGCAGTAGAATCTATTGTTTTAGATTCCATTACTGAACTTACTACATCGGCGACTTGTCCTGGATTGTCTCTTAGAACTTCAAATTTAGCTGTTGTTTCTTTTTGTCGTTTCTTTATACCGTCTGTGCTATTTACTGGAATACCAAGGCTACCTTTTACATTTTTAGCATTTGCGACTTCTTCTACTTCCTGTGTATGTTGACTATCTTTGTCTAATAGCCCTCCGTTAATGTTCTCAAATACTTCTGATGCAACAGAGTGTGTAGTTTCATATCCTACCATTAGCTGCTCTTTGATCCCTGTAAATATGGTGCATCTTGCACCTATATTTTTTATAAGAGCTACTGATGATGGGAATAATCTTCTACCTGTTGTTATTACATCCCATACTGTCTTATTCAATACTGGGAAGTTAACGAAGTAGTCGTTAAGAGAGAATGGGAATAAGTCGTTCCATTCTGTAACGAAGAATCTGTCAACCATGTCAACGTTCATTAACCAGAAGTTTTCTAGATGGTCTGTTGGACCTTTAAAATCATAGAAGAAGAATTCACCAGAAGATGAATTCCATAAAGAATTAGACAATGAGAATCCGCTTTGACCAGATACACCTTGTGCAGCTGTACCAGATGAATTTGTATCTACATCTTCACCAAGTATTTTAGGGTTAGCACCAAAGTGTTGCAGCCTTGCGTTTTTAACTATTCTTGCAACTGCTGCTGATATGTATCTACCAGATGTATCACTAGCGAAAGTAGTAAATGGTAATACATCACCGGCGAATATTAATTCGTTTTGCAGTTCCCTTCCGTAACCCTCTGCAACTACTCTTACAACATCTCCACCATCTGTTTCGGTTATAAGCCCGTTAAATACTACAGGGAGATCATCAATCTTATTGCCGTATCCCATTCTTATTTGAACTTTGTTACCGGCCTTAAGTCTTATTTGGTCCATTGCTACAACATTGGCAAAATCGCTTCCTAAAGATGTTAAATCTAATTTAGTATTACCAAGTTTGTCTGCAGTATTGTATCCAGTAGTAGGGTCTGTTGACGTATTCAAAGAGTTAAGAACTTCAAAGTATGCAACTGCAACAGGGTTATCCTGGTTTGCCATTTCTACACGAATATTTCGTACAGTTGATATTTCATAATATACAGCTTCAACACTTGTATTTATTAATTTAAATAAAGTGTTTTCATTGTTACCATGTACTAGATATACCTTATATGTAGGGATGAGTTTTTCTAATCCCCATGTGTAATCTTTTACCATATTTGATATTCTAGCTTTTCCTTGTAGATTAGGATCCCAAGGTGTAGGGTCAGTATTAAATTCAACTGCCTCATTATTACGTTGTACTGCTACATTATCGTAATAGTTTGACGTATATCCAGCAGCGTCTCTGCTAAAAATACCAACACCGGCATTACCTTTTGACACAGCGGCTGAGAGTGACATTGCAACTCTACCGTATTTTTGCCTAGATGTATTATTGCCATCTCGACTATCCTTACCTTGTAACGCTTTCCATCCTGCGCTATGTCCACCGTTATGTGACATAGCTACTGCTAATACCTTATCCTGGAATGATAATTTACTCCAACCAGGTTTAGCTGATAGATAATCTATATTTTTCTGAGTGTATAGTACAAATGCTTGATCTTGTAATTCTCTGCTAGATATAAATGCTTTATATCCGCCAGGAATTGTCCAATACGAATCATTGTATAACGAAGATCTATTTCTTGGTGCTGTTTTTCTTATCCAGCCGATATCCATAAGTCCTTCTAGACCTATCTGATACATTCCTAGATATGATTCATTACCAGAAGGATTTAGTCTTCCTCTTGACTCGATTGCTGCTATTGATCCTGCATAGCTCCTTAGAAGTGTACTATTTATAAGTGATGTACCTTTTTGACTTGTGAAGCCAGAACTAGATGCTGCTGCTATACCTTTTAGATCTCCGCCGCCAAGACTGTAGTCATTAAAATCTGTAAATGGCTGATATCCGTTTGCAACAACAGATTGCATAGCTGTAGATTCTTTTGGTAAAGCTATTCCGTCTTTTGCTTTAGGCTTCTCAAGTGTTCCTGGGGTTATGCCCATACCTATTGCTGATTGACCATTTGTTCCAGCTATTGCTGAACCAAGGTCTTCCCACCAGCTTTTCTTTTTACCTGATTCAGGAAGATTACTGCTAGGAGCACCTAATCCATTTATTGATCTATGGAATGCTGCAGGGTCTACTGGTGTACCATTTATATTTACTTGGTAATGTAAGTGTGGGCCTGTAGAATGACCAGTGCTGCCGCAGAATCCTATTAGCTGTCCAGCTATGACAGGTTGTCCTGGTTTAACTGCGAATGCGCTTAAGTGCATGTACCATGTAGTTATACCACCAGCATGTTGAATATAAACAGAATTACCGCCTCTACCACGATTAGATGCCACTGTTACCCTACCAGTAGCTGCTGCATATATTGGAGTGCCTGTTGGGCCTGCTAAGTCTATACCGTGATGGAATCCTCCGCGTCTCATACCGAAAGGAGAAGATATTCGAACATGCTTCATTATTGATGACAAATCTTTTAGCCACAATCCTGATCCTGCACGAACACCTAGTTGAGCACCCTTAAGTGTACTTGCTGTAAATTGTCCATTTACACTATCTACACTACCAGCGGAAACTGTGCCATCTGGATTTATTGTTCCTGATGACGCAACAGCATTAACTTTTGTAAAGTTACTGGTTCTATCTGTACTGTTTCCTGGGCCGTTCACCATTGCGTTGGTGTCTTCAAGTATTTCATCTATAAGTGGAGATGATTGTTCCCACTTAGCCATTATCTTATCACCATCAAATATTTGCTGGTCGTATACGAAAGGTAATGCAGGTAAATCTTTCCATGAGCTATATTCATCTGTTGAAGGGATGTCATGGAATATTTCATTATACTTCATATCTGGGATTGCTTCACCAGAAAATGATGTACTGCTTCTATGAGTTTTATAATAACTCTTTTCTTTTTCTAAGTCTTTTGATAAGGCATCAATAGTGTATTTATTAAAAGAACTTCCAAGCGCGCTTTTATATGCAGATGTAACTGCTTGCTCAAAATTTCTTAAACGTTCCCTTAAAACCCTTTCCTCAGATGGAGTAGCTGAATGACTTTTTATAGCCTTAATATATTCTTTTATGAACATTGTAGATTTCTCTGTATCTGTCATATTAGAATATTTTCTACTTCTTAGCATAGGTTCTAAGAATAAGCCTACATCGGCGGTAGGGTCTTCTGCCTTCTTAACAGAAGAGTCTATATAAACTTTATATTCTTCAATAGCTTTAACTATTGGCTTGTTTATCTTATCAAGTACATCTTTTAATGCTGATGTATTTGCACCCTTTTTATATTCTATGCTTGCCATAGCAAGCAGATCTCTTATAGTTTCTGCTTGCGCTATTATGTCGTTGTAAGCTTCTTTATTTGATGCTTTTACAAATTTACTATTTTCAAGGAAATCTGTCGAATCAGATTCTATAAAAGAATAATTGTTTGTAATAACATTATTCATGTTTCCAGTTGTAGAAGACTGAGATGAATCTATTATTACATATTTAACGCCCATAGCATTAACAATAGGGTTCTCTATTGCAATTACATCTAATCCTTTTAATGCTGGATATGTAACTCTTATATTTTTTGTAAATTCATCTACGCGGTCAATAGCCATAGTAGCTGATGCCGCATCCATACCTTCTTCATGATTTGTTATAGTAGATATGTTTATCTCTGTGGGGGAGTGTCCTAAATATTGGCAATATGGATAACTGAAATCCTGTATTGTTTGATTTGCGAATCTATTTCTTCTTCTTATATTAATAGATTGTATTGCTATGTTATCTTTATTTTTAGAAGAATTAGTGCCGCCGATTAGTTCTCTTTTCCAGCCTACATTTATTCTACCGGTTTCATCAAATCTAACTTCTTCATCTGATTTAACTTCTGATATGTTGGCATTAGTTTGTTGACCGTCTTTAGCATCTGTACCAGATAGATCAACCTTTTTAAGTATTCTAAATGTTCTTGCCTCTTCCCAGCATAGGTCATGAAGTTCTCTATGCAGCTTAACTGCATCTGTAAAAACAATAGGGTATCCAAGATACAAATCGAAATCACGATTGTACCCTTGATTTATTATTTGTGTTTTGTATTGGTTTACATCCGACTTGTAGAAGTCTACAAGTTTCTTCATTAGATTAGAATCGCCAGGATTCAATTCATATTCAGTTTTGTATTTTTTAGAGCTTTTAGATTTTTTAGAGATAGATTTAGAATTTGTTTTTGACTCAGCTTGCTGATTGAAAGATATGAATTTTATTGTTTTTGCTAGTGGCTTCCAGTTTATAGTTTGTAATCTTAATGAAACGAAAGCCATACCCTGCATGTTGTCTGATGAACCTAATTCAATTTCATATTCATGCAGTGCGTACATGAAGTATCCGTCACCAATACTTAAGCCTAGCATACTTAAGTCTGATGTCCCCATAGCTTCACACCTTATGAACATATATGGGAATGACCTACATATAGATATAAGGTCACACATTTCTTCGACACTATCACTTTTAGACAAATCGAATGCGAAAGTCGCCAAATGTAGCGACTCCGCAAATCGAGATTTAGATGTCAATACAGATGTGTCCCTTAAGAACTCGTTTTGTGTTGTATAAAATTTATTAACTTTATCAACAGAAACTGGTTCTATATCCAATATTCCATTTATTGAAAAGGTAAATCTTGACATTTGTTATTCCTAATAATTTTGATTCTGGAACCTTATTGTACTTCTTGATGCAGAATCTCCTTGAAGCATACTTCTTAATGACTGCTTCAATCTGTCGTTACTTCTATTATCTATTTGATATCCGGCAACTAATACAGATTGTGCTTGTGCGCCATCTGTTATGTATGCAGAATTGTTTTCTATTACTGGTAATGTTGGATTTGTTCTAGCAGTAGGAGAATTGTACATAGGAGATGTTGTGGTTGGAGATTCAGCTCCAACAGTTAAACCTACTATACCTAAACCAAGTCCGCCTAAGAGTATTGATTTCTTATTAGCTTTTATAGTTGAAATAATTTGATTTCCTATATCAGTAGCAGTATCAATAGTAGCATTAGTTGCCGCTTTTGACAATACTTCTTCGCTAAGATTAACCTCTCTGGCCGTTGATTTTGGTATTCTTGGTATAGCAGCTTCAATCTTATCTGCCTCTTTACCAGAGTATTTTGAACCAACCATATTAGGACTATTTATAGTTATATCCGCGCCATGTGTTGAAACGGCATCGCCTATAAATTTGCCTATATCTACAAATTCGTCAGCACCAGTAAATATTTCAGGGATAACGTTTTTAATCCATTCCCCTATTTCGTCATATGATGCGAATCTGCTTTTACCTGCTGATTCTCTCATAGATGCAATAGTTTCAAGAAGTGAGTTTGCATTTGAGCCTGTACGTACAGTTTTAAGTACGTTCTCTTGCATGGCACCAGCTACAGCCTGTGCCATAAGTGCTCTTTTATTTATAGATTCCTCTATAAGTTTTCTAGATGGATCACTTACGCCTAATGCTTTTACAGCATCTGATAAATCAGATCCTCTTTTTCTCTCTATTGCTTGAGATAGAAGTTGTTGGAATTCTGTTATCTCTGCCGCACTAAACTTACGTTGTTGAGATTTTACCTGCTTCAAGATATTCTCTTGAAACTGATCTTCTGCTACAGTTTTTGCTCCAGACTTTAATGGGTTCACTACACCATATTGTTCCATCTCGGCCATTTTGGTGTTAAACGTTTTTAAGAAACTCTTTTCATTGACAAATATATTATTTTGTAATGACATTAAATCTCTTAACTCTTTATTAACCTTGTTATTATTAAGATCGTCTGCCCTGAATACATGGATCTTATCGTCATCAAGGTCCCCAGATGCCGATGCTAATTGGTTTTCACCCATAGCGATTACTGTACCCTTTTGCTTTATAGATGGGTCAACAAAAAATGTTACAGCCTGTGCGCTAAGTGAACTAGATGCAGGAGTACGTATTGCTAATCCTAGACTATCTTTGATGGCATATGGAGTTTTTGATTTACGATTTAGTTTAAACCCAAGTGACCTTGCAGTCTCTTCATTTATGAATACTGCATTACGTCCAGCTTTTTCTTCCTGAGCTCGTATTATCTCTGCCGCCCCTGTTAATGATACAGCAGTAGCGGTTACACCATTTCTTGCAGTTCTTCTTGTAGCAGCTTTTGCAATAGTCGTATTAGTAGATTTCAGTTTAGATTTAAGCTCTTCAAGATCCGATAGATAAGATTGTTTTGCTATATCTATATATCTACTATTTTCGCCATCTCTCATAGCTCTTTGATATTCCATCATTGAAACTAAGACATTTCGTTTCAACTTGTCAGTTTCTGCCATAATGTCATAACCATGAATATCTTTAATGCCGCTATTGTCACTGTTTAACAGGTTTATAGATAACGATCTTAAACCTATTTTCTTGGATGACATACCTTCCGGAACTATAAGTTTTACTGATGCAACACCATCATTATTGATCATATCTTTAAGATGTTTTGCTGCAAACTCTTCCCTATCTTTTGCTTCAAATAAGGCTCTTATAGATTTAGGATCATCGCCGAATATAGAATCAATAGATTGTCCGTCAACTATATTTTGTAGTTTTCTTGACCTTAGTTCATATCTTGCGTCTTCATTGGCTTCACCTATTAGCTCTAATGAATCTATTGATACACCTGCTGCTTTTAATTGGTCTGCTGCCATCCAGTCCATAGTTGCTTTTGAGGTATTTGCACCAGTAAGTTCCCTAGTACCTTCTTGTAATACGCCAAAAGAACTTAGCCCCAATGCCGTCATGTTCTTTTTACGCATTGTTCCGTATAGATTAGCAAAATCATCTTGTAGTGATTTAAACATATCTTCTGGACTTATTCGTCCATTTGAATAATCAATCATTCTTGATGAAGACTGTTCTATATACTTTGCTATACCTTTTTCTATATTGTTTGGATCAATATGGATGTCTCCACCGGCAAGATTTAGTGTTACTGGAGAATTGGCTTGCGAGCCAACTTTACTTATCATATCTATCATTGTTGCCATTGCTGTCTGAGATGATTTACCATCAGACATTGCATTATTTGCAAATGCAGCACCAATAATTTTAGATTGATTAACATCACTAACTTTACCTGATGCATCTATTTCTTTTTTGATTCTAGCAAATTCTCTACCGGCAGGGCTTATTCTTCCATCTGAATCCAATTCTGTATTGTCAACTATCCTGTTAACAATGTTTTTAAGGCTAACCTGGTCTGGACTATATCTATATTTTCTGATAGCCCTGTCTATTTCTGTTATATTGGAGCCTATTTTAGTATCAGAACTTCTAACCAGCCATTGAGATGCAAAGTTAATACCAGAGTTTCTTTCTATATATTCCCTTATCTTTGTAGCATTTCTGTCATCAGAATTTGCTACAAGACTCAAAAGTCTATTGAAATATTTTTTGGTTCCCTCTCCATAGCTTTGAAGTTCCTCGTCTGATGCCATTAGTCCAGTTACAAGTGCATGAAAATTTGCCTTACCTATTTCAGCCATTTTGTTTATAGAGAATTTTAGACCATTGGTTTTATCCGCAGATACCAATCCTAATTCAGACATAGCATATCCATACATAGCATTTTTGTATGAATGCTTATCTAGAACTATGGCATTTGATTTTAAATCCCCAAATAGTTTAACGATATTATCATCGTTGTTTGATAATGAAGATGTTCCTGTTCCAATTAATTTATATTTGCCGCCTGAATTTACAACACCAGATAGCTCTACAGTTTCAAAATGTCTTGGCGCTCTAACTTCTTCTCCGTCAGAGAATCCTATAAGCTCTCCACCTTTGAATGATACTGGACCTTCATTAGTGCCATTTATAAGAGACTGTATTTTTTCTGTAGCATCACTAGCAGCTATAAAGTCTTTGCCGCCAAGTGTTACTGTTGTGGCTTTTCTAACTGTATAATCTGATTCTTGTATTATTGATTGTCCATCACCTATAGCTGTGCCTGTAACCCAGCTTCCTAAGCTATAGTTGTAATCATATCCTACAGCGTTGAATCCGATACTTTTAACACCGTTAAATGATGACGTATCTATTCCGTTTTTGGATAGCTCTCTAACAGCTTTACTTAGATCATCTTCTCCTCCAGATGTAGATATATTGCCTCGTGAAGCATATGTTGCATCACGGTCAGGAGATGATACTATACCAGTATATACAGAGTTATTATTGTCACCAATAAATACTTTTGCCTGGTCAGAGTGTCGTATATTGTTGAATCCCGGATTTAATCCATTCCTGAGTCTATCAAGCTCTATGTTTTCTACAATATTTTTATACTCTTCGGCATTGATATTCTTTATACCTCTTATTTCTCCAGTCCTATCATCCCTATAAAACTGTTCGCCTATATTTGTAAGCTTATTTTTTATAGGCATATCAGAAATATCAACAAGGTCTGTTTTAGGACCGATGTACTCTATTCTGTCTGAGAATTTTTTAGAAACTTCATTAAGAGGTTTGTTAGTATTAAGGTGTTCAAACAGCATTGACTCTACAGGAGTAAATGCTTGTGATTTTACTTCTTGTGCCGATGTAGAGAATGGCCCACTGGTATTAGTATATATATTACCTTTTACTTTTGTACCATCACCAAGCAATTGGAACTGATTGTAAGATTCAGCAGAATATATATTGCCGCCTTTTGATATAAATTTAGAACCATCCTTACTATACTCTTCCATATGTAGAGAGCCAGTAACACCATCTTTAGTAATACTGATTTTACTATCTTCAAAGTTTATCTTGCTGTTTTCTGTATTATTGCCAATATTAGATGCTATTCTAAATGCATCTATTTCTGGGTAATTCAATTCTTTTACAAGATACTCTTTTATTGCACTAGTCTTCTGTTCAGATGTAGCACTAATATTTAAATCTAATGATTTACCTCTATTAAAGTTAGTTTCGGGAACACTAGATAAATTTAACTTTTGAAGGTTAGATGTTGGGACAAGTAATCCCGTTTCTGCATCTACTACACCTGTTATTGCATTTGGCATTGAAGAACTTAGTAAAGCGGATAATATATTCTTATCTTTTACATGGGCCGGAAGTGATTGCTTTATTTGCTCAAGATTCTTATTGTTTAGCCATGAATCAAATATATTGTTAAATAGGTCTTCTCCCAAAACAGATGATATATCTTGTCCATATATCATAGAGAAGTTTCTTTTAACAGCCTCTTTATATGATTGCATGCCCTTCTGAGTTAATTTATGCATTTCAGACAGGGCCACTTGAGCTTCTCTACTGCTAGTATTGCTACCAAACCTTCCGATATTTAAAGACGCATAAGCTTGTGAGCTTAAATTCATATGCATCTCTTTGGCATTTCTAGCAAACTTTTCTGCGAATCTATTTGCTGCCCTTCTGGATAATCCCCTGTATCCAGAAAGGTCAGCTTTATTAAATGCTATATCGTCAACTATTTCGCTTCTAGCTCTTGGTATTCTTTTAGATATTTGCAGAGAATTGCCAACATAAGCACCTATACCCATGCCTAATGCCGCAGCTATAGGATGGTCTTCTGGGTCTTGAGACGCCGCGCCTAATATTGCTCCACCTATCAATAATTTAGGGTTTTTAATTGGATCCATTTTTATTGCCTATTATATATAGTCATGTCGAAATCTCCATGACCACTATTGCTTATATTAACATTTACTGCTCTTACACCGTTACGATATAATTCATCTTTTATCATATTTACAGCGTCAAATCTTTGCTGAGCTTTAGTTCTTCTAATAGAATTAAGTTGAGTAGTGACCTGATCTTCTGCTAGGATTGCTGCTTGCCTTTTTAAATCATCCTGGTCATCCTGGAAGTATCCAAAGTCTATAGCATTTTCACCGCCTATATTTAATGCTCTAAGTTTTATATCTTTGACATTTAATCTAGGATCCCATCCTGCAAACTTTTCATCAGGCATTCCTGTTGCATCAATTATTAGCTGTTCTGCTATTCTTTCTTGTAGGTATTCTCTAAATGATATACCTATATCTGCATCGCCACTTCTTTTATATGCACCATAAACCTGTGAGTTGTTTTGTATAAGTTGCTGCTCTTCGTCTTGCAGATACTCTGAAATGTCTCCGCCAGATTCAATTATATCTTTACGGTTCCATAACATCTTATACATTTCTGACACATTGTTGCCATCAACAATAGCAGCAATACGTTGTCTATCCGAATCCTTTGCATTTACAAACGATGTAAAATACTGCTTCTCTTCACTAGACAATCCCATGTATGCAGAGCTTACATCCTTTTCTGTGTCAAGTCCCGATGCTAATGCTCCATATGTGGTCTTGTAAGCTTTTGCCTTTGCTTGATTTGCTATAAATAAATTGCTCTTGGCATTTTCTCTATAAACTTTCATTTGTTTATAGTATTCTAATGCGTCAAAGTAATTATCTATATTACGCTTTTCTTGTGTATGCTCTGGGATATATGATTTATCAAATGATTTATAGCTTTCTTCAAAGAATGGTCTTATGAAATGTTTAAATGGTTCATTCCATAATGCTGTATCAGATGCTATTAATTGAGTCTTTTCATAATCCTCTATAGCTGTTCTTTGGTGTAGTAATTTACCCGCCGGCCTGAAGAACGTTAACCTTTCTGTTGGTAGTTCTGCATTATGAGTTATTGTTTCCCATAACTTACCAAGGACTTCTCCACCAGCAGATACATTATCAAAGTCTTCGTCTGTTTTGTATTCTGCAAATGTTTTCTTTTGAGCTCTTCTTTGTAACTGATCCCATGTAGTCTCAAATATTCTTTTCTCTGATTCTGTTAATTCGCCAGAGTTATATCTAGACTCCATTAGCTCTTTTGCATTGTAGAATTCACTTGAGCCATATGCTACATCTGATAAAACTTTGAATTTATGTATGTCAGGATAATCTTCTAAATTTAATCCTGCAACTTCAGGATTGTAGTATTCATATCCTGCACCTGGCATTCTGTCATAACCAAGTTCTACATTGCCGTAATAGTTGCCTTTTGAGAAGTCTGTGTAATATTCTCCTCTAGGAAGCCAAGATGGGGCAACACTGTTATGTAAAGGATTCGCTCTGTCATACAATACGCTAGACGACATTGGTACTATACGACGCAGTATATCCGCTGCACCAAATAAACCACCAAGGTTTTGTTCAGTAAATTCTCTTGCAAAGTTTGTTGATTCACCTGATCTTGCAAGTTGATTCTTTTGAGAAAAGTCACCTACAGCAAAATCAGATAATGCACCAGATACTGCCCATCCTTTAAGGCCTATAAAGTCTGATGCAGAATTGTATATGTACTGTGCTGATTCTGCATATGGAGAATATGTAAGATTTTTCCTCCTTGTAACCATCTCGTCATTTATCAATGACTGTTCTACATTGGAATAATTTACTGGAACTTCAAAGCTAGGTTTTCTTGTTATATCACTGAAGTTATACGCAAATGCATATGAGTTCTCATCACTAGCGTAATAATCTTGTGGTACTGATTGAGGATTCTCCATCAGCTGAGCCATATTAGGATTTATTCTATCAGGCTTAATTATTTGTCCTATTGTCCGTTCAAATATTTTACCGGCCCAGCCACCTACTGATACATCCATGCCCCATATTGGATATGGCATATCATCTTGATGCATCTCTTCAAGTCTATATGGATTTTGTAGATAATCTATTGGATTCAGGAATGGATTTAGTTCTTCTTTTGTGTCTCCATCGCCATAAAGGATTTTGTCCTTATTACCAGCAATCAGTCTTTGATACCAGTTCTTGGTGAAGTATTTAATACCGCCACCTTCTATATCTGTGGAGCCAGAGAACCATAATGCATTTGATCTTTGTTCTACGTCTTCTCCGTATAGATATCTATCTTTTAATGAATCTGATGACTCACCAGCTAATGCTCCAGGTAAGAATGGTAATGCTAAAGCTAGTCCAGCTAAAGCACCTCTCATTGCCAATTTCTTAGTATTGGCTATTCTTCCTAATGATGATTCTATAGGTGTATTACTTACAAGTTTAGATACGCTTGAATTTATCACATCGCTTTCAGCATGTGCTATTTTTTGTCCAGCTTTATACCCATCATCAGATAATATAGATGGAACAACTCTCTTACTATAGGCAACTGTACCTGCAAGCATTGCTCCTGCTAATGGGAATCCAGCTAATCTTAGCAATGATGTTGAACCAGGTGCTACATATTCTTGTTGTGTTGTATACTCTTCAAACCTATCTGATACTGTTTCTGCATATGCTATCCTGGCGTTTACTGCTGTTGTTGCTACACCCTCTAATATACCTTGGTCGTAACCGCTTCCACTTGTGCCGATTACTTTAGCCATATTATCTAGCGTATAATATGCTGCTCCAAGTATACCGAGTTTTACAGCTCCATGTTTAACATATCCAACTGCTAAGTCTGATATTTTCATATCAGCATTTGCATGTCTATTTATTTTTCCATATTTGTTTATAAATCTAAATAGACCATTGTTCTCATTAAATAATGTTCCACCAAGTTCTTCAACGAAGCCTAATGGCTCGTTAACCATATTGAAGCCTTGAGCTACACCTTGTCCTATTACAGATTTAATCCATCCTTTGTTTATGTTTGCGTCTTTTGCATCTGCAATAATTGTAAATGGAGCTTCTGTATCAAGGATATTTTTAGATAGTTCAAATATTTCTTTTCTTGAAGAAAGGCTCATGTCTTGTTGATGTATAATATGTCTTCTTAAGATTTTATTATACATTGAACTTTGAGCATGGCCATTTGTATGGCCTGTCCATTCTGATGTAACAAGTCTTGCATTGCTTATTATTTCTTCACCACTAGAAGAAAATAATTTACCGTCCTTGTACAGCAGTCCTGTAGATATGTCCGCCGATGTTATACTTCTATTGCCGTACTTTTGTGCTAATTCTTCAAAATATTTCTTTTGATGTTTTAATAATTCAGGAGTGAAGAAATGCTCACCAGTTTCTGTTGCAAATGGCTGCATTATATGAGAAGTTTGGAATGTTCTCAAAATAGAAAAAGGGGAGAGCTCCTCAAACGCCCTAGCAGTATTCATTGCTAAGTTTGTTAAGGTGACTCTCCCGCCGTATGATCGGATAGCATCATCTGCTGTTCCGTTAATTGATTCAGATAAATAACTTAGAGTTATATAATCTCTAATTTTATTTTGTGCGCTCTGCCTTTTTAGTAGCTCTTTTACCGTAAATAATGCACCTGCTGATAATCCATACTTTGTTATAGAGCCTATAATTTCTTTTGTAGCCTGTATATCTTCATATGTATTTACATCATCTGATGTATACATATTATATGGGGATTTAACATCCCCTGGTTGTATTCCTTTATCAAATACTTTTTGGCCAAAAATATTTGCAGCTAAATTTTGTACTGACATGATTACACCGGAGGAACATTATTTTGTGATTCTTCTATGTTTATTTCTTTTATATGCTCTGGATATGTTGCATGACATATTGCATATAATTCAAATAATTTATTTACCGGAAGTTCTACAACTTCTAAGTATGGAGTGTGCATATATCTGGAAACTATTGCAGCCATTTGGTCCAGTAGAGTTACTGACTCTCTGTCTCTTTCAAATGCTTTTTGTGGGTCTTGTGCATATTCTAGTGATTTAGATAATATTACACTAGCTACTGTCGTTATGAATCCTGCAGGTGCCTCATCGAAGTTTACATCTCCTACTATTCCTGGAATAGAGATATAGCATTCTCTGAATATATCTTCGTATAGCTCTTCTCTTACATAGCCTTTTTCTAGATCCATTCTTAATATTCTCTGTATCTCTACAGAATTAAGTAGTCTGGCTATTACTATAAGACTTCTATAAATATATCCGCCCAATTCTATATCAGCATCATTAAATGGAATTATTATACTTCCAGATTTGACACCTATTGCATTCATATTAAATTACCTTTATTTGACTTAAAGCTAATGATTCAGGTACAAATGAGGACTTGTACATTATCTGTTCTTTTAGGGATGATACTACACCGGCACTTGATGTTGCCATAAATTTCTCATCTGGTTTAGGGTACAATAGGCATTTCTTAACTATTGCTTCTTCCCCGCGAAGTGCTTCGTTTAAGAAACCACTTTTCATAAGCTGTTTATACTCTTGGCGTCTCAATGTGCGCCATAGATATAAATCTGATTCATTCAGAATTGTTGATATATGAATTACGCCATACTGTGATTTCCAGTTCTCAATATCTGCCTCAGTAGGTGCATTTTCAAGATTAGCCAATGTCTTAACTATCAAAGACATTTCTGATTCTTCTTGTACCTCTTTGTCTTTTTCTTCTTCTAGACGTTGAGCTATTTCTATCGCTTCTTCGACAGTAAGATCGTCCTCCGGTAGTGTGCTTAAGCCTTTTACTTCTTCTACTGTTAATGCCATTTTATCCTCTTACTTCTTTTGCTATAAATCTGTAGCCATCAACTAATTGACCATCGCTACCTATATCGACGCTTGTTTCAAAACCTATTATTCTTATTTCTTGTATATCAACATATTGTCTTACACCAGACATAGTTGGATCGCCATTATTATAAGCAATTGTGATATTAAAAGTATCAAGGTCGGCCCAGTCTAATATTGACTTATTAGAAACTTTACCAATTTCCATTGCCGCTTCTTTTTCTTTGTACACTCTTAACTCTTCTGATGTCAGTTGCATTTGCTCATATGGCGTAAGTCTTCTGAACTCAGAGGTTTTATTTATATTATCCAATACTCTTGGTAGATAGTCTTTATTGCATTTGTTTATTGATATAAAACCGGTTACCATATTGTTTCCTCTTGATAGGAAACTATACCTAGAATTACCTATAGTATATATTGGCACACTAGATAATGACTCGTTTATACCTATGCCGGAAACCTTATCAAGCCATATATCTTCTATGTATATCATACAATCGCTTGATGAGTAATACTTATTATATAAACCGTTTACAAATCCATGTCCTTGCGCAGGTCTTTTACCTTTTACATTGACCTCTTTTAGTTGAACATGATCTACAGGATTTGCCCTTGAACCTTTATTTGCATTATTAGACGCATTTGCAGCTCTTGCTGTAGCTTTTGGACTGGCTCCACTACTTGTTTTGCCAGTCCCTGAATTTACGGTAGTTAATGATACACTTCCATCTCTATTTTCAGATGCATAAACTGTGTCTACAGTTCCATCATCTCTATCCACGACTGCTGTTATTGTACTCATTTACTATCCTGATTTCTTATTTGTCTTACGCCATACAGAAGGCATAACAACTGTATTCCCAGTTCCCCATAGCCCTCTTTTTTCTCTTTTTGCTGTTAATGCAGCTTCATTAAGTTTGGCTCGTTTATCCTCTGATTCACCAATCTGTTTAACGCCACCATCCATATAATGAGCTGTACCAGCTGATACTGCTGCTAATACATAATTATAATTATACACTAGGGTGCGACCATAAACATCTGTGCCTGCAATTTTTACTACGCCATCTCTTACATCTTGATCCCATTTGCCAGACTTGACGTATTCTTTCATAAAGTCTGAAGCTTTATATCCATACTCTTGAGGTTTAAGGTCTCTATGTTCAGTTTCTGGGGTGTCTATACCTAAAAGACGTATAGTGAATTTACCTTTGTAATCACTTCCTGTTGATGTTTTTACCCCACCATTCCACACTAAGGTATCGCCGTCGTCTACTTCAAACTTATCGCCTTTATCTAGTGCGGTAAGTGATGATGAATCTATATCCTGTGATTTTGGATATACGTATTTTTTAGTGCTACCATTTGTATATGGGTCACTCTTATATATTCTATACTCTGAAGGAAGAGATTCCCAATTATAATTAGGGTCTTCTCCTAACCCTGCCAATTGAGATAATGTTGATATAACCTTTTGCTCATCTGGTGTTATTTGTCCATCAAGATTAGCCTGGTTTTTATATTTTTCAAGTGCGTTTTTGAACCACTCTTGATCTGGATTTGTATTAGATTTATCTGATTTATATTTTGTATTAGACTTGTCTGATAGTTCAGATGCTTTCTTTCCTGTACTACCAGTAGTTATATTGTACTTTGTAGAATTCAAACTTTCAAGAGTCTGTCTAGCATCTCGTGCTACAAATGATATTGTATTTTCAACAATAAGGTCTTGTATAGAATGTACTTGACCGGAATTAATTAGTGTCGCGCCATATATTATTTCTGATACAGAGAAATTTCCGTATTCAGAGCTTAATACTATTATTATGTCGAATGGTAATATATCATCCATCATAAGATGGTGATATGTTTTAGAGTTTTCATATTTTAATGCGTATATAGAATCTATATCTTTATTTAGTCCTATATCTTTTGATACTTCATTTAAGAATGCTCTTAAATCATCATTTAGGAACATTGCTTTTATAATAGAGCCCGCTACATATCTTTTGCCAATAGCAAACCCGTCGATATTAGTGTTTCCTAAATTATAGACAGGTACTTTATCCCTGTATGTCTGATATGAGAGAGATATCAAACTTCCCATATATAATGCGCCGTATCCAGGGAAGTTAAAAATAATGTGGGTGGCATCGCCACCCACTGAATGATACTCTCCCTTTCGTATATTGTCATATGACATATGTGGCTCCGAAAGGATTAGTAGTTACTATTTGCTATTGTAGCTGTCAATTGCCATCCAGTTAGAAACACGTTTAGCAATGAATGACATTTGTTTTTCTAGAACAAGATCATCAACAGACACACCGCCAGCTTCACTCATAAGTTCTACACCGTAGATAACCATCTTAGATGTATGACCGTATTCATTTGTAGCAACAAGGCTGATATCAAATGCCAATACTTGGTCGGCAAGGTTAGCTTTTGTTTTTGTACGCAATGCGTTATTGATGTTTGTATTAGAAGTAAGATTGTTTGCAGTGAAGTTGTAGTCAGCAGCAACTGTACCGCCTGATCTAGTTGCAGCAGAAGCAGCAGTAGATGCATAACCATCTTGATATTTACCACCGTTGATTTGGCTATAAATACCACCACGTTGATAGTTAGCAGACTCATGTTTGCTCAGATAAACAGTTGTATTATCTTGTTCATCCATAGCCTCAAGCAGAGAGTCACGGTCGAATACAGTGAAGACACAAGCTCCAGAAACATAACGTTTACCACGTGCAATTGCTTTGGCGTCAGGAGAGCCCATTGTAAATACAGGGGCTTTTTCTCTGTCTACACGGTAAGAAACCATTGACATTTCGCCAAACACTTTGCTACCGAATACAGGTGTGATATCTACACCACCAAAGCTGTGGTATTCCTTAAATTCTGACATAATTTTATCCTGATTGTTAAGGAGAGGTGTTACCCTCTCCTATTCTTTATTAAAGATCTAAAGCTAATTTAACTGCTACGTTAACTTCACGAAGCTCGAAGGCTGGAACGATTGTTAACGCTACGTTTAAAGTACCTTTTCCGTTGATAACAGTAGGTTGGTTAACAACGTGAGCATATTTAACTACTGCATCGGCAGCAACTGCTTGGTCAAGTACAGACTCAATAGCTGTATCCAGAGCAACTTTAGTTGCTTCTGTTAGACCTTTACCAATGTAAGGAATACATACGTTACGGATACCAGTAATAACAGAGTTAATGATGATTGATGTAGAAACGTAATCATAGTCAGAGTTGATGTTGGTAGCCAATTCACCAGACACTACACGAACTATGTTATTTTTGGTTTGGAATGTAACATATCCGGCGCCAGACAGTTGGTTCAGCTTGGTTTTCTTCATTTCGAATGGCAAGCTTAGTCTTGGCAGAGGAGCATTGGTAGTAGAGTTACCAGCATTAATTGTAGTCAGAAGACCAGCATAGATTGCAGCAGCATTTGTGATTCTTGTAGAAGTGCCAGTAGATGAGCTAGCTGGAGTAATTACAAGTTGTGGAACAACAGATAGGTATTTACCAATGTCGATATTTGCGCCATTGCTATCTACTTGAACAACACCATCTACGAAACCAGAAGAGGTTTTGTAGTAACCCTGTGCTTGGTCAGCACGTTCAACCATATGGCGAACACCTAACAGACCAGTACCGTTAGTGATAATGTTACCAGAAGCATCATAAGTAGGAGCAGAACCAACCCATTTGTTTACTGCGAATGTAGAAGTTGTTTGAGGAACAGATGTACCGATTGTTACAAGTGTAAATTGTTCGTTTTCAGAAATGTTGTATGCAAATTCTGCAAGCAGATGTGCAAAGTCAGCTTCATGATAACGTCTGTAGACGATAGGCTGTCCGTTACCGTTAATATCAGCTTCTGCAGAGTTCAGGGTAGTGCTGCTACCTTTGCGATATACAACTTTAGATGTAGACCATTCAAATTTGTACTCACCATCTTCTTCTGATACGTATACATATTCCAGTCTGTCTTTAGCAGTAGAGCCAGATGCAATATTCGGAGCATCTACGATAGCGTAGTCTGTAACAACAGACATGGCATTTACTGTTTCAAGGTCTTTCAGACCAGCGTACAGAATCTCATAGTATTCTTTCCATGTACAATTCAGGCTGTCTTTACCTTCTTTAAATGTACCAGGAACAGAAGAACCAGTTTTAGCAATAGTGTAATCTACTGCAATTGCCTCTTGATCGCCAGGAGCAGTTTGAAGTACAAGAGCTTTGGCCAGGTTATCATCACTTGCTTCAACCGTAGCTTCAGATGTTTTATCAACACCGGCAACGATAACACGATCAATTGTTACTTGGCTGTTAGCATGAGTACCAGCAAGAACAAATTTAGTTTTAGCGCCGTCGCCACTGAATACAGCTGCACCGGCTTCATTGCCAGTAGCGATGTAATCGTAAGTGATATTTACTTTGGCACGTGCATCTTGTGCAGAATTGAATTTAATTTTCCAGTAGTTATTCAGAGTGTCTTTGCTCAGAGTGTAATCAGAGCCAGATGCTTTTTCTGCATCATTAACTTTAACAACTACGTTTGTAACGTTGTCGGTTTTTGTTGTACCAACAAGTCTAAATTCTGTATTAACACCGTTACTGATGTGGTTTGATTCACCTTTTTTAGTTACAGGGATGATGTTAGACATTAGAACTGGCTCAGTAGGAGTACCGATTACAACACCAGTAGTTTCATCAAATCCAGTAACTGTTACTTGGTTAAGGTCAACCTCAGAACCAGGAACGTTAGAGTAAACGATGTTTTTACCTTTAAATACGATTAGGCATGATTTACCGTCATTGCTAGGACGAGGACCGCAGTAGATACGGAAGCTATCACCAGCTGCAACAGATTCTTCAACTGTAGCAAGTTGTGAGCCTTCACCCCAAAGTCCGTTTAATGATGCTGGAGATCCACCAATACGGTATAGTGATACTTCTGTTGCACCACCTAGACGAGCTTCAGACATCTTTCTGATCAGAGGAGATTCTGGGCCGAATGTATTGGCAGCTTTGTTGGTGTCGCCAACGTTATATATTCTTCCAGAGGTACCCATTTCAGCACGACCGATAATTAAGACGCGGTTAGCATCAGATGTAGAGTCTACTCTTAAATTACCGTCTAAAAGCTCCAGATTTACGCCTGGTAGATTTTCATATGTAGCCATAAATATTATGCTCCATTAATTTTTATTTATTCTTTGTTGTAGTTCTTCGAGCTCTTCGTTTAATAAAGAGTCAACTATTTGTAATGAAGTATCAATAGATACTATATTTCCACGTCGTGTATATCCAGGTTCCTCAGTTATTACTTTGTAAACCAAGGGTATTCCGAATAATCTTTTTGTACCAAAATCTGATGATAGTATTGTTTGGCTTCTACCTTCATAGTATAGGCCGCCAACGTGCATTCTTAACAAATGATAATTATCGGCAAAAAAGTTTTCCAATGATGTCGCAAGTCTTCTTGCGTCATCTGCTTTTTCTGACCATACTGTAAACTTTAATATATTTTCATATATAAATTCTTTGAACTCATATGTATCGCCGTCGGACATTTTCTTTTCAAATAATGTTCTTGGCTTATTCCATTTAGTAGAGTTTGTTGATACAGCAGTTGCCTTTAATGTAGCTGGAGCGCGGCTCCATATTTCAAATGTTACATTGTTATGAGTATTTGTTATATCACCGTAATCTGGATAAATTTCTGTAAATGAAAATTTATTCCTATCTTTTGGACCAATCCCCTTTTGGGGATCTTCTAAAATCATCTCATTATTTCTTAGTAAAGAATACAGGAATACTATGAATTTGTCAATCGTCAATTTCCTATAATTCTTTAAAACTTCGTCTGGACTTGTAACTGTAAAGCTATTATCAACAGACATTTTATGTAGACGATCTAGTGCATAATCATTATCGTTGTTTATTCTTATCGTCATACTTCTGATAATCCCAAGACCGTGAAATCTTCTCTGTCAAAGTCAAATCCGTATCTATATACAGATGTTATATAATACACCTTTTTAGGTTTTATTGGAAGTATTACTTTCCCACTATCATCTATTTCTGGTCGGTATATTATATCGCGGTCAAAAAAGTCTAAAGAATAAGATGTTGCCATTAGCCATTCAGAATTATTAAGTCTGCCAGCTTTACCGCCGTAAGACTTATATGAATTCTCTCCTGGCATTAATGTATTTCTTGGCATCCACATATGACCTTTAAGCAATACATCGTCCCAAAGGTATCCTATGCCATCACAATGAGGACAGTCTGACCTGCCCTCATTTGATATATTATTCCAGCATGAACACTTCTCTTTTGAGCCATCCTTCATTCTTACTTTTCTATATATGTAAGTTTCTCCCTTTTTAACAAACTCTCCACCAGAAAATAGCATTTGGAATTCATGTCTTAGGTCAATTTCTTGTATAAAGGGGCTCTGATTCGTTGCCATATCCGTATCCAGTCTTATATAATTTACCGTCAGATTCCAATAATTTATTTGCACCTATAGGCATTTTGCTTAAGAATTTAGGACTATGCCACAATCTATTACTAGATTTATTGCCACAGTTATTTTCACCTTTAACGAATGCCATAGCTTTTACCCTAGACATATCATCTATTGTAGCAAGAATAGATTCGGCACATTCTTTTGCCTCATCTGCTATTTTAGAATTATTGTTTCCAGAATTAGAAGATTTAGTTCTTTCTACAGTAAAATCACCAAGAATCTTTTTAACAGACTCATTCTTAGAAGATGTACCATATAATAGATTTGCTACATCAGATACTATTGCGCATATAACATAGTCTCTACATATAGCATATATTTCTTCGTCTGTAAGTTTAAGTCTTTTCCTTTTTATATAGTTACTTATCCATACAGATTTTCTGAATATCATCTCATTTAGACGTATTGAGAACTCTTCTGTGAATGACACTTCTGTTGGGAAAGATATCTCTATATCGTGTATTGATGCAAAAAATGGATTAAGATCAAAGTCAAATACAACATTTGTTAATTTGACCTTTGTTTCGTCTTTGAATCCTATAGATATAGAATTTATAAGCATTCTATTATTCATCGCTGGCCTCATATTCTATAGTAATATAAACTTTGCCACTCTTCACCATTAATGAGGCGCTATCTACATCTACATACACTAAATTGGTGGAATATGTAGCAAAGTCTGACATATTTAGCTTGACAGTTGTTCTTGGCAAATTATATACGTTATATAGTTGATCTTCAATTCCGTTTTTAATATTATTTTTTAAATCTTCAAATTCGCTATCGCTATACGAATCTTTTTTCTTAATTCCCGAATAATATATCATCTTACCAATTAATGGTTCTGACCTTAACTTAAACTTAGATCCCTCAATATATTTTATTGAGTCTATGTAATAATCAAAGTTTTTATTACTATTTGATTCGTATACTGACTTATTTGTTGTATGAATTCTAGTATATCCTCTTTTTGGCATAACTGGAACTAGGTCCCTTTTTAGATCAAGATTTCTTGTAGAAAATATTCCAAATGTGTTCTCATTTCCTCCATCTATTCTTAATCCTGCGAGTAGGCAATGTTCAACTGACTCTTTGTATTTATAATCTAGGCCCCAGTATAGCATTTTTGACACTTCATAGATTTTTCTTCCAGTAGATGTTCCTAACATGTGTTTTTCAAAAATTGTATTTGCCAAATTATAGTCATCATGTATGTACATTATACTATTGGGATTATATGTATATTCTGGACCTTTTATAAAAAATGTTTCCCTTCCTGCTTCTTGTATTTTCTTATTTTCTAATTCTAACAATTTTTCTGGAGGGATATTATCTGGATAATCATTGTATAAATTTATATACTCATCAACATAATCATGTCTGAATGTTTTAGGGAGTAGCCCTTTTATATTTTCGTCTTCTGCATCAACATATCCAGCAACTTTGAATGACGTTTTTATATTTATTTTTCCACATAAATACATAGAGTTATTGTTCGCTACTATATCTGTATATATATCGATATCTCTACCTGAATCGAAGTTCATCCAAATATTCCCAATACTGGCATCACTACTGGGTATATCTAATTGATCACATACGAATTTAAGATGTTTATCTTTTGTCCATCCATTAATATCGAAATTAGACACTATGCCGTCTCTGGAATTGTATGGCTTACCAGAAGGGGGAATATATATACTAATAGTTGATAAGACGGCCCTAAGTACAGATATTGTGGATTCATGATTATTATATGAATATTTTACATTAATTTTTCCATATTCATCAGAATCATTTATAGTGCTGTTTAATACACTTATATTTGAAGCCGGTATCCCCTTTAAAGACGCAATAGAGTATTTAAGATGATCATTAACATCTATATCCCTATTTATATATTCTTCCATATTTTAACCTTTTGAGAAATAATAGTAGTCAACTACGCCATTTTTATCCGGAGTTAACTCTTTGAATCGTTCACCCCAGTCCCGCTGAACATGCATGTTGACATTTTCTTTAAACATCTGTCTATTTAAATATCTTATATCAGCACTTATTACTGGTGATCCGCCGAACTTAGGCACTATACGTTTATAAACCTTAATATCCTGTATATTCCCTTTTACACATGCAACAGAAGAATTTATAGTGTAAGGTATGCTGTCAAAATTTGAGCTAATAACTCTGTCCCAATCTATAGATATTTTGTCATATGGTAGTCCATATCTATTAAATATTTCTCTTTTTATTAACTCTTTTTCTTCTCTTATTTCATCTTCTGACGGGGTCTTTCCTACAGTCATTTTTGCAAAATATATTAAATCTATAGGGTCGCCATGAGTGTATAATTTGCCATAATTCGAATGTGAATAATATGTTTTATTTGTTTTGTCAAAAATTGCACTATTAGATGAATTAGATTTAAATTGCACTATTTTTGCAGTTCCGTATGCTTTTGGTCTACTCCTGCCCTCTTCATCAGTAAAATCTTCTATTCTTTCTGGCTTAAATATTTGACCATATTTTAAATTAAATAATCCTTCACTCTCTAACCCTTTTAATATATTTTCATTAGAAAAACTTGGAAGAGTTCTTCTTAATCTCTCAAAATATTCCTCTATTTCTCTTTTCTGATTGTCACTAAGTTCTGGAGGGTTATAATCAGGTGGGGGTGGTGGATCATATGGACCCCTATTTGGATTCATATATATCAAATCATCTTCGTTTATAAAGCTTGGCGGATCTGGCCTATAGTCCTCAGGAGATATAAAAAACCCCTCGCCTCCTATATCGGAAATATTATAAGTTTTCCCATCATCACCTTTAAATGTAATATATCCCTCATATAATATAGTAGAATATCCATGAACATATATTACGGATTCAGATGTGCCATTTATAAATTCCACTTTTTGTACATGTAAGCCTGGGTCAAATTGTTTTATTTTGTAATACCCATTCCTATCGGTTATATCTTTATTCTTGTTTTCAACCCATATCTTAGAGAAGCTGTTTTCAAGTTGTTTTAATTCTGTTACTTCATATTTATTGTTAACAGAATCCTGTATTTCTCCGGTATGATATGCATCAACTAGAAAACCTACGAGTTCGTCATCTGTATTTCCGAACTCATAATTTGTAGATTCTAAATCTGTTATATGACCTTTTGGAAAGAATAATGGATTATCAGCATGTCTATGTCCGTCTGCGACATGTGTGCTTAAATCGGTAACTACATCTCTATCATTTTTAACCGTTATTTTTACTGTAGTTGAAAAATCGTATGGAGTACCTAATTTCTTTTCAAAGTTTGTATCATTAATAGTATATAATGGTGGAATATACCATGACTTAACAGTAAATTTATCTTTTATAGTTTTAGCATTATCGCCTACTGCTTTAAATGTTATGGAGGTATTACCTTCCTGCTTATTACTATAATCAATAGATTCGACTACTATTTCATCACTAGGGATATTTATTCTATCTGCGACCTGTTGCTTTAGCTTTGTTTTAATAGATTTATCATTGAATGCCGTGCTGAAATCGCCATTCTGTCCATCCATGTAATTCAAAACCCAGTCGTTTTGAGACTCACCTTCGACAGTTCCTACTTCTGTTAGTGATACCCTATTATAATAGGCGACCACTCTATTTGTGTGGCCGCCTTTAGTAATTTCAACATCAACAGCGGTATTTCTGTCTTTTTCAGAAACCTCTCTAATAGTAGACTCATCTATTCTTATGTCGCCTTTTTGAAGGCCAGTTGTATCAACTATAAGATCTAACAGGTTTTCTATACCTGTCACCTTCTTATCAATTAAAATATCGCCGTTTGGTGCCTTAATCATTTTATATCACTCTAATTTTCTTCTTGACCTGGAACTTCTTCGTCACGTTTAGGTTTCCTTGCCATCTCGATTATATCTATGAGTTTTTTCTCATTTAGATATCCTGAAGGAATACGTCTAAATCCATTAGCTATAAATTCTAATTCTTGAGCAGTGTCTTCATATATCTTATTAACATTGTGCCTAATAGTGATATTAGGAATATAACAAGATACTTTACCAGATTTAATTTTAATAACTCTGTTAAGACAACATTCACCGTTATTTCTGATTTTAATATTCCACAGTTGAGAATCAGATGGAACAATAGACGATTTACCTATATGTATAGATTCGTCTCTTATGTCTATGCGCTTGTATAGTAAGTTAGCAAAGATATTATGGTCATATACATTATTTGATACAAATATATTACCAGATTCAATTCTTCTTGTGTCAACTTTTTCTGTATTGTATCTATATATAGATAAAGAAATGTACGGGATTAAATCTGATATATCTACGTTTACCCTTGATAGTATATTTGATATGTTTATTACATATTTTGAATTTTCTATTACTATCGGCGCAGTTGTATAATCTGTACTGAAGCAATAGTTAATGAATAGCGGCGGCATATTTAAGAATATGCGTATTTTATCTTTTGATGTATCTAATTTCAATATGCTTGGATCTATTATTATTTTGCCTCCAGATGCATCAACGGTATAACCATCATTTATATTTAATAAATAAGAATCGTCGTTTCTGTATTCGCTTAAGAATTTGTACTTAGCATCTTTTACGTGGGTAGAGTTATAGCTTCCTATATATTTAAATTCAGATTTTTTAGTTTTTTGATAGCTATAGTAGTCATAATATTTAAAACGGTATACCTTACCGTTTACGTTATCATTTCTATATCCAGATTTTAACTTAGCAGTACGTTTAACATATCCGAGTTTAACCTTAAATATACTTCTAAAGGTTAATGTATGCCCTCTTTTATTTGCAACTCTAAAGTAATATCTAGATTTATATCTTAATCTTCTTTCGGCTAGTGAGTAAGATACAAATTCTGACAAGAATGATTTTGTACGTAAAGTATATTTTTTATTAACAAAATATATGTCGCCGAATTTATAAGTTGTTTCGCCAAATTTTATTTTGTATTGAGTTTTAAATATCTTTTCTTTTACGGTGCTTGTCTTATTATTGTATAAACTTTTAAATGTTCTAACTCTAAAAGTGTCAAATACAACTTTAAGATTCAGTGATATAGATGGGTACCTTAGGGAACTTTTATTATTTTCATCAAGCTTCAAATACATCTGTTTTGCCCCCAATTGGCCTAAAGTTTATACTTACACCAAACATATCAGCTATCTGGCTAAGGCTACCATTATATCTTGATGAGGCAGGGGTATAATTGTCGATATAAGACATAAATGACCCATTTGATCTATCTCCGATAAAGTCATCTTCAAGATATGGGTTATATTGTATTCCTATTATAATGACCATGAATGCGCCTTTTGCGAAATTCTCTTTCTTAGCAGAGGCTCCGCAGAATGTTGCACAGTCACCCTCATTTGTATATCCTACAACAAGTGGCTGTGTTACACTTTGTGTAGACATACTGGATATACTGTTTGCAAATAAGCTATATAAGACTTTGTGATTTCTACTAAATAATTGAGGAAGTGTTGCTGGCTCAATACCTTGGAATATTGGAGTTTTAGGGTTTATAGCTTTATCTTCCGCAATACCTGCAAATGGGTTTATATAGTTCCATACACTAAGAGTTATCATTGCCGATGCTTTAGATATGTTAGATATTTTTATATGTCTCATATCTTTTTGTTCATAAGTCTTAGTTTGCTCGTTCCAATATCTTGTTGCTTTGTATGGGATAAATATATTTACGAAGTAATTATTGCCTTCTTGGTAAATTTTATCTACATATACAAAAAACTCTGTTGGCCTTTTAACTTGAGGGACGCCAGCATTACGATCTCCTAAGAATAGACCGTTGCCGTTATTTTCTACTGATGGAACTGCCTCAAAAGGTTCCCATTTATTCCCCTCATCGCAATGGAGTGTTGATGCAACAGCAAAAGACTTTTCACCAATACAATATCTTATTGCGTCTATTACATTTCCTGAATCATTATATTTATGTGCGCCACCAACTGATACGCCAGTTATTCTTTTCTTGTAGCATCTGAATGCTACATTGTTAAATGCTTTTTCTGTACCAATATCGTATGTGAATTCCTGGTCAAGTTCTACAGTATTGTAAGCATTTACATCTATTTGTATCCCATGTGGAGCATTTTCACCAAAGTTAAGATTTTTAGTTATCATAATAGGGATCATTACTGTCCTATTAGCTGTACCGCCATCTAAAACTTTGTTATTTTTTCTTTCAGCGTCTATTAATGTACCATTACCGGCGTTGTGGTTATTTGTATATAGTGCAAATTTTCTTATTAAAAGAGATAATATTGTAGAGTATACGCCTTTATTTGCTTCTGAGTTGTAATACTCTAACTCTTGAGGATTAGATGCTTTAATCAGCGGAGACATAAATTTATGTCTAAATAATCTATTCGTAAGCTCGTTAGCAAAGTGACCTTGCTCTGCAGCATTTATTGGCAAGCCATCTGATATGGATTGGTCCGAGTCATAAGTTTTATATAGTCTTGAAAATTTAAATCTTTTGAATCCGCATTCGTCAAGATACCTTGGAGAACTAAAGTTTTCATATAATCCAGCAGCCATACCTAATATAGCTTTATTTAAAGAGTCTCCACCCTCTAAAGATTCCCAGGGTGTTAGTCCATTTACTGGAGCCCATGAGTTTTCAACTCTATCCTCAAATTGATCTAGAAGACTAGATGGCAGAAAAACATCAAAATAATCCATCACTGATTCTCTAGTGCTTCCAGAACTTCCGTATTCTATTTCTGCCATCTTTTACCCTTTTGTATTAATCTGAACCTACAATATTTAATTCAAATGCTTCTCTAATTTCACCAGCACCTGATACGTTTTCTGCTGTACGTTTAACCCAGATAGCGTATCTGTCACCAGCATCAAGTGTATCCAGTCTTAGAGGATTCTCTTTGGTGTATTTTTCAAATGATATCCCATCTGGAGGAGTTGTTTCTGATGCTGCAATATTTGCGTCTGTGTTTTTAGCATCAACTTTTGCTAATGTAAACTTAGCATATGTTACACCGCCGATATAGATTTTTGTTCCCAAGAATGGACCTTTATTGGGGCCAGTTGGGTTGTTATAAATATATAGACATCGGTAATCTGAAGCATTAGATGCATTATCAGCCTGACTTATGTCATCCCATATATCATTTAATTTAAATGAGTTTTCTGTTATTACATGAGATATTGATCCAGATTCGGCCATTTTACCACCAATAGAGTCTTTAATATTTGCAACTGCTTTATTGGTAGCACTACCGGTAGAAAGTCTTAGTTCGATATTTGCCATTTATTCTCTCTTAGTTCCGTCGTATGTGGTTATAGAAATATATGCGCCGCCATTACTTTCAATGAATTTTATTAATGATTCATTTGGATAGTAGCGTATTTTTCCATAATCTTCTGTTTTTACACCTTTGTATTCTAGGAATGTATGTGAGAATTCTGGGAATTCTCGACCTATTGTTTTTAAATCATTACCATTAGTGTGATGATACCATAATCCGTATTTTAATATATTAGCATACTGGGGAGCTATATATCTGTCTACATCATCAGAAGTGGAATCTCTAAATAAAAGAGTTTCTTTATCATTATGATATATTTCTATTGAATATTGGAATCCCCCACTAGATTTAAAGTTTCTTTGGACATCAAAATCTATATAGTCCATCTCATATATGAACATTGAGAAGTGAGGATGCGAAACTTTATCTATTACATCATATGCTAGTACATTATATGATGGTGGGTATATTATAAGTTTAAATGTTGATAATGGTATAGGATTATTTTGTTTGATAAGCTTTGTTAGCTTCGTAAGATTTACTCTTACTTTTGAATTACATACATAAGCCCCTGGCTTATATACTTTTTTAGACATTATTCTTTTGAGATCAAGTCCGTCGTAAATTCTAACCCACGATTGACACTGTTCGCTCATAGACTTCCATCTTATTTGAGCACCTGCTTCAAGGTATTGAGGATGTCTTATATTAAGATCTTTTTCATAGAATTCTTTTGGCCTACTTGATTCATCAACGAGCCTTGTTGTTCCAAAGTAAAACTCTACTGGAGAATCTTCTGTTGCCTTTGGTTTAGGAACTCCAGTTAACATTGGAGCGGTTTTACTCATATCAGAGTTGAAGTTATCAGAACCCTTTTCTATGAATTGTATATCATATGCTAAGTTACATCTAAATATATTTCTTGGTGTATTTGGCATTAAATGGAATTCACCAATATGTATATCTATATAATCATTTTCGTACTCATCCTTTTTTATTTGATCTTTGAATGAGTATGAAACTTCACCATCTGATTGTATATTCGCATGGACAGTTATAGCACAACCATTTATTGTAGATGAATTATATGAGTATCCATTCGATGACCTTAATGCATTCATTTTTTCAATGTATGCCGGTTCTGTTTTCCATCTATCCATAATAGATGCAAATGACCCATCAAATAATTCTCTATCGTTTATTATCTCATGCATGCCGTATGTAGAGCCTAGAGCTTCAAAGTATTTAAAAGTATGAAATGGTTCTCTATACAAGAATGTTGTTCTCTCCACAGTCTCATATTTTGTTTTACCATTATCCCTTTTTACTTGTTCTCGTATAAGCTCTTTTTTAATTGCTCTTGGAGGACCTTCGAATCCTTCAAATGTAGAATGTACAGACGGTATAGCAAATGTTCCAAGAGTATTGTATACAAGTGTGGCGCCAGTTTTAAACTCTGGGTCTCTTACAAGATAATTATCTCCTGCAAGTTTCTTATAATCTACTAACTCTGTCATTCTTTCCACCTACGTATTACATCTGGTGCACTAAGGTCAACGTTTTGTATTAGCTCTATTTGTAATACTTTGCCTGCCCTTATTATAGAGAATTCTAGTATATATTTGGGCAATTCATACAATCCCATCATTGATAGATGATAATTATCAAATGCCTCCATAAACTCAACATCAAATGAGTTTATGTCGGTAGTCTCTTTATCTATTTCTTTATCAAAGACTATCATTGCCTTAGATGGCTGTCTTACTTCTAATTTATATGATACAGACCTTGTAGTTACGCCGTCTGTAGTCTTAGCTGTATTTGACCCACTCAATCCGTTGTAGAATTCTTTTAGGTCTGATTCTCCTATTCTACCAGATGTAGATTTAGGAGTTTTATCTTCTAATGGACTTGCCGTCCCAGTACCAAATTCAAGTTTAAAATCTTTATCAAGTATTTGAGATGCTGTAACTGTTATAGATATTTCATCACCTATATGAGGAACAAATCCATCCTTAAATGAGATGTTTATATCTCTTATATTTATATCACTAGGGACTGTTATTAGTTTTGAATTGTCTACTAACTGTCCGTCTATGGATATGTTAGCTACGAATATTTTATTTGTGTCGTTTAGAAATTCGGATGAAACTTTTATTAAAACATCTTTGTCGTTAACAGAGCTTGATATAAGATCGGTATCATTGCCATTTATTTGATGAACATTAGATATACTCATTAACCCAGAGTCGATATAAAGGGCGTACTTAGAATTATCTTGTAGTGATTCTTTTGGGACAATTGTTATTACGCCGTCTTTATATTCTACATCTATTTCCTCATTTCTGAATTCATCAATTCTGAACATATCACTATATGATCTTGCATAGTGATTTAGTCCATCTTTATTATGAATTCTTTTTAGAGTTATATGTTCATTAAGCGCATATGGAGAGTAACTGCCAGATAATTTAAGTTTTATCGCGCCCTTTAATGGCATAAATTTTAATTCTTCTTCCGAATTTAATACTTTTAATATATTATCTGACATAATTATATTACTCTTCTGATACTACTTCTTCTTGTTTTTCTTCTTGAGCTTGTTCTTCTACGGGAGCATCAAGAGCAGCTAATTGCTCTTCGATTAGAGCAACAACTGTTTTACGGTTTTTAGATTCAACTTCTGCATTTAGGGCATACTCTAAAGCTTCTTTAGTTTGATATGGAGAATTTTTCAGAGAAACAAGCGCTTGTGCGCCGGAAGCATTGACAACTTTATCGGCAACAAATGTTTCCATATCAGATTTCAGTTGTCTTCTTTCCAAGATTTCAGCTGTAGTTGTTACATTGCCATTTTCATCAACAATTTCAGCATCAACAACTTCTACAGATGTTTCATTTTGCAGGTGGAATACTTTGTCAGTTTCACCATCAGAAACTTGAGCACGAAGTTCCAGAGCAATATTCATGATATCATCTGCATTTGCAGTAGATTCTAAAGTACCAGAACGAATGTAGTGAGAAATAATCTCAAGGTCAGCAATATTCAATTTATCAGAATCGAGAACTTTTTCTTGTCCTCTTATCATAGAGAATTTTTCACCAAATAAGAATGATGAACCAACTAGTTTAATTTTTATTTGCATATATTTTTAATCCAATAAAAAAGGGAGGTAGGGAGTAGACCCTACCTCCCAATTAGTCAATAAACACTTATGGGTTTATATTAGCCTTTACGTTGAATACGTGGGATATTGCTAACAATTGCTTGTGGAGGCAGAACGATTTCATTAGGCTCGATGCTTACGTTACGAGCAACAGAAATAGCTTGACCTTCGTTGAAGATTGCAATACCATAGCGTTCGCGGATTTTAACCTTTTTGATGTCTCGTGCCGGATCATCCCATTCGTCCATAGTAGGATTCTCGATAACACACAGAGCACCAAGTTCTTTAGTATCGATCATGATAATGTCAGTAGTTTTAGCTACTGGGTCGAAGCGTACATGTGGAGATGCGATAATACGCAGACCGGCAGTTCCAGGGAAGTATGATGGGAACTTGAATGTGCTCTCTTGAGTACCAACACGCTCATTCATAGTTGGATTGAAAGCATTGTCGCCAGACATACGGGTAGCATTTTTCCAAGCTTCAGGGATAAATTTACCTTGACCAATGTTAGCATTAGGCATTGTGCTGAACCATTCGTTCAGACCACCACCTTGCAGTGCATATTCGCGCAGAACTGGATCTTTAACAAATGTAGCCCAAGCCAATGGGTGACACAGAATTACATCAGGAGTAAAGCCACGTTCCAGAGTTGAGGCATACATATCATACATGTCATCAGCGGTGAATGAACCATTGCCAGCACCAGACAGGTCACGACCAGTTGTACGACCGATTAGAGATTGATCAGGATTCAGGTTGTCGAATACAACAACACCGGCGTTATTAATTACGTTGAAGATGTTTTCTTCGCGGGCACGAGCCATAGCTTTACCCAGTTCACGCAGAGTGTAACCAACAACATCCCATTGGTTGTTATTCAGCATTTCTTCAGTAATGCGGACAGCCAAACCGTATTTACCGATAATGGCACTTACTTGTCCACCACCGTTAGTGGTGCTGAATTCTGGATATTCTTGGCCTTCCGCCATAGAGATATCACCAACATCGATTGCGCCTAGTGTACGGAATTTAACTTCAGTAACATATGGACCATTGAATTCGATACGTTGCAGCAATGATTGACCGATCAGGTTAGGTTCAATACCTTCCAGAACGACTTCTTCAATAACACGCTTCATGATTGTAGCGATGTTTGGAGTTGCCAATGTATCTTTAATTGACATCACTTCGCCAGTGATATCGCGACCGTTGTTTTTAAACAGAGAGTACAAGGTCTGTAGTTCGTCTCTGATATTCAGTTTATCTTCTGTTGTAGACATATTATGTATTTTCCTAATTTACTTTTTACTATCTTATCTATTTATAAGGTTAATACGAACTAAGCCATAGCCACCAGAATATGATAATTTGTGACCAACACCATCAGTCGCACTACCAGGCATCTTATTCAATTCGCCACCACCATTAGCTGATGTACGAACATATTTCAACATGCTATTTGCACGAGGTTTAACAACTTGCAATACTTGACCAAGGACTTTGTCGCCTGTTTTCTCTGTAGTAACGATCAAGTTAGAGTTTTTATCGAATGTAACGAAATCACCAGGTTTAACTGTTGTGAAATCAGAGATTGTACCAGTACCAGCATTAGGTCCTTTAGCAGCAATGAATGCAGCGATACCAGCCATAGGAGCTTTAGCATAAACATCATCGCTTTCAACAATAGGCAATTCAATTACATAGTCAGTAGTGAATGTTACACGGTTTTGATAATTCAAGTTTTGGAAGTTTAGATCCAATGGATTAATACCATCGCCGCCTGGGTTGCGCAGATAGTCGAAGAATGCAACACCAACTGGTGCAGAAACTGTAATACCAGCAGCTTTCATTTTATCGGCAACTTTTTCTCCAGCTACAGCAGCTTTGCCATCTGGACCAACAACGCCTTCTTGTACATCAACTACAGTGTAAGTAGCTTCAGAATCTAGGATACCAGCTGGAACCAAGTAACCATTGCTATCAAATGCAACAACTTTACCAGTTGATACAACTACATGGGTGTATACTTCTTCGCCCTTGCCACGAACAAATGGCAGGTAAGGGGCAGGCATAAACTGACCTGCAGGGTGCATACCCTCAGAGAACATCACCTCTGGGGTCTGCCAGTCACCTTTATTGTAGTGTTTTGTGTTTTGTTTTTTATTAATAGAATATGGTGAAAACATATTTTAAAACTCCGCTATTAGTAGCTATTATGCATTAATTTTTGCATTGCGTTTAAATTGTAAAGCTTTTGTTAGGCCTTGCTCTTTAAGAACTAGTTTGTATTCTGCTTCAAGTTCTTTTTTGTCTTTAAAGACTAAATTTTGCTCGTCTTTAATTTGGTGTTCAGCTTCGCCTTTTTCTTTACCAGTATCTGTTTGCCCTTCGCCATCAACGGAGTCTGTAATTGTCAGCCCATCTTTAGGAAGAGTATTTTTCTCTTGAGAGTCTTCTACTTTAGTACCCTCTGTATCTTTAACATCAGTATTCTCTTTTACTTCTTTTTGCTGAGAATCTTTAATGTCTTGTAATTTATCCATCAGAGAATCAATTGATCTTTCTTTCAATCTCTCTATTTTATCAGAGTCTTCAATTTTATCAAGAGCTGAAATTTGAGAAATTAATGAATCACGAAGTTGTGTTTCAAGTTCAACTACTTTGCTTGAAAGAATTTGATTTTCTTTTGCCAATGCTTTTGTTCTTGCACTTTGATATGAGCTAGCCTTGATACCAAGAGAATCCTGAATTTTAGCAACCACTTGGTCAGCTAATGCACCAATGTCGATACTGTCTTTAACAACTACTTCTGGCTCTTCAGTTACTTTAGCTCCCTCAATTACAGAAGCATAATCTGTTACACCAAGCTCAGACAGTTTTTCATCTATAAGTTGCAAGATACTTTGTTTATCTTCTGAATCTTCAATTTTTGTAATGAAGAAATCTTTAGCCAATGATGCGCTTAAAACATCAGAAATCGGAAATGACTGTTCTTCGATAAAGATATAATTTGATTTGTCTTTGATGTCTGTAGGACATACAAAATCTTTGATCCCTAATTCCTTAGCGTGGTCTACAAGGATGTCATTTGATTTATCAAGTTCGTCCAGTTTTACCATTGTTGTATTGCCTTGTGTTAATGTTTCAAAATCTAATATTGATAAATACGATCTATGCTCTTCGGCGTCTCGTATTAGTGTTGATACTGCTTTTTTATCTGCAGGGACATCTACATATGATACGTGTTCAAAAACCATATCTCCACCGATGTAGAAACATGGCTCGCCATTATACTTGGCCCCCCTCATATGTCTGTGGCCATTTTTAACACTTTCACCACAAATAGAACATATAGCAGATTTAGCATTACCGCCAACAGATACAGAAACATATTTGTTGTCTAATATCTTATTAATGGCGTCTGGATCTGTAATCTTCGCTATAAGCTCAACATGACCCAACCCTTTATAATCACTCTTTCTGTAATTAGGGCTTTTTATAAAATCTTTTATTTCTTTGATGGAACTTTTGTTGACAGGATTAAGAAGTTTTTCTGGAGCATCACTATAAGATATATAATTAGCTTCAATTACACGACCGAGAGTTTCTGAATCATCTAAATGATCTCTTGTAACCCTTTTAGCATATGGACGTATAAAACTCTTAGCGCCGTTACTCATTCCATATGGAGAATAATACCAGTAGTTCCCATTTACTTTGCCGGAATGTGTTGCCTCCATTTTGACGGTGACACTTTTCAACTTTCCGGATTTTAGAGAGTCTTGAATTTTTATTTCTAGATCTCTATCTATATCTACTATAGTTGGGATACCTGACTTTTCTGAAAACTGATTCAAACTAAGTCCCCTAATGTAATATACGTGTCAAATAGGATATTGTCAATATCCTTTATTGTATTTTCGCTATCTTTTAACTCTGATATTTCTAATGCTGCAAGAGAACTTATATCATCTATTATATTATCTGAAAATATGTTCATCTTGTCAATGCTGCATTTTAAATAATTTGATATTGTTTGAGAAGTTATGTTAATATCGTTTTTGGATTTAACAATACTATCTAACAATTCTATTGGGGAGCATAATTCCAAAGAATCAGTATATTGGTTAGTTGGAGATACTTTTGACTTAGTAGCAGATTTACTTCCATCACTCTTTGTAGAGTTTCCATAGCTATTAGTTTCCTTTGTAGAAACTGCTGCTGTTTTAGCAGATATTCTAGTAGACTCTGCTGAGGCTTTATTTAAGTCAACCTCTGTAGGAGGTAGTATGTATTCTTTTTCTTTACCAATATTTTTTATTTGCTCTTCAGATAGCTCTCTGTATCCATTCTCTTTTCTTGCTTCATTGAATGTCAATAATCCGCTATTGAACATATTTAATATGTGTGACTCTGATTTTATTTGTGAATCTTGGTCAACATTATTGAATTCAAATGATACAAGGTCTTCGTCAGATATTTCATATTCGGCAGCGTACATTCCAGATTCTACAAGAAGCGGCTTAAAGAACCTTTGTGTAATAAAGTCCGCAATTACATGTTGCATATTTATTACTGCTTCTTTTAGTGTTTGTGATACTATATGTCCTGTTGCTTTACCAGATGAATCACCTATACCCATATCTAGGTCAGAAACACCAAGTCCAAGCATTACTCTATCTTTGAAGTATTCTAGGTATGTTTCAACACGAAGAGCTAATGATTCTGCACCTATAGCTTTTATCTCAACTCTTTCGTTTGTAGTCACACCACCGTAATCGTCCAAATCAGACATAACACTAGTCATAGAAGCCACTTCATCTTCGCCGTTGCTTAATATAGTTGCAGGTTTAGATTCTGTACCAACTTTGACGTGGATAAGTGGGAACAGGGACTTATATATTAATGTTTCTACTGATTCTTCGATTCTTCTCAATGCCATTATGTCGTCTTTTACAGACTCTAATGGCGGCGTACCCATAGTAAACCCTGTGCGTTTATTATAGGTTAGGTGAGCAATCTTTTCAGGCTTAAAGATTCTAAAGTTGTTAGAATCTATATATTGTCTGTATACAGATATTTCACCATTTGGCTTTATCTTCCGCTGCATTGACTCAGTTGGAAGATTGAACCATCCAGCTATAGGTTCAATTTCATTACCATCTATAGATACAGTTTTACCATTAGATTTGTCTTTATCTCTAACAAGTACGACGTATGCATTATGAAACATAATAAGGTTATTTGCCAATTCCTCAACAAATGACTTAAATGTAACACCTGATACATATTCTATCTCACGCAATCTTTGCTTGATATATTCTATGTTTGCATCGTTATTTGATTTAAAGAAATATCCGTTTTTGAATATCAGAGCACGTTTCCGTTCAAATGCTCTAGCAACAATTGCTTCTGTATCTATTATTCTAGAATATTCAAACAGATCATATTCATGACCTCTGTATCCAGATTCATCATTCCTGTAATATCTTCTAGATCCAAAATATGAATATCCTGGAGTATCTAATCTTCTTTTAGGAATCTTATTAGCAGTCTTTACAGCATTGGAAAATATTTTTCTATCACCAATAGGTAGATAATTAGTCTCCATTATGATGTGAGCGTCTAATGCGTTCATTAAATATCTCCGCCAAGGTTGTTTAATATATTGCTTAACTCTTCATCACTAGCACAATCTAACATATTGATGCCGAGGTTTTTACCTGGGGACAATGTTGCAACGATATTACGAACAGATTCGCTTTCTTGTCTAGGAGTTATATCTTCTGTGCCGTTTGTAGTTATAGCAGTTGTTGTACCATCAGGATTTGTAACGGTATTTGAGGTAGGAAGACTTGGGGTCTTCTTATTTATAAGCTTATTAATATAATCATCATTTACAAATATTATATCAGCTTCTGTTTTTGGATTTTTAACCGTGCCGTCATATTTATTTATCAGCGATATTATATTCTTAATATGATCTGGTAAATCCCAACCATTATCATCACGTATAGGCACTATCATTTTATCATCTGGCGGAGTAGTAAACTTATCTTCAGGAGTTATTGTTATAGTCCATCCGCCATTATCAAGACCAGGGATATTATCGGTTGGTATACCGTGGTCAACTATTTCTTTTATTATATTAGGGATTTTTACAGAATTTGTAAAGTCCTCAAGATTACATGAATAAAATGATAAGTTATTTGGGTTAGAATCCTTATTCTTATTATCTTTATCGACTATAAATGCAGTAGGATTACCTTTGTCATCTGTTAGTATCTCAACATCGCTTTCTATAGTTTCAGCTATTATAGATCCTATGTTCTCAACAGAAAGATTTCCAGCTATATCGCTTACATCATTGTCATTTAGAGCATTGCTTCCATCGACTGGGGTGTTGCATAATTTCTCATATGCACTTTTACCGGCTTTGAATCTTATTATGTATCTCAACAGATTAGCTAATGCCATCAATTCTGATATATTAGATAGATAATTAGATATTGATATGCCAGACCTAGATGGTTCACATGAATAATGATTTAGCAATGCTGCCAATTCAGCTATGCTGTTATTCAATGACTCAACACTCTTATTAATAGTATTTTTAAGTGGGGCAAATGTTTCTTCTGCATATGACTGAATAGATGATGTAGCAGTATTAGAAAGATTATTTACTCTTGAAGAGTAAGCATCTCTAATCGTAGCAGTTTGTTTTTTAAGATTTGTATCATATGCGCCATTAAGGAATTCTTCACTTACACCAAGTTTTTTAAGATCTTCTGATGAAGACTGTCTTATATTCTCTGGTGTTGGCAATTGATTTATTATAGAATCTATTGCATCTAGTATACACAATACAGGAGTTAGCGCGAATCTTGCTAGTATAGCTATGTTTTTCACTAAAGCTTCTATTATAGCAGATAATATGCCATTTATGAAAGCTGCTATGGTTATTCTAGGAAGATTAATGTTAGACATTAATTTAACTATTGCCGCCAGTATCAAAGATAAAAGCTTTAAAAGATCAGGTATGCATAGGTATGAAAAGAAATACGAATATTGGCATATGTTTGATTTCTTATATTTAAACATATGTTCAAATTGACTTAGTGCCGATTGTATATCGGCTATCAGTCTGTCAAATATGCCAGAGAAATCAAACTTAGGTTTAGGAATAGAACAATTAAAACAATCGTTACTAACTTTTCTTATAGCTGATGCAACCGCAGCATTTGTTATACCATTTTCAGTTGTATTACCTCTGTCGTCTTGACTATTTTGGTTTTCATCCTGTTTACCATTTTTAGAATCATCATCTATTATGGATGCTGAATTCACTGCGCTATCTATATAATCTGTTATCTGATTATGTAGATTATCTAACTCTATATATAAAGATGCTGGAACCTGAATTAAGCATCCATTTTCTTGCAAAGCTTTTGCAAAGTGGTCAACAATTTGCTGTGCATATGCCGTAGCGTATGCTGTGTTGTCCGTAGAGGACACTTTTCTTTCTAATTCCATAAAATTCCTTATACTACATTAGGTGTTAGGTATGGCGGTATTGTAGGTGTTGCTGCTTGAGGATTTATTATAGATCTTCTCGCTCTTGGTGTAGCATCACCTATAGTTCCTGATCCTACAACTATTGTATTGACTAAATTTGTTGTTGCTCCAGATGTATTTGAATACGGATTCGGAATTGTACCGGTTTGCCAATTAACACCAGATGGTTCTTCTGGAACCTGAGTCTGAAGCATATCGTTCGGAAGTGTTGATCTTGGCGATTCCACTAGTGTAGTTAATGGAACTGGCCCTGTTGGTCCATATGCATGAGGATGAAAATGAGGAGGTATAGTATGCGTATGTTGAGGTATTGTATGTGTATGAGGAGTAATACCATGAGTATGTTTAGCTAATGCTGCACCCTGCTTAGTAAGCTTTTCCTCTATTGATGACATCCATTTTGTTAGGTTTTCCATGAAGGTTGTAAAGTCTTGATGATTTACAAAATCTTCTGCCATAAATGGATATATCCTCATGTACAGCTCTGCTCTATGTTGAGCAGTTATACTGTTCTGAGTTAAGTCTGTAAATAATGTAGCATCTGTCATTTTATCAATTCAGAGGCTTTAGCTGCCCCAGCCTTATAAACAACTCTCATACATTGTGTTACCATTTCGAAGGTTATATATGCTTTACCATCTACTACCTTATCACTACCGAATAATGACACTATTGCTGTTATTATTTCAGGATTCTTTTCTTGTGATACCGCTACCCTTAAATCTTTTAGTTTTTCGAATAGCGAGGACTTAGCGTTAACTAAGTCCTCTATTATTTTCATTACATCTGATAGTTCTACTTGATTAGAGCTCATATGAAACCTCAAGAGGAAGGTTATTTATAGAACCTATATCTGATTTTGCTTTTACATGTACAAAGAACGGTATTAATGAGTATGGTTGCAATGGTCCACTTATATTTATACTATTATAATTTGGAACATCGTCAAACTCATAGTGCGATGGAGTTACTGCACCAGGAAGCAATTTGATATCAAATCTACTACTTAAAGTTTCAGATTCTATAGGCTTAATGCTAACTTTTGATAGCGATTTAGATGAAACTGCAATCATCAGTTTGTGTACTATTGGGCCATATGAATTGCTGCTCAGAATATAGCTAGAACCAATCTCTTTTATAGTTTCATCAATTGGATCAAAATAGCATATGCCAACATCCGATTGTACTGTCTCGCTTGTAACTATTATATTGTTAGCATCCATACTTAATTTTATTCCTATCTATATGTTTTACTCATATTCGATCTATAATCCTTGAATTTACCATATGCACTACTTCTTGTAATAAGTTTGCCAGCTCTACCAGAGCTTGGTTTAACTAATCCAGACCTTCCATAAAGTCTTTTAGCATCTCTGGATAATTCATCAGTTGTTTTTCTTTTCTCTATAGTAGTTTGACTATTATAACCCTTAGACGTTTGTTTTTCAAAAGGCAAAATTGTGTACTCTGAATATCGTCTAGTGTCAAGGATTGACTCATATTTCATGTGCAGTCCGCATACCGCTATCATGAATGCATCTAAGTCATGGTCGCCAACTTCAGGATTCTTAGCCTCATATATCTCTCTACCAGAAGCATTTCTTGTTTTTACAACATAACCTTTCATTTGTTCAACAATAGGCTCGGCGAGTTTGTTATTTAGAGATATAAGACCTTTTTCAAGCATCCTTTTTACTGTTTCTACCATAAAGTTTTTATAGTATTTTTTACGTATTTCTCCTGTAACTACGTCTACAAGATCCAATGTAGAAGAGAAGTTTACTGGTTGTACATTCGCTAATCTTAGGTCTGGATGATCTTTTGGTAATTTACCATACGCATCTAATGCAACCAGTTTAAGTTGTTGTACGTTTGCTTCACCAAATCCTTCATCTACAAATATGAAGTCTGGGATGTATTGTCTATTTAACTCTTTTATTTTTTCTACTGCTGCTACCTGAGTCCAACCCTCTTTTCTGACATTATCCATCGAACATACAAATACTTTATCCTCTTTCTTAGAATATGCAACTATACATATACGAGTACCAACTTTGTCAGCGTTCCAGTCACATCCAAGTATAAGAATATAGTCTTGTCTATTCATAAGTACGTCTGCTATAGGTGCTTCGAGTTTTGTTTCTTCGGCTCTTGTTATAAATTCGGTTTGGAATACTGCATTGTCAGCAACACCATATTCCGCCTGAATCTCTTGGATATAACCCATTACAGAGGTTGAAGACCTTAGGTCTTTATCCATTTCATCGCTGTAGTGAGGAATAACAAATGATGGAAAGTGGAATTCTTTGTATTCTTTAGAGTTTGACAACTTAAATAGAATGTTCTCACCCATTGGTGTAGATGTACATGTAAACTCTGTATCCTTTTTATCCATAAGAATTGCGATTACAGAGTCGAATGCAGCCTTAGTTAAGAAGTCTGCCTCGTCTATTATTAGCCAGTTTGCACCTTGACCACGGATTGAGCCACCATCATTACCAGCAGTAAATGCTTTTAGTGTAGAACCATTTTTCAACGTTATCTTTTGATATGGTGATGCAACAGATTGAGCTACTAAAGAACTCCATGATCCGATTTCTGGATTTATTTTTCTTAACAGCTTTCTAACTGTATCTGTTATCTCTTTTGCTTGCGATTCGAATGGGGTCACTACAAGAATTTGATAGTTTTCATTCTTAACTAATCTGTCAACGATATCTATTGCCAATCCAAATGTTTTACCGGCACGTCGTCCGCATCGAATAGTTTTCTTCTTGGCTGAACATACGACCATCATTTCCTGATGCCATCTTCTTGCAAATAGTCTTTTATCTGGGTCTTCTTGATCTATATCTATATTTGCATCTGCCCAGGCATACGGATTCTTTGTTTGCTCTATTTTATCAAGCTCTTCGTCTGAGAAGTTCGCTTTTAATTCATCAGGCATTTTGCCTATTATTGTTTTAGGGCCACTACATTCTATTGTTATGGCCCCATATTTTTTAATTTGATTCATCTGACAGATTCTACACATCTCTTTTGGGTCAGTGTTATAATTCTTTTTTTTCAGATAATCTTTCCAGTATGTTTCATATAGACCCAGTATGCTGCCAGCAACCTTATCGTCTGGAACGTCTATTCCAGGACTATTAATTTTACTTTCATCAACTATTGGTATTACACCCATTAGTATATTCCTTTTAATATGGAAGCCTCATTGCCCATTATATATGCTTTATCATTCAGGGAGGATTTACTTAATGCGGCCATAGCTTTTTGCCTGCTCGTTAAAAGCTGATTTGTGTTTACAGATATATCGCCAGTCATATCATTTCTGTACAGGGCATTCTTTACTCTATTGATTGAGTTGTTTTGATCTGCAGCTGTTTTAAATAGGTCTACAGCAGCGTCTACGGCCATTGTAGCTCCCAACCCGCCTACTAGTCCACCAGCAGTTCCTACGGCCATCTTGAGGCCTCCACGAGCCTTACTGAGCATTCCTAATGTCTGACCCTGTTTTGAGAACTTGGGAACTAATGATGTTGCAGCATGTGTTAGCTCTTTACCAACTCTAAATCCATAAGTGCCGGCTGCTAATGATAGTGCCATGCCGGCAACACTAGTAACAGCATTATCTGTAAGTGTAGATTCTTTATCCCCAGTTAAATATGGTAATGCCTCTGAACCAGCAAATACTGCTCCAACAAGAGGTGCAAATCCTGCAAATGCTTTATCAAGAACTCTTACACTTTTTGATGCCATAATTTTCTTTTGATGTGCAGTTGCCAAACCTATTGAATTCATCAGGTCGTCTTTTAAACCTATACCAGATGCAAATGCTGCTGCTCTATTAAGGTGTGTTCCTACACCTGAAGTTGCAAATGCCTCGTAAGATGGCATCATATACATGTTAGCTATACCACCTCCAGACTTAGGAGATGTCAGTATATCAAAGTCTTTATTACCATGCCCTAACCATCTTTGAGTAAACGTTTGTTCCCTGGCGGCAGATCTAGACCTTATTTTCATCACATCTTCTACATTAGATATGCCTGACTTTTTAATCTTGTCATATTCTGACCTTAGGTCATCAAATCCGCCAGTTATCTTTCTTGCATCAAATCTAAGCCCAGTATTTAATGTACCGTTATTATCTACTTTAAATATAGTCTTAGCGTAATCCAGATTCTTCTTATATGATGCACCTCTACCAGTTTGATCCCATTGCAAATCTATCTGTTCGGCTTTCATCTGGAAGGACTTAGATTTTCTCTGTTTTAATGTATCATTATTAGTATTCATAGTGCTTATTGCGTTCCTCCCAATTTGCCTTACCTACGCCAGCAGGCATAGATGCATAATCCAATGAATGGAATTGTCTTATTGTTGGGTCTGCATACTGTCTTTGTCTCAATCTTTGCTGATCTTCTCTTATTGCTTTAACTTTTAGGTCATCATCATATGAGTCCATAGATGCATACAATCCAAGTGCAGCAACGCCTAATCCTAATACTCCATAACCCTTTTTGAAGCTGTCTGGAAGAAGCTCTCCTAAAATTGGAACATTCTTTATCTTGGTGTCATATATCTTTTCTGCACCTCTTATAAATTCTTTTTTAGGATCCTTCTTATTGGATTCCTCTATAAATGCTCTTATATCGGATGTAACAGTTTTACCAAGCAATATAGATTCAACTGCATCATCGGCCATATTAGATATATTATCTATTGCGGCCATGTCTGCATTTTTGATTATATCTATGAAGTCGTCTATATTTCCGTTTGACCTTTTCCATGCGTCATCAAGGTGTCTCTTTGCCGTAGTGTTACCATACTTGTCAACCTCTTCCATAACTCGTTTTATGGATTCTTCTTTTGAACCAGCATGAATATATTTTGGCACAGATATATTAGATTCTTCATTAGTTATATTATCAACTATGGTTATAACTGTATCACCGGCCCTACGTCTTGCATCAAATCTACCAGTTTCTTTATACTTTTGAATGTTTGATTTTAAGACTTTCATTCCCATAACTTCTCTAAGGTATGGTTCAGCTTCTCTCATTCTTGTAAATATATCTTTTGTTTCACTAGAGATATTACCGGAAACCAGTTCTTCTCTTATGACATTCATGCGTTTAAAGATTGCGTACTGTTGCCTTGCGTCAGACATTGCTCCGTGTACCTCTTCCTCACCAAGCATTAATTTTGCAAGGAAGTCTACATTATGGCCTATTTTTGCATAAGATGACGGAACCTTGCCCTGTGCAGCAGCTTTTGTTAATGTAGCTGCTGTAAAATCCATAAGGTCTGCGACATAGAATCTATTCTGTCCGGCAGGCATAGAAGATATTCTTCTATCTATCTTTTTATACGCTTCAATAACTTTATCATAAGCTTTATCACTAGCCTCCAGCGTTGTAGCATTTTTGGCTTCTTGTAAATGTCTGCTCACCTCGGCAGGTCTGTATAACTGATTAACTCTTTCGCCATTATACATTTGTGATTCTATCATATTCGAATGTATAGATAACTTATCAGATTCTGGAATTGATGATAACCATCTTCTTTCGAATTGAGAGTTCTGAATAAGTATCATGCCTCTCTTGTTGCCGCCATTGCCAAATATGTCTTCATTGATATGTTTGTGTATATCAAATTGTCTGGAATGTCTATTGTTTGATTCAAAGTATTTTCTTACTGTCTCATTTGTATTATAGAACTCTTTATCTTTTAAAGCATTCCATTCAGCTTTTTTATCTATTGAATTGTCAGGATCATAAAAGAATTCTTTGGCGATACTATTACCATTATTAGTGCCGTATGCACCAATAGACCAGATTCTTCCTTTACCAACAGTTCTTGTTACGCCATTATATTCTGACGTGATATTTCCGTTTGGGGTAAGAGATGTAGTCTCTATATCGAAAGATGTTACATATCGCCATAGATCATTATTCATTTTATTTTATCCAGTATAGCTAAATATTCTTTATTACTTTTGAACAAATCATTTTCTGTTACAAACCTGAAAGACATGTTCTTACCAGTAGATTTTATTTTTCTTATTGCGGCTTTTGCCTTCAACTGCACATTTGGATCTCTTAGCATTATTGTAGGCTTGACTTCGCAAAGCTCCATTCTACCGTCTTTATACAACACTAGTACATCTGGTATATATGTGCGCTTCTTTAGGTCTACATCGACATATCTTATCTCTATTGGTTCCGAGAGATATTTGATTACATTAGGATCAGATTCTAACTGTTCAAAGAAGGCATACTCATATGCTGAGCGGTATTTCATATAAGACCTGTTTTTAACAGACTTATACATACCGCTTTTATACATATCATTTTTATTGAAATATATTCCGTTATTTTTCTTGCTCTTTTTTCTTGGCATTTAAGAGCTCCTGAATTGCCGGATCTACATATCCATTCCCGCTTGATGCTCCGACATTTTTTAATATCATTTCAATCTTAGATGACAGTGAAGCCATTTCTGATGTCATACCACTTTGAATAGTATCTACTGCTACTTTTGCTGCATCTTTTCTTGTTGCCATCAATGTTTCTAATATTTTGAGACGATTCTTTTTAATGCGCTCTTTTATATTAAAATACTTAGATACGTCTTCTTTTATTATTTGTCCACCATTTGCATCAAAGCCATAGAAATCTTCTTGAGACATATTTTGATCTTGTATAGCTAACATAAGTGTAGCTCTTCTTTCATATAAATCAAGTTCAGACAATTCAGATATTAGATGCATTTCAGTTATTCTGCTAGGATCAGCATTGAACTCATCTAGATATCCCTCTATTGATTGCCTTAGATATGTTTGTTCATATATACATTGAGATCCTATTGGAGCTTTATTAATCTTATTAAGTTCACAGTTGTGAACTAAGATGCCATTTGCAAAGAAATTAGAATTCAGATTTACAGTTATGTCGTATACATCTTCTATTCCTGAATATTCAATACTTACTATTTCAGATTCTAGAAGATCTCCATATTGATTTACATTTTCAATATTTGTTTCTAATTCTTCATTGTAGAATAGATCAGTTACTAAAACTTTATGCCCTACTTCTAAACCATCATCAATAGAGATGTATGAATATACATCTCCGTTAAAAGCATAGAATAAATGACTTGTTGTAACTTTTAAAGAATGACCATGTTCAGTAACAACAGTGTAGACTTCTTGTCTACCTGTTGGTATAACTGATCCTATAACTATATCACTACGGATTTCTTGTGTTTTAGTATCAAAGCTATATATTTTATCTTTGTCGACTATATCGGTTATCCTTTTAGCTGTTCCGTATCTCATAGATACTAGTGTATCACCAGTTACACATGTTTCAGCAAATGGACATTTAGAACCTCTACATATCATTGGTGCTGCTGCTGTTACACCTCCAGAAGTCATTTTAGCAATACTCTTATTCAGATTCTTTGCTTCATCTTCTGTTAATGCAATATGTTTATATTGATCTTCATCAATATCAAACGCTCTTAAGTAATTTGTTTTAGTTAGTTTATCACCACTAACAGCTATTGCTTGTGATGATAACAAAATTGGAATTGTTTTACTAGTATCACTACCAGAGGATATGGATTTCATTTTATCTTCTAAAACAGATTCTACAACTGTTTTATTTTTATTAGAATTTGTCAGTTGTTCCGACAAATTGAATACAGTATCTAGTTCCGATTTAGGAATTCCTTTACCATAATTGAATTCATTATTCATATTTTTCCTATTGTTAAATATCTTATAATCTTTTAGAAATGTTTTAAATAACTAATAATATATGAAAAGCTGTAAATGATAGAAGTAAGTCTCGTTATTTAATAAGACATTTCATTTAAGCTTATAATCTTTTTAATATAGTATACAATATGTATATATTTTAAACAATATATTTATTTATATTTTTAATATGATCCCATATTTTCTTGTAGTGTATTATAACACTGCGTTCTTGCGGAACGCTGTGTTTAAAAATTTAAAAATGTTTTAGACATCTGTTGAAGAATTATTTAAAACAGTTGTATACATTTTTAATAGATACAATTAGGCCTAGCAAAGCAAGGCTTTCATCTAAAAAGATATAGCTGTATCTGCCATGTTATTCCCAGTTCCACTTTCGTAACTTCCTTTGCGATTATCAAGCAGCGATCCAAATGATCATCAGAAGTAAGCTGTTACACTTTGTCGTGTCTTAACTAACAGGATATTGATTACTCCAAGTGTCGTTATTTCGCAACACTCTGTTAAGTTCTGGTTCATTATATTTGTAGTCGAGCAACTTTTATAAGTTGCTAGGTTATATCTCATTGCACTATCTATATACCCCTAAAGTTGTCTGTCTGACCATACGGCTCGATTTCGAGGATAATCCGTTATTTGCAACAGGTCATTATTTTTATACTGCCCAACTTTCATAACTCTTTATGTATTACTTTTAGTAAGGGAGCTTACACAGGGAGAATTACGCTACTTCAACAAACAGTTTTCGATACCTCCCTAGCTAGGCTTGCCCACATCTTGGGAGAATCATTATACTTTCGCTACCGGCCTCTACCGATTATTCTAAGAGCTACTTGGTATAAGGTCAACTCTCTTTTAGTTCCGATGCCGTAGTTTATCCCGACTAGATACTAACCTCAACGAGTTAACAGAGCGAATTATACTCTCATTTTATACAGTTGTGTGTTAAGGAAGTGTAAAATATATTGTAAAAATATTTTTACACATACTAAAAATAAGTATCTGTTTTTGAATATAAAATAATTTTGACTTTTTATAAAAACATGTGTACAATTCAAATCCTAGTCACCACAAAGAGTGTTTATTATTTTTTATTTAAGGATTTAAATTATGCGTTTTGGCAATACTTACGAAGACAGAATTTTCTTTCACCAACCAGAAAGACTTACCTTTTACAACCTACAAAATACATGTGCTTTGTGCCGTACCGGCCGCACTATGGTAACAACACATAAGAAATATGGAAACATTGTTGATATCTGGAGCTCAAATGATTACTGCACAGGATATCTATCAAATGCTTTTGTAAATATGCAAAAGCAAGACTACAATGAAAAGGTCTATAAACTGGAAATATACCCCGTAGTGTACATGGTTTCAGAAGAGGAAAGAAGATCAATGGCAGGGATTGAAGAACTGGAAAATAAATATATTCTTAATTCTGCATTGATGGTTTATAGATCAGGAAAACATCCTCAATGCAATGTATCAGTAGCAAAAACAGATTATAGTCATGTTAAAGTAAAAATGAATTACAACGTAATTCTAGAACAATCACTAGATGGTGTTGTATTACCGCTACGAGAACTGATAGCAAGAATGACAGTTTCAGCAATTAATTACAATAGAGCGATTAAGTTTGTTCCACACCAAGATATGATTATTGAACTATGTATCCCACAATCTGTTATGGATGAGATCAAAATAGAACAAGATAGTGAACAAACAGATTTCGACAGTGAAGCGTTGCTAATAAAACTTCTTGCAAATGTTCTTGGTTCTGATTTTGGAAGCTTCTCAAATAAATTTAATAGAGATAAATTCAAAGTTAAAATAATCGACGACACAACAGAGGTAAAAGCAGAAAACAATTTACCTGCAGTGTACAGAGAACTAATTGATGTATATCGCGGATCATTCGTTTCAAATCCTCTATAAAAGTAGAAAGCCCTAGCTTCTGTGCTAGGGCTTTTTTATGGCTTAATCCATGTTATTTTCAATGTATTATCACCAGACTCTTCTATATACTTCAAAAGATACCCTAAGGCCTCGAACCCATCAATAGGTTCATAGAATCCTCTGGAATCAAACTTGGTACTCGCGCCAATAAGGATAAATCTACCATAAATCTTATCTATTCCGTCTGCGGCAACTGGTAAAAAACAATGCCCAGTTCTATCTGTAGACTTAACCTTGGCTCTTAAACATACGCCTAGTGACTCATTAAATATGAATGGATATCTCTTTCCGTTAACAGGGGATTTTTCAATGGAGATGGTATATGAACCCTCTTTTATACATGATAAACCCGTAATACCATTCGGCGAATCATTATTGTAGTCCCAAGGAGACTCAAGCGTATAGATGTAGACATCCTTACCAGAAAGATTCAGCTTAATGCGTCCATGTACGCCATACTCTCGCGCTATTGCATGGTTTTGTTTCAATCTTTCTAATATCATTTTTCATCATCCATAGTATCTTCTATCTTTTCTACGGACTTCTTCATAGACTCAAGTCTTCTATCAAACTTATCAAGATTTTTCATCTCTCTCAACTGTAATTTAATAGAATCCAAATCGCTACGAATGGCACTAAACTTGCTTTTCATATCTCTTTCGCTATACCTCCTTATAGTTTGTATGTCTATTCTATTGCTAGATGACATAGAAATCATATCTCTGACCATCCCTTCTGTTTCTACAATTCTAGACTCTAATTTAGAAATGTTTTCGTTAAGAGCATTGTACTTTGTATTAACATAATAATTAGCAGATATGTTTGCAATTAGGATTATAAAAGAAGATAGCGTCAAAAATATGTGGTTACACCATATTTTTCTGCAATCCATTTAAACTCCCTAAGTTCTGAGTTATGAATTAACTCTTATATGGAAAATATATTGGTTCGTCTTGTGAAGTTTCCCTTTCAATAACAGGAGCATCTTCCTCAGCTGTTTCTTTTGATGTGTCATCAATAGCAGCTTTATACTTCTCATTTACAAATCTAGATGCAACATTAGAACCCAAATACGCCATAGAGATTGTTATAACAATATCTTTGTAAACAGTAGCATCAATTTTATTAATCAATAGGATGCTACTGACTAGTGCTATGACGCTTAATGAAAAGACGAACTTTCTAGATAGAAAGTTTAGAGCATATTCTTTAATCGACATTTTATCTTTCCTTCATTAAGTATTTGATATCAGATTCATGTCTGTCAAGAATTTTTCTCATTTCGTCCATTTCCCTTTTATAGGACTCATTTTGTACAGCAGCTTCAGATCTGGTGTACATATCATTTCGGATCTTTTGAATATCCTGTGATAACTGTGCAACTTGATTTGCAGAGTTCTGTATATTGTTGTTGATGGAAGCCAAACTCCATGTACTATATACAACAAAGCACATCATCGACCAAAAGGTAGCAATACCAATTGTTTTAGGAATCGTGACTCCAAAAACAACGTAGCCGTTGTTGTTACTTTCTTTTGCTTCAGACATTTAAATCCCCTATCTTAGCATTGTGTTTCAAAAATCATACAAGGGATTTGATCTTGAAAAAGAGTGCGTTTGGGGTCGCATCCAAAATGATCACACTTTCATGTTCATATTGGCTCTTTTCCAACCATACCCTCCTACACTCTCAGGCGCAGTCTTCCGATACATAGAAAAGCTGTCCAATGCTGATTGCGAAGCAGCACGAGCCTTTTCGGAATTCTGAATCAAAGATTGTGAGAAGGACATTCTTGGTAGCTTGGAAACAATATCTTGTCCAGAGCTACGACTCATAATGTGTGCACGTTGAAACGATTCCATATCAGAAACAATTCTTCCAGCAGCACCTCTTCTAAATCCTCTAAATGCACCAAATGCGGCACCAAGTGCAGCACCTGATTTCAAGCCATCAAGAGTCTTATCAGTGACATCACCTCCAGTAGCCATAGCAATAGCAGCATTCATACCGCCAATTGTAGCAGCCCCTGTAGTGATAGACCCCAAGAATCTAGATCGAGATTCTGCTTGTGTGATAAAGCCAGAGTTCTTAAATAGTTTTTCTGTTTGCGAAGCAGGGGTATTTAAGACTTTATTTGCGATAACGCTCATGGTTTCATCAGCCGTTGGTGCACCACCCTTTTTAGAAAATGCACCAGTGATTTTATTAAACAGACCCATGATTAAATGACTCCGTTACGTTTTAAGAAGCTTTCAAATTCAGGAGTTCTATCAAAGGCCCCTTTGGGACTTGGACTCCAGCTATTTGCAGCATTTCTTGCTTCAAAATCTTTTCTAAACAAACCTTCAAATTCTTTAGCATCTCCAGGGTCAGCACCATTAAATGCACTAGCAAAAGCTTTGTCCATGTGTTTACTTCCTCCATTCATACCTGAACCAGCATCAAATCCAGCCATAGCTTCAGAAACAGCTTTCTTAGCGCCAGTTGCACTGGCAGCCAAATCACTAGCAAGATTACGGAATCCAGTTGATTTGTGAGCAGCGTAAGCAACGCCCGCGCCGGCAATCGCGCCGAAGGTGCCACCACCAACCGTACCTCCAAATGCTGTAGTGTTGTCGGATAGGATGCCATTTCCTAAGCCATAGGCTGCACCAGCAGCGGCACCAACACCGACCCCACCTGTCCATTGTGGAGCAATTTCGGATTTACCAAGGAAGTTTTGTACTCTAGCATACATACTGAAACGTTTATTGGCGATAGCCATAAAGTACGCTCCTTGTAAGATTGAATTAAAAATTTTTCTAGATCTAGAAACACTTTTAGAGTGTTTCCAATATAATACTATACATGTTTGATTTTGGGTAGACCGAAAGTGCCGAATGGGAGAAATATTTTTTGATATATATAATTTTTGGGAGAATTTAATATTGATTTAAGGAAGGATTGATTTATTTTGCCCCCTGGGGTGATGTGAGGGAGAGAATAAGACTAAGGGTGATGAAGTTTAGTACACCTATTTAGCGACTGGGCATAATACATCAGTTAAAAAGTTGATACTGTTAGTCTGGGCACTATATGTACATCAAATAGTACATATTTACTGTCTGGGCACCTGGTGTGTATTTTATGGTTTCTTGTGGAGTGGGGTGTAGTCCGGGATTTGCCCCCTGGACTGTATCCTACATTATTATACCATCCACATGCATTAGATTAATTTTTATTTTTATAGGAGTTACCAAAATGGTTAAATTCATTATCACTTTAGTCGTATTATTCTCAGTTCTGTTTTGCGGAATTGAATCTGTCATGCAGTCTAGTAAAGCTGCAGATGCATTGAATTCACGTTCTGCTAAAATCGAATGCCAAGTGGAAGGCAATTGTAAATAATTGTCTTCTTTTTACTAAC